GCGTCCACTTCAAGAGCGTGAAGCAGTACGAGCACATCATCCCGGCGCTTTTGAAGCGTGCCTGGGAGGTGGACAACCGCAAGGAGCAGTTGCTCTGGGAGATGGGCCAGCAAGGCGGCGTCTCCGGCGACTGCTTTGTGAAGGTCGCATACGCACCGGCATTCGTAGATGATCTGGGACAGCAGCAGCCCGGCCGCGTTCGCATTCTTCCGCTCAACAGTGCCTTCTGCTTTCCGGAGTGGCACCCGCACGACCGCGACAGGCTCATCAGGTTCAAACTCAAGTACCGCTTCTGGGCCACCGGCGAAGACGGGACCAGAAGTGTCTACACGTACGTCGAGGTCCTCACGGATTCCACGATCGAGGAGTATCTGAATGACGAGTTGATCGACTCCCGGCCGAATCCGCTGGGCGTAATCCCCGTCAAGCACATCGCAAACAGCCAGGTCAGTGGCTCCCCGTGGGGTCTGTCCGACATCGCCGACATCGTCAGCCTGAATCGTGAGTACAACGAGAAGGCCACCGACATCAGCGACATCATCAATTACCACGCGGCCCCCGTGACCATCATCACGGGCGCGAAAGCGAGCAACCTTGAGAAGGGTCCTCGCAAGGTGTGGGGCGGACTGCCCAAGGACGCCCAGGTATTCAACCTGGAGAACGGCGTAGACCTCGCCGGACCCCTTCAGTACCTCGAAATGATCAAGCGTGCCATGCACGAGATCACCGGCGTTCCCGAAACCGCGCTCGGCCAGATGCAGCCCGCGAGCAATACGTCGGGCGTGGCTTTGGCCATCATGTACAGGCCGATGATGTCCCGGTACGACCAGAAGAAGATGCAGTACTCGGTAGGCCTGCAGGGCATAAACGAACTCATCCTCAAGACGCTGTTCACCTTCGAGCCGGAGACCCGGCTGTATGACCCCGCCACCGAGGGCATCATGAAGGACGACCAGCCGCCTATGGTCGACGTCCTCGACCCCATGGCCTACTTCACCGAGTGCGAATGGCCCGCGCCTCTCCCCGTCGACACGCTCATCAAGTTGAACGAAATCCAGGCAAAGATGTCGATGGGCTTGGAGTCCATGCGCGGAGCACTCCACGATCTCGGCGAGGAGTTCCCCGACGAGAAGGTCAGGGAGATCTTCGAAGAGCAGATCGAGGACGCCAAGCAGCAGGGCGCACTGCGAATGCTAAAGGCGCAGATAGATTCTACTATCCTGCAACTGACGGGAATGCCGCCTGAAGGGGCGGAGGCGCCTGCACCGCAGACGGATGCAGATGGGAACCCCGTCAATCCTCCTGCGGGTCCGAATCCGGTGACGCTTCCCGGTGGTGTCGACCTCGGCAACATCACAGCGCCTGAGATTCAGAAGATGACTAACGAAATCGTGACACAGGCGTATGGCCCTCGGGCCGGACTACGCCGAGACCCGGACACCAACACCGACTAGGAGTCGAGAGCGCATGTCGCTTCATACCCAGGGCATCTCGCTGCCCGCCATGACCGTGCTGGGCCACCGCAAGAACGGCTTCCCGATCTACAACATCGCCGGTGGCGCTCCGCAGCCTGGTGAGGGTGGCGACCCCGTCATCACCATCCCGGCCGCTGTCGTCGAGCCGACCACCCCTCCGGCCCCCGCAGAGCCCCGGTTCACCGCCGAGGACATCCAGCGGGCGCGGCAGGAGGAGAAGGACAAGTTGTACAAGCGGCTGGAGTCCGTCGAGACCCAGAACAAGAAGTTCCTCGACGAGATCGAGCAGCAGCGCGCCGCCCGCGAGGCCGCCCAGGCCGAGGAGGAGCAGCGCCGTCAGGAAGCCGCCGCGCAGGCCAAGGCCCTGGCCGAGGCTGACATGTCCGCCAAGGACCTCCTGGCCCAGAAGGAGCAGGAGTGGACTGCGAGGTTCACCCAGTTCGAGCAGGAGCGTGCACAGGAGCGGGCGCTCTTCGCCAAGGAGCAGGAGTTCAACGCCCTGCAGTCCTACATCCAGCGCCGCGTCGGCGAGGAGCAGGAAAACATCGCTCCGGAACTTCTCGATTTCGTCACCGGCAACACCCAGGCCGAGGTCGAATCGAGCATCAATACCGTAAAGGAAAAGACCCAGGCTATCCTGGAATCGGTCCAGCAGGCCGCTATTCAGCAGCGGGCCTCAATGCGCGGTGTGAGCCCCACGGGCTATTCCACCACGGGACCGATGGACACCGATCCGGGGCACAAGTCGTACTCCCTTGCCGACCTTTCGGCGATGCCGATGTCGGAGTACGCCAAGATTCGGGGCCAGTTGGGCGTCGGACAGGCAGCCCAGAACCAGCGTGGACTGTACTCGTAATCCGGTCGAGTACCCGTAACTAAGGAAATCCAAGTATGCCAAGCGCGATCACTGGTACCCCGAACCTGTCGGCTTCTCCGACGAACTACTCGGGCGCCAACAGCACCCTTGGTGCTGCCATCCAGACCATCTGGAGCAAGGAAATCTTGTTCCAGTCGATGCCGATCCTTCGCTTCGAACAATTCGCCGTGAAGAAGACCGAACTCGGCGTCCAGCCCGGCCTCACGATCAATTTCATGAGGTACAACAACCTCGGTTCGGCCAGCCAGTTGGTCGAAGGCGTTCGGATGCAGACCAACGCCCTTTCCGCCTCCCAGTTCAGCATCACCGTCGCCGAGCACGGCTACGCCGTGGCCGTCAGCGAACTGCTGTTGAACGCCTCGTTCGACGACGTGATGGCGTCCGCTTCGCGGCTTTTGGGTCGAAACATGGCTCTCTACCTGGACCAGTCGGCGAGGGACACCCTGCTGCAGGCGTCCAGCAAGATCTGGGGCTACAACAAGTACGCCCTCACCGCGCGTACCGCGATCTCGCCGTACGACCACGGCACCGCCGCCACCGGAACCGACGCCCTGGACGGCACGTTCGATTTCACCGCCGCCCTCGTCAAGGACGCGGTGGAAACACTCGCGACCAAGAACGTCCCGCGCCTCGGGGACACCTATGTGTCCTTCGTCCACCCGCACCAGTCCCGCCGCCTGCGCGATGATCCCGAATTCATCGAGGTGACCAAGTACGCGGCCCCGGGGAACTTCCTTTTGGGTGAGATCGGACGCCTCAACGACGTCGTTTTCATCGAGACCACCCAGGTCAAGCAGGTCGTCAACTCCGGCGGGAAGACGGTTTACCAGAGCATCTTCCTGGGCGACAACGCATTCGGCCACGCGATCTCGCTGCCGGTCGAACTGAGGGACGGCGGCATTCTCGACTTTGGGCGTGAGCACGCCCTTGCCTGGTATGCGATCTGGGGCCTCGGCTTGATCACGGACCAGGCCGTTTTGATCGCGGAGACCAACTGATTGTAGGGACCACGGTCCCTGCGCTGAGTTGGTAGTCGCGCGGGAAGGGGAGTGGTTCTGGGATTACCAGAGCCCCTCCCCTTCGTCGTTAGAGTAGTACCGCTACACCATAAACGAGTCCCGAACCCGGAGAATGAAATGCCTGCTGCACGCAACGTTGCCCGTCCCGGTGACCTGACCGGCCGCAACAAGGCCGCTCTCGCCAAGGAGCACGCCGAGGAACTGAAGGCCCGCGAGAGCGAGATCGCCCTCATCAACGCCGCTGCCGCTGCCGAGCGCGACGACACCGTGCACGAGGTCATCCCCAAGGACCTGCGCCCGGCGCCCGCTCCGGCCGCCATCGAGGTGTCCGATGCCGTCGAGGTCGAGACGCCCCTGCGGGAGTTCCGCGTGAACACCTCGCTGGAGAACATGACCTACGGCCACGGCAACCACTACGACTTCGAGGAGGGCGTGCGCTACAAGGCGCCCAAGGCCCTCTACGACCACCTCGACACCCTCGGCTACATCTGGCACTGACGGTCCAAGGAGACCTATCCCATGACTACTCCCGCCCCGCTCGTCCCCTCCCCGGGCGAGACGTACGTGCTGGAGAACGCCGAGGGGCACGGAGCCGGGCTGGGGCACATCCCGTCCGGCTCCCCGGTCGCCGTGGTCGACGTCTTCCCGGCAGGAACTGCCGGAGTCGGGCACGCAGCCGAGCACTCGGTCCTCGTCGAGTACGAGCACGACACCCACGTGATCACCGACAGCGGCCAGCACGCGCCCGGCACCGCAATGCGCCGGTTCTCCGTGCACCTGTCGGACTTCCAGCGCCTGTTCAAGAAGGTTGACTCCTGATGGCCGGTTCCACCCCGACCTGGGCCGGTAACGCCCTGGACTTCCTCACCGGCCGCGCCGTGGCCTACACCGCGCCGCGTTCGACCTACCTCGCACTGCTGATCGCCGACCCCGTCGGGGAAGACGGCAGCGTCGACATGACCACGCTTCCGGAGGTCTCCACGCCCGGCTACGCGCGCCAGCAGGTGGTGTGGACGGCCCCGGCGGGAAGCCCCGTGACCACGGCCAACAACGCGCTGCTGTTCTACGGCCCCTTCACCTCCGACATGACGGACGCCGCCGTCTTCGCCGCGCTGGTCACCTCGGCCTCCGGGACCACCGGTGACGTCATCTACGTGTGGCCGATCGACTCCCCGCTGCTGGCCGTCACCAACGAATCGCTTCAGATCGCCGCTGGCGCGCTGACGCTCAACGCCTGACAGGGAGGTCGCGGAATGGCCACCATCGCAGATCTGCGTACGCGCGTGCGCAACGAGCTGGGCGACCGGCTCCAGCCGTTCCGCGACACCATCCGGGGCGTGGGGGACGTCTCCCAGTACGAACTGAGCGCCAACAACGTCACCGGCCTGGAGGTCATCCAGATCACCGGGACCACCCAGACCGCGCTGAACACCCCGGCCGACTACACCGTGGACTCCGTGGACGGCATCCTCGACCTGACCACTCCGCTGCCGCTGGACTCCCTGCTGCTGGTCTCCGGCTCCTCCTACGGCCTGTTCGCCGACGACGAGCTGGACACCTACATCAACGATGCGCTGCTGCACCACACCCAGGGCCGCACCGCCTCCACCCGGTACATGGACTCCAACGGCTTCATCCACTACGACGAGGTGCCGGTGAGCCTGGCCACCCTGCCGGATGTGGAGGAGTCCCTGGTGTCCATGCTCGCGTCGATCGAGTGCCTGTGGAAGATGGCCACCGACGCGTCCACGGACATCAACGTCGAGACCTCCGACGGTACCCACGTCGACCGGGGCCAGCGCTTCGACCAGATCCAGACGCAGATCGCTGCCGCGACCGACCGATACAAGACGCTCTGCGAGAAGCTGGGCGTCGGCCTGTACTCCATCGAGGTCACCAACCTGCGCCGCGTCTCACGCACCACCAACCGCCTGGTGCCGCTGTACCGCGAGCGTGAGTACGACGACTACTCGCTGCCCCAGCGGATCCTGCCGCCGATAGGGCCCGGCCACCAGAACGACGACGAGTCCGGCCTGCCCTCGCAGAACTTCTACGGGTACTTCTGATGGGCCGCCTGGACTGGAAGACGCACGGCCGCTTCAACGCCAACTACGAGACCACCGACATCATGGGGGTCCTGCGCGGGAGGCAGACCGAGGTCGGCGAGAGGGTGGAGTACTACCGCTTCTCCCACACCGATCCTGCCGGGGACGACCTGTACGACGAGGGAACGGGCCAGGGGAAGATCTTCACCGGCCCCTTCCGCGTGCCCGCTCTGCACGTCATCCACAACCAGGGTCCGGCCGACGACACCACGCAGGGCCTGTACACCGTCGACAACCTGCACATCACCGCCAGCTTCGACTCGCTGCGCAGGATGGGCTTCACCGACCAGGACATCGACCACGAGAAGTACCTCACCGACCGGATCATCTACGACGACTCGGTGTTCCGCGTCACCTCCATTGCCGTGCTCGGGCAGATCCAGAACCGGGACCTCATCGTCGGCATGGAGTGCGTGCAGATGAAGGGCGACGAGTTGGTCAACGACGCGCAGTTCGCGCACTGGTCCCAGGCCAACAACTAAGCACCCTACGGAGGCAAGGAATGACCAGCGTCACGCTCCCCAACGTCGGAGACCAGAACTGGGGTCCGACGATCAACGCGGACCTCACCGCCCTGAACACGGGCAAGATCGACGCAACCCAGGAGGCTGCAGACCTCGCGGCGGCTGCCACCACCAACGCCGCCACCTACCTGGCCAAGTCGGCCGTCGGCACGTCGACCACTGCGGTAGGTCCCGTGTCCAGCGCCGGAAGCACCGGCCTGTACGCGGACGCCGGGCACCTTCATACCGTGGGCAACTGGATGCCCGACGACAACAACCTGGTGTGGGCCAACTACAACCCGCTCAACGCGGGAACCAGCGTCACACCGAGCCTCGCCAACGCGCCGGGCAAACTCACCCTGCACCGCGCGCTGCTGCGGCACGCGGCCACCCTCAACAGCATCCTGTTCGGACTGTCGGCCGTCGATACGACCGGTCCGGTCACGAACTCCTACCTGGGCGTCTACGACAGCACCGGGACGCTTCGCGCGGCCACTGCTGACATCTCCTCCACGCTCATGAGTTCCGCAACGCCGAAGAGCGTGAACTTCACCAGCGCATACGCCGCTCCTGCCGGGGAGTACTTCATCGCGCTTCTCCTGAACGGCACCTTCACCACAAGCCTGCAGTTCAAGTCCTGCGGCGGTGGCGTCACCGCGAATTCCGGTCTGGCCGCGCCGCATCTCACTCTCGCGTCGATGCTTTCCGGGCTGACCTCGCTGCCTTCGTCAATAGACCTGAGCACCATGACGACGACTCTCATCACCGGCGGCTGGGGATCCCAGTGGTACGGCCTCAAGTGAGACGCTGATACCGCTTCTGTGTTATCAATTCCAGCGGGCTTCTTGAGATCCTGAATGGCGGAACCCTTCCGCATTTTCAAGATCTCGCGAGGCCCGCTGCATGCCATGGCTCATCAACGAGGACCGCGCCGTAAAGGCAAAACTACAGGGCCTCACCGTTACTGACGCGAACGCCCCCGCCGGACGAGATGTCCCGGTGCGCTACCGCGTTCCCGAGAGCGAGCTGGCAAAGCAGACTTTCCCGCTGGTCGTCATCGAGCACAGCGGAATCGAAAAGGCCGACGACCGGGAACACCGGGGCTGGGTGAGGCTTCCCTACGCCCCCGAGGGATCCCCCGCGTGGTGGGCGGACGGCGCCACGTCCTACGACGTCACCGAGTCCCCGTACCTGGTGGAGTACCCGATCCCATATGACCTCCGCTACCGGGTCCTGGTATTCACCCGCACCTCCAACCACGACATCGCGTTGGCCGCAGCCCTGGCGCAGACCGACCGGATTCCTGCGCGCTTCGGATTCCTGGAGATTCCCGAGGACGGCACCGTTCGCCGACTGGATCTCCTGGGCGGTCCCGCACTGGTCGACACCCGCGACGAGAACGGAAAACGCCTGTTCCGTCGCGAGTACCTGATTTCCGTGTCCAGCGAAATGACGAGCAGTGTCGCGCAGACCTACGTGAAGGCGCAGAGCGTCGCGCTGGACCTCGAATACTACACGGACGACGTAACCGACGGCATTCCTTGGAGCAGCAATCCGTAACCCCAGGAACTCACTTTCAACAGGAGAAAACTCATGACCGTTTACAAGCGGCCCGGTGTTTACATCGACGAGACGCTGGCGCCTTTGGCGCAGACCGCGACGACTCCCGGCGAGTCCGTTGCGGCTTTCGTCGGCACCTGCAAGCAGGGTGGCCCGCTGGCGCCGACCCTGGTGTCGTCCTTCGCCCAGTACGTCGCCACCTACGGCTCGTTCGGGGACACCTCGGACCTGCTGCCGTACGCCGTCTACCAGTACTTCAACAACGGCGGGAACAGCGCATACATCGTGCGTGCGGCTGCCTCCGACGCGGTCGCTGCCTCGGTCACCCTGGAGGACACCGAGGCGACTCCCGAGGGGACGCTGAAGATCACCGCGATATCCCCCGGGGTGTGGGGCAACACGGTGTACGTCGATGTCGTCGCCTCCAGCACCGGCTCCGGTCGCTTCGACCTGTACGTCTACGTCGGGGGCTCCACGGCCGCGTTCCTGCGGGAGCGTTTCGCCGACGTCTCCCTGGACCCGGCCGACTCCCGCAACGCGCAGGCGCTGATCAACAGCCCCGTCACCGGCTCGAAGTTCGTCCAGATCACTTCCTTGCTGACCTCCGCCTGGGACGTCACGCACGCCCCGGCGGTGCAGACCGGCACTCCCCTCACGGGCGGCGCGGACGGGTCGGCCACGGTGGACCTGGGTGCAGCGGCCGAGCGCCTGGAGGTCATCGAGGACAACCTCATCTTGAACCTGCCCGGCGTCACCGACTCCACCGTGCTCAACCCCGTCATCGCGTGGGCGGAGGGCCTGGGAACGGTGTTCGTTGTCGTGGACGGCGTCAAGGCCTCCTCGGCGGACAACGCCCACTCCTACGCGCTGTCCCTGCAGGGCATGTCCACCGGCGGCTCGGCGATCACCGCCTCGTCCTACGCGGCCGTCTACGGCCCGTGGCTGATCGTCAACGACCCGTCGACCTCCACGCCCGGTTCGGCCCGGCTGCTGCCTCCCGGCGGCGCGGTGCTGGGGCAGTTCAGCCGCACCGACGCCTCGCGCGGTGTGCAGAAGCCTCCGGCCGGTATCGACACCGTCCTGCGGGGCGTGCTGGACGTGCAGTTCCGGTTCTCCAACGCCGACCAGGACACGCTGAACGTGGCGGGCATCAACGTCATCAAGTCGCTGCCCGGCACCGGCTTCGTGATCTACGGTGCGCGCACCCTCTCGCAAGGCACCCCCGACCGCTACGTCTCGGTCCGGCGGTCCCTGATGCTGATCAAGAAGGGGATCCTCGACGCGACCAAGTTCGCGCCCTTCGATGACAACGACCAGATCCTGTGGGACCAGGTCAGTGCCGTCGTCTCCGCCTACCTGCTGACGCTCATGCAGACGGGCGTGCTGGCCGGATCCACCCCGGCCCAGGCCTACTTCGTGGTCTGCGACGCGACCAACAACACCCCGGCCTCCGTGGCTGCGGGAGTGGTCAACGTCCAGGTCGGCGTCGCCACGCAGACCCCCGCCGAGTTCATCGTCATCGAGATCGGCCAGTACAGCGGGGGCTCCTCCGCCACCGACAGCACGACCACTTCCTGAGAGGTAACCCACTGATGGCAACGACCACGTCCAGCATCGGACACATCGCCTCGGATCCCTTGAGGAACTTCAAGTTCCAGGTCCAGATCCAGCACCCGGACATCAAGGGGTTCGCCCGCATGGGCTTCATGTCCCTTTCGGGACTGAACGTCACGACTGAGGTGATTCCGTACCGCGAAGGCGGTATGAACACAACTACCCAGAAAATGCCTGGTCAGTCCGACTTCGCACCCATCACCCTCTCCAAGGGCCTCGCCGTCGGCGACTCGCAGATGATGGACTGGATGCGGCAGTTGTTCACCGTCATCCAGGGCACCGGTAACGGGAAGGCTGGTTCGGAATTCCGGCACACCGTGGACGTCAAGGTCCTCGACCACCCGGTCACCACCGGCACGACCCCTGCCAAGGCTGCATTCCGCATCTACAACGCCTGGCCCACAGCGGTCGCCTTCTCGGACCTGGACGCCGGTGCCAACGCGATCATCGTTCAGCAAATGACCCTCGCGCATGAGGGGTTCGAGATGAAGTTGGCTAACAGCGTCGGCTCGTCTTCCGTTAGTTTCTAATAGCGGCGGAAGCACCCGAATCGACTAGGAGCAATACCTGTGGCTAACGACCTTCATACCGAGGGGTACGTCAACCCCCTCAGCAACCCTGTTGCAGCCAACGCCGCCATCGCGGCAATGCTTGCCGGGGGCGAAGAGGTCAAGAAGCCCGAGATCGCACCCCCGGCAGGAGGCATGTTCCGCCTGCCGGGGGGCTACGTCTTGGGCGGCGACTTCACCAACGCGCGTTACGACGCCGAGGTACGTGAACTGACCGGGGCCGACGAGGAAGCCATCACCAAGGCGCGCTCCGGTGGCGTCGGCACATTCATCACCACGCTGCTTTCATGTGGCACCGTAACCGTCGGCGACGAGCCTTCCGGTCCCACCGTCCTGGACAACCTCCTGCTCGGCGACCGCGACATGCTGCTGCTGGAGATCCGCCGCGCCACGTACGGCGAGGAGATCGTCTGGGAGCGCTACACCTGCCCGTTCTGCGGCGACGAGTTCCGCCTGGCGGTCACCCTCGACGAGATCCCGATCCGGCGCCTGGAGGATCCTTCCCAGCGTGTCTTCGAGGTGGAACTGCGCCGGAACCGGAAGGCCTTCGTGCGTCTTCCCGTGGGCTCCGACCAGAAGGCGATCCTCGCGGTCGTCGACCGTGCCACCGAGTCCGAGCAGAACACCCTCCTGCTCTCGCGCTGCCTGATCTCGGTCGTCGAGGCCGACGGCACGGAGAACGCGGTGACCGGAAACCCGGAATTCGCGCGTTCGCTGGGCATCGTCGACCGCCGTTCAATCCTCGACGCCATTGAGGAAAAGCAGCCAGGCCCTCAGTACAATGATGTCAAGTTCCTGCACGATTCGTGCGGTAAGGAGGTCCCCCTGATGATCTCGGCGGGGGACCTGTTTCAGGGCCTGTAACTATCACGACACGTACTTTGAATACGAGCAACTAGTCGAACTAAGTCCGGCGTGGAGCCTCAGCGAAATTCGCCGGTTGACCGTGCGCGAACGCATTCACTGGATGACGTGGTTCAGAGCGCAGCGACACAGACGATTTGCTGAGGCGGGGAATGACTAGCGAGAGCACCGTAGCAGGGCAGGGCTCGCTTCTTGGGTTCAATCAGGCCCAGGATTCGATCTCTGCCCTGACGCGTACCATCAACGACCTCACGCGCGGGCTCCAGGGGGTCAACACCGGCATCGGGCAGGTCTCCCGTGCCCGGGGCATCGGCCTCGCCCTGGGAGACGTCTGGAACGGCACCAGCAACTTCGCCAACTCCCAGCCCAACGGCGGCCAGGGAGGCTCGCGCTTCGGCAACGGCGGTACGTACCGCTTCACCTCCGGCTCCCTGACCCTGGTGGGCAACACCGGCGGTGGCAACAACGGCGGGCAGGGAGGCTCCGGCGGCTCCGGGCCCGGTACCCGGCGCATGGGTGGGGGCGCGGCCAACAACGGCGGCCGACCCACCTTCAAGAGCGGCCTGCAGGGCATCGTCAAGTGGGGTCAGAAGGAGTTGCCCGACCAGGTCACGATGCAGACCACCGCCTATCAGGCAGCGCAGTACTCCTCCCAGTCCTGGCACAACCTGCGCGACGCCGCGTTCAAGAACAACTTCACCGCCCAGTCCACCCAGGACGCCGCGCAGGCGTACTCGATCATGGCCCAGATGGGCCTGTCGCCGGGCACGTCCGCGTACAACACCCAGTGGAACTACATCAAGGGCACCTCCGGCTACGTGAACCCGGGGATGTCCCAGGCGCAGCGCGCCCAGGGCACGGCCGCAGCATGGAACGCAGGCACCTACAACACCCTGCGCGGCTTCGGGATCCAGACGATCAAGAACGGCAGCAAGCAGACCCCCCGCCAGATCGCCCAGCAGATCTACCAGCGCTTCCCCGAACTCAAGCGGGTCACGACCGCCGCACAGTTGTCGGCGACCCTCGACGACCCCGCGTCCGGCCTGAACCAGTCGCTGAACTCGTGGGGCCTGGACGCCAACACCCTGGAACTGGTCAAGGGCGAACTCAAGGGCATGCTGCTGGCCCAGGTGCACGGTGGCACCGCGCAGACGTACACCAACCTGGCCAACCAGCGTGACAACGGCAAGACGCAGCAGCAGAAGAACGCCGCCCAGTCCGCCCTCGGCAAGATGGGTATCGGCGGCTCGACGGCCAACACCTTGATGACCCGTGCGGGCACCCTGCGGAACCAGGACGTCAACATCAACGACGCCTTCACCGAAGGGCTTCAGGGCGCCACCAAGGCGCTGGACGCCTTCTCCACGTCGCTGCAGAAGATACTCCAGGTGTCCGGCGCGGACGGCATCATGGGCTGGGCCGGGGGCGCGGGGTCGCTGCTCGGATCCAGCATCAGCGGAGGCCTCGGCGCCCTGGGGATCGCCCGGGGTCTGGGCTCGGCCAGCCGACTGCTCGGAATGCCCGGCGGGGCAGGCGGGGGGATGCTGAACCTGTCCATGAGCACCCTCGGCAAGGCCGGGGCGTACGGGCTGGGCGCATGGGGTGTGCACCACTTCGGTAACCAGGTCATCGACAAGCACGTCAAGGGCAAGACCAGCAACAAGCTGGCGCACGTCGGGGTGGACACCGCGACCGGCGCGCTCACCGGTGCCGCCATCGGCTCGGTCGTCCCTGTCATCGGAACCGGTATCGGCGCGGGAATCGGTGCAGGTGTGGGCGCGCTCGCGGGCATCTTCGGTGGCGGAACGGGCGGCAATGCCGCTGCTGCTACCGGCGCGGGCGGGGGAGGGGCCGCTGCCACAGGCACCCAGGGTGCTGGCAAGACCGCAGCCGCCGTTATCCGCATCGCCGAGAAGTACCTGGGCACCCCGTACAAGTGGGGCGGTGGCAGCCCGCAGACCGGCTTCGACTGCTCGGGCCTGATGCAGTTCGCCTTCAAGCAGATCGGTGTCAGCCTGCCGCGTACCGCTGCCCAGCAGCAGAAAGTCGGCAAGGCCGTCCCGATGAACCAGGTGCGTGCAGGCGACCTGATGTTCGTCGGCAATCCCGCGCACCACGTGGTGCTGTGCATCGGCAATGGCAAGTGCCTGGAAGCCCCGCACACAGGCGCCTCGGTCCGTATCCGCTCCTTCAGCCCCGGCGAGTTCACCAACGCCCGCCGGATTTTGGGCTCGGTCGGCAACATGAACGACCAGGCCAACGACAACTCCGACACCGCAGGGTCGACATCCAACCGGCTGTCCACCATGGGCTTCGGCGGGGACGTCGGCAACTACGGGTCCACCGAGGAGGTCGACGCTATCGCGGCCGGGATCTCCACGATCGGCGCAGCGAACCTGACGTCCGGTGTCGGCGCCGGGCAGCACTCCTCCCGCAACACTGACAACGGCTCGACCGCCTCCGGCCCGCTGCCTAGCGGGAACCTCAAGACGTGGATCAAGAGCGCCCTGGGAATTCTGAAGCAGGACACGCCCGCGAATGAGCGGTATGTGAACACCATCGCCATGCACGAGTCCGGGGGAAACCCCCGCTCGCAGAACAACACCGATGCCAACGCCAAGGCGGGACACCCGTCCAAGGGCATCATGCAGACGATCGACTCCACGTTCAACGCATACGCACTTCCGGGACACAAGAACATCTGGAACCCGGTCGACAACATCATCGCCGGAGTGCGGTACGAGGAATCCAGATACGGTTCCCTGGCCAACGCCCCCGGTATCAAGAGCATGGCCAACGGCGGATCCTACAAGGGGTACGCGGTCGGCTCGGCGAACATCGACGTCGACCAGACGGCGCGCGTCCACAAGGGCGAGATGATCATCCCCGCCTACCAGGCCGAGGCTCTCCGCAAGTCGCTGGCGTCGAACACGCCGCTTACCGGGGGAGTCGGCGGGCTTCATACCAAGGGCGCTACGCCCACCCTCAACTTCCACGCCGGTTCGGTCGTGGTCAAGGTGCAGGGTGCCATGGACCAGCAGTCGGCCCGAGATGCCGCACAGAAGTTCATCCAGGCCATCGCCGAGGACGACCGAATCAATCTCATCGCGGCAGGAAACTAATGGCTATCACTGACCGACTTCATACGTGGGGCCCTGGGCCCCACTTCCGAAACTCTCACCGAGTCTCTGCTGCGGTGGGTGCCTGATGGCTACGGTTATTCAGGACAACGGAAAGTTCGACCCCAGGATAACTAAACTGCCGGGCCTGCAGTCTCTGGTCGGTGGCGGAAAGACACTCAGTCGCGGCTTCATCATTCAGGAGAAGCCGGTCGGCGGGGTTCGCTATCGCTGCAACTTCCTTTACAACCCGAGCGTCCTGGCCGCCTCCCATTCCGTGAACCCGGCGGTGCTGGCGGACGAAAACGCGATCAACCCGAATGACGTGACGGCGCAGGACTACCTGATGCCTCTGCAGCAGACGGTGCAGTTCGACCTGCTTTTCGACCGGACCTACGAATTGTGGGACTCCTCGCGGGTGTCGGGCGCGGAAAGCGTATTCGTTCCGGCGCTCGGTGTCGGGTGGGACATCTCCCTGCTCTACAAGATCACGGGTATTTCCGCTTCCGTGGACGTGACCGGCACGGGAAACGCGGCCACAGGAGACTCCTCCAAGTCGTTCCGGCAGGGGCAGTTCAGTTTCGACGCGGCCGGGCCGATGCTCTATGTCCCCGTGTACGTCATCATCGGCGACACGCTGAACTACTACGGGGTCATCCAGGAACTGGATATCCAGTACACCCACTGGACCCAGCAGATGATTCCGTCCCGCTGCCAGGTGTCCATCACCTTGCAACTGCTCCCGAAGCCCAAGGGCAACAGCGAGTTCCAGGCCTTCGGCTCGCTGCCTGCCGGTGTGACTCCGGACTCCTTCGCCGGTGGTTCGAGTGGAAAGGGCGGGCGATGATCACCAGCAACTCGCGGTACGCGCAGTCGTCGCTGAACCTGGTCTCCTCCGGGCGCGGTACCAACCTGACTGTCGTGCCGTCCCAGCAGCGTGAGTGGGCCTTCCGGTTCACCTACCACCAGTTGACGTCGGCCGACCGCATCGACCTGCTCGCGCAGCAGTACTACGGGGATGCCCGGCTGTGGTGGGAGATCGCCGACGCCAACCCGGAGGTCATGGACTGGACGGTCCTGACCCCCGGGCAGATCATCAGGATCCCCAGTGTCTGAGCAGACGCCGTTCGCGAACCTGTCCATGCGCGGTGAGAAGGTCACCGGGTACCTCTCGCGCCTGGAGGTGCGGGAGGCCTTCGGCGTGCACTCGATGGCCCTGCTCGACGTGTCCACCCCTCCCACCAAGAACGCCGCCTACGCGGAGCTGACCCCCGTGGTGCTGGACTACGGGCGCGCTCCCCAGGACACCGCGCGCTGGTACGGCTACGTCCACCACTCCAGCGCCCTGGCGTCCTCCGGCGGTCGCAGCGTGACGACCCGCTACGTGTGCATCGGCACCACGCTGCCCATGAACACCCAGCGCACGCGCTCGTGGAAGAACACCTCGCCCACCGCGATCGTGCGGCAGGTGGCCCGCGAGAACGGGCTGCGCACCGTCATCTCACCGAGCCTGCGACGGCTGACGTACTGGGCCCAGGCGGGCGTGTCGGATTTCAAACTGGTGCAGGACCTTGCCGACGAGACGGGATTCCGTTTCTGGGTCGAAGGGGCGACCCTTTACTTCCTTGACCCCAGAATTCTCCTGCTCGGGCAGAAGTCGCAGGACATTCCGGTATTCTCCAAGAGTCAGACCCCTGGAGTATTCGACACCCTCCAGGATATGTCGATCCTCACCGGGACAATGGTGCCCCGGTCAAATGGAACGACTGGCACATCGACTATTTCCGGGCTGGACGCCAAGACCGGAAAGGTCATCAAGGCATCCGTGGGCGCCGACGCGGGAACGACGACGTTCCTCAACACCATCAACACCTCCCGGTCGGTCACCAACTATGCGGACGCACAGGCCATTGCGCAGGCGCGGACTCTCGCCTCGCGTGGCTGGATCACGATGGAAGCCACACTGTACGGCACCGCCAAGGTGTCGCCGGGGACGCTTATCGGCATTGGCGGAACAGCGGTGTCCTCCGACCGTTCAGGCAGATGGATGGTTACCGGGACGAAGCACATAATCAACCGGTCCTCCTCGAATTCCGGCCTGCTCTTCACCACCACCGTGGATGCAGAAAGAGACCAGCCGTACACGGTAACCTTTAAAAGCGATGCGAACAAGCGCTTCAAATTCAACGCTGTCCCGGCTGTACTGCGCGATAAGCAGTTTTGGGAGAGCAGCATTCTGGAGGACATAAATGTCGTCTGACCCGGTTCTTGGCATGTATCCAGGGACGGTTGCCAACAACGTGGACCCCCTCAAGGAGGCCCGCGTCACCCTGCTCATACCTCAGATCCTGGGCGGAGCGGAGAGCGCCTGGGCGGTTCCGGCCTCCCCGACGAACACCGTGCCTGCGGCCGGACAGAACGTGTGGGTGCAGTTCTCCGGTGGTGACGTCACCCAGCCGGTGTACTCCCCGCTGGGCATCAAGGAAGTACAGGACCAGGTAGGGGGTCTTGAGTACGACTCGATGCCTCCCAAGCAGCCGACCGCGCTGACACTGTCGACCGTGCAGTACATCGCCGACGACGGCAGCACGCGGGCGCACGTGACGGCCAGTTGGACTGCGCCGACGGAGAACCAGGACGGGACCAACCTCGTCGACCTGTCGCACTACGTCGTGCAGACCTCCTACGACGGCACCAACTGGTCCGGCGGCCAGATCACTGAGGACACCCTCGTCGTCTTCGACGGCCTTCATACCGGCGTGGACTTCTTCGTCCGCGTCCAGGCCCTCGACAACTCCGGCAACGCCTCCCTGTGGTCCTCCACGGACATCACCACCGCGTCCTCCACGACTCCGCCGCCGGTCCCCTCCACGCCCGCAGTCCTGGGTGTCCTGGGCGGCCTGCGCGTTACCTGGGACGGGCTGGACCACACCGGCACAGCGATGCCACTGATCTTCTCCCACGTCCAGGTCGAGCGCGACACGGATCCGGCGTTCCCCGCCCCGGTGGTCGTAGGCACCCTGACCGGCCCGGACTTCCTCTACGACTCGGTGCAGAACTACGCCAACTCCTACAACTACCGGCTGATCGCGTACTCCAAGGTCGGCATCGCCTCCGCCCCTTCGGGCGCGAACTCCGACACTCCCAAGCAGGCAGGTACCAGTGACATCGCGGCGAACTCTGTGACGGCCAACGAGATGGCGGCCGGGACGATCACCGCGTCGAGTGGTGTCATCGCCAGCATCGACGCCACCAAGATCACGGTGGGGACGATCTCCGCATCCCAGTTGTCCGCGACCGCCATCGACGGCAAGACGATCACCGGATCCACCATCCAGACAGCCACGTCCGGCGAGCGCATCACGCTGAACGAGGCGGGTGACAACAGCATGAAGGTGTACGACTCGACGGGCGCCGTGACGGCCGACATCGGTGGCGCCAACGGGGACATCTCCACGACCAGTGGCACGTCCACCACCTCTCTGTCTGGTGGCGGACTGGTCTTCACCGACGCCGGAGCGAACAACACCGGCGCCTCGTCGACCATGATCAGCGACGGCCCAGGTGCTGTCCGGGTGGACTCCGGCTTCGAGGGAGGTGGCGGCCCCAACCTCGCGGCGCGGCTCACCATCTCCGAAGGGGACTCGACACTCCCCCTCCCGCCGAGCGTAACGGTGACCGAGCGCACCGGTACCTACGCGGCCAACCTGCTGGTCAGCGGCGCGGTGGTGAAGGCCGACCTCTCTGGTAACGCGGAGTCCTGGACCGACGCGGTCATGGGTACCGGATGGGCGCAGGGCACAGGCATCGGTGGTGCCTACCCGAACCTCCGGTGGCGTCGAGACGGGGAGGACAACATCCACCTGGTCGGCGTCTTCCATGCCACCAGCACCTCTCCGAGTGCTCTGATCGCCACCGGCCTTCCCGGCGTCAGCCTCGGGGGTGACGTCAGTCCTGCGGGTGGTGCCATCCGGATGTCCACGGCCACGGCGTCGATCGCCACCTACGTGAACAGCAGTGGCGAGTTCCGGGGTCAGGGGCTGCCGACGATCGCGGTGAACGACACGTTCATGATCAACGCGAAGATCCCGATCGGCAACCTCGTCTGATCTCCCGGCGGTCTCGGTAGGCGCTAACAAGCAATTCTTCCGCCCTGGGAGAATGCAAGCATGCCTACCGAGATCGCCATTCCTTTTCGCCTAGCTCCCGACGGGACAATCGCCGTCGAGACGAATCCGGACAGGCAGATCGCCCAGCACGTGAATGCTCTCGTCGGCACGCAGCCGGGGGAGAGAGTCATGCTCCCGAACTACGGGGTGCCTGTGGCGGATCTGCTTTTCGACCCTGACGCGTCCTTTGTCGCGCAGGAAATCAGCCGTGCCGTGACCGCTGCATTCACCGCCTATGAGCCCGGCGTTGTACTCCAGAAGGCAACCCCTATTCCTGACGCCTCGCAGATGTCCCTCGCGCGAATCGAGGTCGACTACATACGCCGTGAGGCCGGGGCTTCCCCGAGCAGCCTCGCGCAGCAGACCAACACCGCCGTGGTCAGCGTGGGCGGCACCGTAAGCGAGGTCATCAGCGGATGAGTACCCCCACGCCACCGGCTATCGACTACACCAGCCGCGACTACGAGGGCTTCAAGTCCTCCTTGCTGGACTTCGCCTCGCGCGCCTACCCGCAATGGGTGCCCTCCTCCGAGGGGGACTTCGGTGTACTCATGGTGGAGTTGTTCTCCTACCTCGGAGACAACCTGTCCTACTACGGTGACCGCCTCCAGCAGGAGTCCTTCCTTCCGACCGCCACGCAGCGCATGTCACTGCTGCAGATCGCCGACCTGCTCGGCTACAGCCCGAGCAACGGGGTGCCTGCCACCGGCACGGTGACCTTCCAGACATCCAACCCCGGCCCGGCCGTACTGGTGCCCGCAGGCACCCAGGTGGTCACCGAGTACTTGGACACCATCGACAGCCCCGTCACCTACGAAACCGATTCCGACATCCTGGTCCCCATCAACGGAGGCACCGCCACGGTGTCGGTCACCCAGGGCGTCACACGCACCCAGGTGAACGTCGGTACGTCGACCGGCCTGCCGGTGCAGGAGTTCCGGCTGCCGGACGTACCCGTCATCAGCGGGACGGTTCAGGTCTACGTGGACGACGTCGACACCCTTACCGAGTGGACGTACATCACCTACCTGGTGGACGCCGATCCCCAGGACAGGGTCTTCACCACCTACCTCGACGACTCCGGCGCGACCTGGATCCGCTTCGGCGACAACCTCAACGGCGCCATCCCCACCAACCAACTGACCATCTACGCCACCTACCGCGTGGGTGGCGGCACCATCGGCAACGTCAACGCGGGCGTCGTCACATCCATCGCCAGCGCGAACCTGCCCGGCGTCACGCTGGCGCAGGACAGCGACGGCAGCGCGATCTCCTCGGCCATGACCGGCGGAGCGGACCCCGAGACCAACGACCAGATCCGCTCGAACGCACCCCGCATCTTCCGCACCCAGGACCGCTGCGTCACCCTCGCCGACTTCTCCGACCTGGCGCTGACCGTACCCGGCATCGTGCGGGCGAACGCGGTCGCTGCCACCTACACCTCCGTCACGGTGTATGTCATCGGATCCGATGGTGGTCAGCCCAGCAGCGCGGTGCTGGCCGCCGTGCTGCAGACCCTCCAGGGCAAGGCACTGGCAGGCGTCACCGTCACCGTGGCAGGCCCTTCAGTAGTCGGCGTGAACATCGGCAACAGCACCACCCCGGTCACAGTCGAATGCTGGCCCCGCTACTCGCGCGCCTCCGTGCTCTACGACGTGCAGCAGGCCCTGAAGAACATGCTCGGCTTCTCCAACGTCGATTTCGGCATGCGGTTGACCCTGTCCGACTTCTACAAGGCCCTGCTCGCTGTGGACGGAGTGCGCTACGTCGACATTCCCATGATCGCCCGCGCGGACGCCGCGCAGACCGGCACCGCTGACGTCGTATTCCGCGCCTGGGAGATCCCGAAGGTCGGAAACATCACCAACATCACCATGACCGGAGGGATCGGCTGATGGCCGCCGTCTACCCCAAGCAGTACAAGAGTTTCACGATCCACAAGAACCTGGTGGAGGACATCGACGCCTCCCACGTGAACAACCTGCAGGACGAGGTCCTGGCCATCCAGCAGACCCTGGGACTCAACCCCCACCGGGACACCAGCCTGAAGATGCATACCAACACCTGGCCTTCGGTGTCTGCTCGACTGGACGCCATGCAGCGCGGCGCCGGTATGCCTGTGATCTACCTGACCAAGTCCTCGGACTCCTACAAGGCCGCCGTCGGCGTGCCGATGAAGACCATCTCCTGGCCCGCGCCGGGTGCTCTCAGCGACCCCGAGGGTCTCTTCAACGGGCACAGCATCACCACCAACCGCCCCGGCTGGTGGGTGGTCTTCGGCCGCTGCATATGGACCAACGCCACCGGTTCCAACGCCACCGGCTCGGACCGCATGCTGTCCATCAACATCAGCGGGCAGGACGTCATGACGCAGGACCTCCCACCGATCTCGGACGGCAACTCCCACATGCACATCGGCTGGCAGGGATGGGTGTCCGCCGGTAGGACCATCGACATGCGCATCTACCACCCACTGCTGAACAAGACCCTGTCAGTGGAATCCCTGCACCTGAGCGCATCCATGATCCGGGAGCAGATCGGTGCCCCCGTCGTCGTGCCGTTCTAAGGGCTGAACTGACATGGGAACTTATGGCTCATCCATCTACGGACTGGCGACCTACGGCGCGGACGTCCGCCCCGAGTTCGACGTCAGCCCTTTCACAGCCACGCCTGCGGACTACTCCACCGTGCTGCTGGATTGGAAGTCCCCGGCTGGCTCATGGGACACCCTGAGGCTGATCCGCAACCGCTACGGCTGGGCGGTCAACGAGAACGACGGGGAGATCCTGCTCGACCAGAACTACACCGCGACGTCGTTCGTGGACCAGGGTGTGGCCGGAGGGCACTGGCTGTACTACACGATCTTCATCAGTGCTTCCGGCCAGTGGAGCCGTGCGGGCACCGTCTCGACCCTGATGCCGAAGAACAACGGGTACGGCGAGCTGCTGTACTCCCTTGTCCCGGACTACTACAAGGTCAACACCAAGCCCGGGAACAACCTCACCGACGACACCAACACGATCAACACCGACCTGGCTCCGTTCCTGTCGATCTTCGGCTTCGGCTTCGACATCGTGAAGAGCTACTTCGACTCGAACCGCTACACCAACGACGCGATGCGCACGCACTTCGACAACATCGCCGAGCTGGCCACCCAGTTCGGGATCCAGTACGAGGCGTCGGCACCGGCCTACCTGTTCCGCCAGCGGGTGCGCGACGCCGCGACGCTGGGACGGCAGCGGGGAACGCTGGAACAGATCCGCAGCGTCATCTCCGAGACCACCGGCTACGACGTCGAGCTGCTGCCCGGCAGCAACCTGATGCTCTCCGACGACCAGGCCGACTTCGACCACCCCACCTACCCGCAGTGGGACGCCGGGGTGAACTACGCCTCCGGAGAGCGCGTGGAGTTCGGGTCCTACCTGTACCAGGCCGGTTCCAGCGGCGCGTACGGGCAGTCCCAGGCTCCGAGCGGTACCGCCAGTGCAAACGCCTACTGGTCCGCCGTGGTCTACGGCACCGACACCACCTTGGTGAACGCCAACGGGAACATCGCGGGGTGGGAGGAGATCTCCTTCACCGCAGGTGTCACTCCAGGTACCGGCGGCGTCCTGGTGGGTATCGGTGTGCAGAACCCGACCGACCCCGACGACAAGGCGGGCAACGCCCTGTGGGTGCGCAACACCAACTCCGGCGGGACGACGGCGACGATGGCCGTGCGCTCGGTGGCCAGGCTCTCCGGACAGTCGTCCATGGATCCGCAGCAGCCGGTGCTGTGGGGCATCCCGCTGCCCTACGCCTATCAGGCGTGGGACGCTGACACCTACTACCAGCCCGGTGACCTGGTGCTGTACCACGGCCGGGTCTACCAGGCGCTCACCGCCAGCCTGAACGCACTGCCTCCCGTCATCGACGCGGTCGGCTTCGGGCAGGGTTCCTACGGGCAGGGGCCTTACGGGGGAACTGCAGCATCTTCTCCGACCGCCGCAAACGCCCAGTGGACGCCGCTGGGCTACGACGAGCGCGTCCAGATGTGCCTGTCCGGCTACACGCAGGCCTACTCCGGGCAGCAGGTCGCGGTGTATCCGTTCGTGGAGTACTACGACTCCCACGGATCCCTGATCACTGCCCTGTACTCCGACGCCCTGCCCGCGTACAACGTCCTGGACTCCTTCAGCGAGAACTGGTCCGACTGGACCACGCGCACCACCGACCTCGGCTCCGCGTCCTGGACCGAGACGGTGGGTCAGTGGACTTCGGGAGGCTACTCGGGCGGCGCGGCCTACCCGGTCGGGGCCTCCGCAGCCATCGCCACCATCCCCGGGCACGCGGACGGCACGGTGTCGGCGACGTTCCTGACCAACCCCGGTAACACCCTCAAGCAGGGCATCACCTTCCGGCTGCAGGACTCCAGCAACTACTGGCGGGCCGGGCGCACAGCCCTGCACCTGATCCAGTCAGGCGCGGTAACCGGCACCTACACCTACTCGCAGTCTTTCCAGGACGGTGACCGGATCACCGCCGCCTTCTCCGGCAGCAACATCGCCATCTCTCGGAACGGAACACAGGTGCTCACCATCACCAACTCGGCACTCAGCACCGCCACCAAGGTCGGAATGGCGGTCACCTGATGACGATCAACGTCACGTTCGTCAACGATGACGACTTCACCCCGACGCTGGGCATCACCGGCACGATCACGGGCCGCACCTTCCGGGTGATCAGCCCGACGATGGACGGCGCGTTCACCGTCGATGGCGCCCTGGTCATCAGCATCCCGCGCCCGCGCCCGCTGACCCCGCTGGCCGGGCAGTTCACCGTCGGCGGAGACCTCAACGCTGGAGTCAGCGCACCGGCCTCGGCGTTCAAGGACTTCTCCCACTACCCCTACCAGGGCGTCGACCCGGCCATGGCCTGGACAGGCATCAACAGCGGTGCGCTGACCTCGGCCGCTGCGGGCTCCTACGCGCGCCAGTACGCGGCATTCACCGGGCCGAACGACTACCCGGTATCGGGAGGAGGCTACGCCTGGAAGCGTGCTGCGTACGCGTCCGTGGGGTTCAAGTTCGCGTCGATGACGGCCAACCAGCACCAGATCCTGGACGCGATCCAGTTCGAGCCGCTGCCGCTGTCGGCCGCCGCCCCGAGCGCCTACGAGAACGCCCGCGAGATCCAGACCATCGTCAAGCCGACCCGTCTGAACTACGCGAACAACCCCAACATGGAGTCGGGTATCACCGGCTACTACCCTGTCGCCTCCGCCACGCTGGACCTGGACACCTCGTTCTTCTGGAAGGGCAGCCAGAGCCTCAAGGTCACCGTGCCTGCGGGCGCCCCGGCCGACTCCGGCAGCAACTTCCGAGTGTCCGGCCTGATCCCGGGGCGCACCTACACCATGAGCGCCAAGGTCGCCATCGCCCTCGGCTGCGGAGACATCGCGCCATGGTCCGGCACCCAGACGACACAGGTCAGCAGCGTGAAGTGGACCCAGGCGGCCGACACCCTGGACGCCTCCAACAAGCGCTGGCGCACGCTCTCCGTCGTCTTCACCGCTGCGCAGTCGGAGGTGTACCTCGGGCTGAGCGTCATCCACGGCACGATGGCCCCCAGCACGGCCAGCATCTTCTGGGTCGACGGTGTGCTCGTGGAAGAAGGCCAAGCGGTCCGCGAGTACTTCGATGGCAACCAGGGCGACGACTACCTGTGGGAGACCGACGGCGTCGCCAACCTGACCCGCTCCTACTACTACGAGAACCGCGTCGAGCGCAGTTTCCTCGTCCAGACCCTGCTCAACGAGAACACCCCCCTGGGCATCACCGCGAACGCTCCGCAGTACGCCGTGCTCCCGGAGGTGACCCTCGCCAAGGGCCTCACCTACCAGTCGCTCGCCAACCCCAACCGGCTCGTCGTCAATGACGCCTCCGGGCAGTTGGCGTCGCTCACCGTAGGATCCAAGACGGTGACGATGCGCGGCCTGCCGAGGACCTTCACCGAGCAGAAGCGGACCTTCGTTGACGACTTCAACCGCACCTACTCCAATGGCTTCGGTATGTCCCCGGCCGGTGGGACCTGGCTCAATTTGACCGGCACCAACGCCAACTTCTCGGTGAACGGATCTCAGGGCGTGATCCTGCTGGACACCGCGAACGTCGGACGGTACTGCTCGCTCAACGACGGGGATATCTCTGACTTCTCCGCCGCTGCTGCGCTGACCTTCGACAAGGTGCCCACCGGCGCGTCGGTTTCGGCGGGCATGACGTTCGGATACACGGACAGTTCCAACCACTACCGAGCACGGCTGACCGTCACCACGACCGGAGACATCCAGTTCTCCCTGGAGAAGGTCGTCGGCGGCTCGACGACGACGCTGGGCACCACGACCACGGTGGGCACCGGCTTCGCCGCGAACCAGTTGTGGCACATGCGCACGTCGCGTAGTGGCGGCAACATCATGTGCCGGGCCTGGAAGGACGGCACCAGCGAGCCGGGCACCTGGACCTTCTCCGTCGCCGATGCCACCTACCCGACCGGGCGTATCGGCCTGCGGGGGTTCCCGTTCACCGGCAACACCGCCCTGCCCATACACGTCCTGGTCGAGCAGGTCGCCCTCGACTCCGGCGTGTGGGCTCACCCTCCGTCCGTCACCCACAGCACCTGGGTACGGACCCTGGACGCACCGTTCGACGGATCCTGGACGTCCGACCTGGCCATGCAGATCGCCTCCTGGTCCACGGACACCTCCGACGACGCCCTGGCATACGCGATGAAGTTCATCACCGGAGCCGCTTCGGGCACCGGATCGGACGGGCGGGCAGTCGGGCAGGCCCAGTACGGTCCACTCGCCACAGACGGCACGCGTATCGAATTCTCCGACTGGAGCGACTACCTGGGCCTGTCCTGGACGTATGCCGACGGCGAGACCCAGAACTTCCCGCACGGGTCGATCACGATCTCGGGATGCATGGACTGCTCCGGCTTCGTCCGCACGGTCTACGGACGGTTCCTGGGCCTGCCCATGACGTTCGACCAGTCCTTCGACGGACTGAACATCCCACGACGCAGCCGGGACATCGGTCCGTCCGGTCCTGGCATCCTCGTAGCATCCGGCACCAGTTCAGCGCCGAGCCTGACCGCCCTCCAGGTCGGAGACATCGTGTCCTTCGACGCGGACAGCGGAGAGGCCGTGTCCGGACAGTTGGACCACACCGGCATCTACCTCGGCACGGACTCCGGCGGCAACCCCCGGTTCATCTCCAGCCGGAAGACCGCGAACGGTCCGACGATGTCCGACCTCGGGGGTAACTCGACGCTGAACGGCACCGGAACGTACGCGACGACGCTGCGAACGATCCGCCGTTTCTAAACCCAACTCCGAGAACCGGTTGAATGGTTTGTGCCACCCCGTAACACTCAATCCGTAAGGAAGAAAATGCCTACTAACTACGCCGACGTGGCGGCCCTCACCCTCGGCTTGGTGCTGCCCGCCATCGTGGCGGTGTTCACCAGGCCCTCGACCAGCCCGACCATCAAGGGCTTCGCGCACGCCGTCCTGGCCACCGCTACCGGCTTCGCGGCGGTACGCCAGGGCGACCCGGAGAACTACACCTGGGCACCAGCCTTGGGAGCCGCGTTCCTCGCCTGGCTGACCGGCACTGTCTTCTACCACTCCCTGCTCAAGAAGTACGGCTGGTTCGGCTGGCTGCAGAACGCGCTGGTGCGCGAGGCGAAGACGCTTCATATCCGTCCCGTCGAGGAACTGACCTCGGACTTCGAGCAGGCGCTGGAGGCTGAGGAGTCCGGCCCGTCGAACAACTTCCCGCTGAGCACCGACGCGGTCCCCGACGAGACGACGGAGCCCACCCCCGAGCCTGCCCCCGAGCCGCCGGTGGACGTCGCCCAGCCTGCCCCGGCCACGGTCTGACCCATGGACTGGTTCCGGCTGCTGCTGATCTCGCTGGCTACCTTCACCGCGTGGGAGTGGGTGGCCGTCACGCTCCCCTTCTCCCTCCCCGCCTGGCTGCAGCCACTCGCTGTGGTGGCCCTGGGCTACGAGGCCCAACGGCTTCCCGGGCGGTGGTTGCTGGCGGTGGCGGCAGCCGGTGCTGTGGCCCTGCTGCACACGGCGGTGCGCGGAGGAGTGGTGGAAGCACCCCCGCTGCGCATCCCGCGCAGGCATCCGGCAACCGGGCGCAGGGTGCCTGACCTGCCCTGATTGTCAAACGACTTGAAACCCTCGCTTTCTTAGTGGGGGTTTCTTGCTTTTAGAATCGGTAACCTGTAACGTACTCATCGCCGCCGAAGAGGCGGTAACAACACCACACGGGAGCACACTTGAGTAAGCCCATCACCCTCGCCTTCGCCGGTTCGGCCGACGTGGACCTCGACAACATCAAGGCTCTGCTCAACGACTGGCTCGGCTTCGGCGACGAGGACGCCGACGGCTACCCCGCCCCCTCCGACCGCGAGATCAACCTGATCTTCCCGATCACCAAGACGCACCTGTCCGACGGCCTGGAGGCCGTGCTGAACTGGTCCGAGTACGTGGACCTGCCGTTCGTCGCGGTCACCGACGGCGAGAAGTCCCGGGCGCTCGACAAGATCCTGCGGGCCGCCGACTCCACGGCCACGGCCAGCAACGTCACGTCGAAGGTCGTCGACCTGCTGGAGGCGGCCGAGGGGGAGAAGTACCTCGTACTGCTGTGGGGCGAGGACGGTAGCGAGGAGGCCGAACTCCTCCTGGACGCCGCCGATCAGGTGGGTATCAAGGCCAAGGACCTCACCGCTGGGCTCGACGACATCTCCTTCGGTGAGCCCGAGGCCGCCGAGGAGCCGGAGCCCGAGCCGGAGCCCGAGCCGGAGGAGCCCAAGCGCGGTCGCCGTCGTGGCCGCCGGGCCGAGCCGGAGGAGGCCCAGCCGGAGGAGGAGCCGCTCACCGAGGACGAGCCGGAGGAGCCCAAGGACGAGCCTGCCCCCAAGCGCAGCCGTCGCAGCCGCAAGCCCGAGCCCGAGGTGGACCCGGTCGAGGAGGACCTGGAGCAGCAGGTCAACCGCGCCGCGCAGAAGGCCCAGCGGGATGCCACCCCGTCCTCCGAGACGGAGATCGACCTCCCGCTCGTCCGCGCCGCTCTGGAGGCGGCCTACACCGTCCTGCGCCTGGAGGACGAGCGCAACGCCGTGATCAACCAGGCCGACGTGCGCGAGCGACCGCTGACCGAACTGCTGCGCAAGGCCCTTCATACGCTCGGGGAGGACCCGGCGAAGGGGGAGGGCTACAAGGCCCTGGCGGCCCAGCAGAAGGACGAGGAGGAGCAGGAGGAGCCCACGGGACGTCGTCGCCGTGGCCGTCCGCGTGACGAGTCCAAGACCTTCGCGTTCCTGGTCGACGAGAAGGGCAACTACAGCCGACGCGGCCGTGGCCGTATCCCGGCCGGACAGAAGGTCGTCCAACTGACCCGGGCGGAGATCGAGGAGAAGGGCCTCGACATCGACGGGGAGTAGAAACGCCAAAGGCCCCCGGCATTGAAGAGGTTCGAGACCTCAATTCACTGCCGGGGGCCTTTGGCCACCACACCCGGAGGCCCACCACAAACCCCGAGATGAGAGAGACCATATCATGCCGCTACCGCTTCATACTTACCGCCTTGGCAGGGCGGGCAATTGAGCATCCTGATCATGTCCGAGGTCTGGCAGTACGCGCCTGTGGGCAAGGGTGACCTGCTGGTCCTGCTGCGTATCGCTGACGCGGCCGGAGACGACCACCGCATGATGTGGGAGTCCGTCAAGACCCTGGCCAAGCGCACCCGCATGTCCGAGCGTGGCGTCTACGCCTGCCTGAAGAGCCTGGAAGAGCGGGGCATCATCGAGTCCGTCCCGAAGGAGAAGGCACCCCCGGAAGCGGCTCTCTACGCCTCCGTCGTGCGCCGGATTCGTCCCGTTTCGGAGTGGGTGGAAGAGCCGGTCCCGCAGGTAGTTGACATGCAGAATCTGCATGATGCAAACCCGGACAATCCCACCCTGCAGAATCTGCACCCTGCAGATTTTTCACCCAACCCTAGTAACCAACTAGTAGTAGGAGAAATAGAAGAGACTACGTCTCTTCCACCGCGCCGGTCGGCGCGGTCAGATCCCGACCATGCTGAGGAGGCCCTCCCGAGGCCGGGTGGCAAGGGCTGGGATGCGGTACGCGCTCCGCGCAAGGGCGGCCGGAAGAAGACCCGGAGGCAGGAGGCCGAGGAAGCCGCCCAGGCGGAGAGGGAACTGGACCCGGCGTATGTGGTGGCTCAGTCTCTCGAAGAGAACACCCCGTCGTTCACCCTGTACGGCGATCTCCCGGCTTCGGACGGAGACCTGGCCCCTCCGGTCCGCCAACGTCGTGAGAGGCGGTCTACGAGGCCGTCAGAGGTACTGGCCTCCTTCTTCGAAAAGCGGGCTCAGGAGGTCGGCCATCCGGTGCCAGGGGCTGTCAACTTCGGAGCGTTGTCCGGGAACTTCGGCCGGTGGATGCGGGAGGGCACCACGAAGGAGGAGATCACCAAGATGATCATCACCTACTGGTCGCCTTCCTGGCAGCGATCGGAGAACGTCCCCGCCTGGAGGGATTTCCTGGCCGCCAGGGGACTGCTGACCCAGCGTCGCGGCAAGTCGGACGCTGCCGATCAGGTGGAGGCCAACAGGTACAACGAGGACTACTGGACCTGACCGACCCGGAGGGGCGGGCTGCTTGCGCGGCTCGCCCCTTACGCATTTTCAGCAGGTATTCAGGAAACGGTAACTGTGTTAGCCTGCTCATCGTCCACCCACCACAGGAGGTACCCCGCACATGGCGACCGACCCCCGGGTCCACGCGCTCCGGCTGAAGGAGTACGGAATCCCACCGCACTACCGACACCTGCGGCTTCATACGTTGGCGGACTCTCCCCACAAGGAGATCTGCCAGAAGTTCGTCGACAACCTCCAGGACCACTACGTCACCGACAAGCGGCCCATCGACCAGTACCCGGCCGACTGGTCCCAGATCGGCAAGGGCCTGCTGGTCGTCGGTCCTCCCGGAACCGGAAAGACCACCCTGGCCACCTCCACGCTGATGGACGTCTACTTCGAGCGCCGCCTGCCGGTCGCCTGGCTGGCCTACTCCGACTACGTGAAGTTGAACATCGAGCGGATGACCCTGCAGGACCGCAAGGAGCCCGAGGCCGTGGCCCGCTGGTGGGCCGTGCAGGACCAGATCGTCTCGGCCGAGAAGGCACCCGTCCTGCTGCTCGACGACGTCGGCAAGGAGCACAAGACCAAGACCGGCTACGCCGAGGGACTGCTGGACGACCTGCTGCGCCTGCGACACCGCGAGGCCCGGCCGACCCTGGTCACCTCCAACGTCCCGCCGGTCAAGTGGGGCGACATCTACAACCCTTCCATGGGCTCCTTCATCCAGGGGGCCTTCACGCACCTGAAGGTTGTCGGAGGAGACCGCCGTGCCGCATGAGCAACGCGCGCTTCATACCCGGCTCCGCACGACGGCGGAGCGCACCTGATGCAGGGCGGGGACATCAGCAACGAAGTCTCCCCTCGCCTGGTCCTGGTCTACGAGGGACTGCTGGGCCTTCTGCCCACGCCGCGCGCACGAGCTGGCGAATCACTCGCCCGCAAGGCCCGCCAGTGGAAGCGCGCGGTCAAGGCCTACGAGATCAACGAGCCACTGGCCCGGGTCATCTGGGACACCGTCTGGCGCTACCGCTACTCGGTCGACGTCATCACCTACCTCGGTGAGGACTTCGCTGAGGCAGTGGAGTGGCGCCTGGACGTCGAGGGCCTTCCTGTCGGCCGCGTGTGGGCGGACAACCCCCAGCGCTTGGCCCGCCGCCTGGCTCTCATGCCGGACGTGGCCGCCGTCTACGACAACGAACACCACCTGATCTACGGCAGCAAGGGGCGCATGCTCCCGGCTGTCCCCACCACCTTGATCGGAGCACTGTAGTGGCGGACTTCGAGCGGCTGCTCGTCTCCCGCGTCATCCAGGACAAGGACCTGTCAGAAGTCGCGGATGCAGGCGTGACGCCTGACTTCTTCCAGGACGCGGACAACAGGGCCGTCTTCAAGGCGATCCTGCGGCACAAGGGCACCTACGGCCAGGTGCCCTCGCTGGCCACCATCAAGACCGACTTCCCGACCTACAAGTTCGTCAAGGTCGAGGACCCCATGCAGGTCCTCACCGACCGGCTGCGGGAACTTCATACTTTGGCCCTCCTGGAAGAGGGCCTGGCCGCTTCGGTCGACGCACACGAGGAGAACAACGCCAACGCCGCCATCGAGGCGCTGTCGCGCACGCTGGCCAACATCGCCTCGGCCGTGCCCAACTCCCGGGACACCGACCTGACGGAGACCGGCCAGGAACGCCTTGCACGGTACCTGTCGCTGAAGGACCTGCCCGACGGGCTCCGGGGCATCCCCACCGGCTTCTCGACGATCGACAGGGCCACCCAGGGCCTCCAGAAGGAGCAACTGGTCACCTTCGTCGGTCCCCCGAAGGCCGGTAAGTCGACCCTGCTGCTGCTGGCTGCCATGGCAGCGCACCTGTTCGGCGAGCGCCCGCTGTTCGTCGGCTTCGAGATGAGCAACGAGGAGCAGGAGGAGAGGTTCGACGCGATCCGCGCGGGGATCTCCCACGCCCGGCTGCGGAACGGCACCCTCAAGAAGACCGAGTGGGACAAACTCGAAAAGGCCCTGCGGGAATTGGAGGCAATGCCCTCCTTCTTCCTCTCCTCGGACTCCATGAATGCCACGACGCTGACCGGTGTGCAGTCGAAGATCGACACCATCCGGCCGACGATCGTATTCGTGGACGGCATCTACATGATGCAGGACGAACTCGGAGAGGCCCAGGGATCCAGTCAGGCGCTCACCAATCTCACCCGGGGATTCAAGCGCATGGCGAAGAACCTGCAGATCCCCATGGTCATTTCCACGCAGGTCCTGGAATGGAAGATGAACAAGAAGAAGGGGATCACCTCCGACTCCATCGGGTACTCCTCCTCATTCGCCCAGGACTCCGACGTGATTCTCGGCGTCGAGCGAACCGACGACGAGAACATCAACAAGATCAAGGTCGTCCTGGCCCGAAACTGCCCGCCCCTGGAGACGTACTGCCAATGGGACTGGGAGACGGGGAAGTTCGAGGAACTGAACGAGGACCCCTTCGCCGACGCCAAGGAGGAGAACACCGATGGCTGGCAGGGAGGCTTCTGACGTAAAGACTGTCGTCCTCGCGGGCAACTACCGGGAGTTCCAGTTCTGGTGCCGGGAGAACGACAGGAATCCCCGTGACCGGAATCTGGTATTCGCGACCGAACCGCGACACATCCGGGGGCTGGGAAAGGTGCACGTCGTCCGCTACGGCACCTACTACATGAACCCTCGCGGGCCCGAGATGAGTGTGTATCTCCGATATCTGGAAGGGAGGCAGTGATGCGGAAAGTAAAGCGAAGTGGGTGGGATGCCGCAGGAAGTGCGCCCGTCCCTGGTAACGTCGCGGCCTGCCTCGACGAACTCGGACTGGAGTTCAAGGAGTACGGCGAAGAACTCCACATGCCCTGCCCCATGCACGAGGCGCGGACAGGAAAGGCGGACAAGCACCCGTCGTTCTCCGTGCATTCCGGGGTCGGTCAGTTCAACTGCTTTTCCTGCGGATACCACGGTGTGTTCGTGATTCTGGTGAAAGACGTCCTCGAAATTCCGTACGCGGATGCTGTCGCGTGGGTGCGCAAGCGCGGAGGAATCGAGCGGGTCAAGAAGTTCCTGGCCAAGAAGTCGGTCGACCCCACCAAGGTCGACACCACCACGCAGATCAACGAGGCCTCGCTGGCTCTGTGGGTGACCCCGCCGGAGGAGGAGTGTGCCAAGCGGCACTTCACCCCCGAGGATGCCGACGTCTGCGGGGTGCTGTGGGACACCGACCGGGAGATGTGGATCGTTCCCGTCCGTGACCCCGACACCGGCGTGCTGTGGGGCTGGCAGGAGAAGAACGCCCGCTACTTCCGCAACCGTCCCAACTCCATGACCAAGTCCAAGACGCTGTTCGGGCTTCATACCTACGAGGGCGACACGGCGATCCTCGTCGAGTCCCCTCTGGACGTCGTGCGGCTGCGCGCGGCCGGATTCCCAGCGGGCCTGTCGTCCTTCGGCGCGGGCGTCTCCGACGCGCAGATGTCCCTGATCCGCGACCACTTCGACACGTTGATCGTCGCGCTCGACAACGACGTGGACGGCGCCAAGCACTCCGAGCGGCTGCGGCAGGAGTGGTCCCGGCGGGGCCTGGCCCTGAAGTTCCTGGACTACTCCGGCACCTCCGCCAAGGACCCCGGCGACATGACCGACGCCGAGGTCGTCTTCGCCGTGCGCAACTCCTACCCATCCGTCATAGCGAGGTTTTCATGAACGCCCCCGAAGGCTACGAGCACCTGGACGCGCTCTTCTGGGACCGCGTCGAACCCGACCCGGACTCCTCCTGCCTCATCTACCAGACCAAGTCCCTCAGTCCCTCCTACAAGGGCAAGACGCTGCTGTCCTACCTCGTCGGCTCGGGAGCCGCCGCGCAGCGCCACCGCTCCTGCTACAGGGCCAAGTGCGTCAACCCCGACCACATAGCCGAGGGCAAGTACACCCCGCGTGCCGTGTACGCACCCAGGGTCAAGACCTCGTCGCAGTTCGATCGGCAGTACTCCCAGTGCTGACCGTCGACCTTCATACCTACCAGGAGGAGGCCGTGGACCGTGCGGTGCAGCGCGGCTCCCTCCTGATCGCCTACGAGATGGGCCTGGGCAAGACGGTCATCGCCCTGGCTGCGATCGAGGAGTTGATCGAGCGGGAGGAGGTCGAGACGACGGTGATCGTCGTCCCGGCCAACCTCAAGTACCAGTGGGCCAAGTCCATCGCCCGCCTCACCGACGTGGCCACCCGCTCGGTCAAGGTGCGCGAGGACGGGATGGTGCAGGAGATCACCGTCCCGACGGAGGACTACTGCGTACTGATCGACGGTGACGCCAAGAAGCGGGCCGCCCAGTACGTCAAGGTGAAGACGTACCGGCCCGATTACGTCATCTTGGGCTACGAGAACGTCGTCAACGACTGGAACTTCGTCCGCCGCATCAAGCCGGAGTGCATCGTCCTGGACGAGTGCACCGCGATCAAAACCTTCCGGGCGCAGCGCACGCGGAAGATCAAGCGGCTGACGGCCCCGTTCCGCTTCGGACTGACTGGCACCCCGGTGGAGAACGGCAAACCCGAGGAACTGTTCTCGATCATGCAGTGGGTGGACGACGAGGTGCTGGGGCGCTTCGACCTGTTCGACAAGACCTACATCGTCCGCAACCGCTTCGGCGGTGTGCAGCAGTACCGGAACCTGCCACTCCTTCACGCCAAGCTGGCCGACGTCATGGTGCGGAAGACGCGCCTGGACCCGGACGTCAAGCCGTTCCTGCCCCGCGTACAGGAGAGCGTCATCCCGGTCGTGCTGGACACCCACACCCGCAAGGCCTACAAGCACATCTCCACCGAACTGCTCTCCGAGCTGCGCGCGCTCGGCCCCAACACGGAGTCGTTCGACCTGTTCGCCCACTACCACGGAGGGGACACCCCGAACGAGAACAGTCAGAAGGGAAAGATCATGGCGCGGATGCAGGCGCTGGACATGCTGCTCAACCACCCGGACCTCATCGTGCGGTCCGGGCAGCGCTACGAGGAGAGCCAGGAGTCGAGGCAGTCGGGGGTGCAGAAGAAGACCTGGCCGGGATCGAAGTACGCCTACGAGGTGTGGCAGTCGGGAGTACTGGATGCGGTCACCACGACCCCGAAGTTGGACGCGGTGGTCTCTGCGGTCGAGGACATCCTCGCGGTCCCCGGCAACAAGGTGATCATCTTCTCGGTCAACCCCGACATGCTCGACCTGCTGGCCGACCGGCTGCCTGATGGCTGCGCGGTTACATACACCGGCCGCATGTCCTCGGCAGCCAAGGCCTATGCCGCCCAGAGGTTCGAGACCGATGGACAGTGTCGTGTCTTCCTGTCCAGCCACGCCGGGGCGTTCGGCACCGACCTGTACATGGCCAACTACCTGATCAACTACGACCTCGCCTGGTCGTCCGGGAAGCAGGATCAGATCAACGCCCGGCACAACCGCGCGAGCAGTGAGTTCAAGGACATCTACATCCTCAACGCCATCACGGCGGCCACCACCGAGCCGCGCAAGCTGGCCATGCTCGCGCACAAGCGCCGGGTGGGGTCGGCCATCACCGACGGCCGAGGCGCCGACGACAACGGCCGCATCGACAACGACCTGGTCTCCCTCACGCAGGCGCTGGAAGCGGCGTAACTTCCAGGATCTCACCCGGGACGTCGAGTGGTTCTAAATCGGTAACTGCATGAGAGTATGCAGATATGCGAGAAGAACCACTCGACGTCCTGCTCCGCGAGGGGCTGGAGGATGTCATACGCCCTCCCGAAGAGCAGGAGGATTGGGACATTGCTCCCATTCGACTGGCTCTGAGGGGTGCCGTTCTCGACTGGTGACCGCATATCGCAAGCAGGTTTGTCAGATCCATTGACGACCTGCTAGGTGGGCCGTAAAGTCTCCTCATCAGCCGCTCGAACAAGGCTCGAACACAGGAGGCCCGCATGACCACCATCGCTGAAGCTCTCGGGATCGACTGGGGCACCTCCGTCGCGGAGGCCCCGAACTACAAACTGACCTACCACGCACAGAAGCAGGCCGCCGCCAAGGGGTGGACCAGCAAGGACGTCCTGCTGGCGGCCAACGAGCCGCTTCATACCTACCCCTCTGCGAGGGTTCCCGGACAGGTCCGCCACGTGCGCGGAGACCTTGTGGCCGTCGTCGACCCCGCCGAGCACCGTGTCGTTACCGTCTACCAGGACGTCGTCGAGACCGCCGTGCGCCGGGACCAGACCGACCGTGACGCCAAGAGGTATGCGGCCAAGCAGGGCACCCACAAGAAGCGGTAACCAAGAATCGACAACTCGAAAACGGTAGTGTAGAGTCACTACTTGCCTAGCCCAACACCCAGTAGAAGGAGAGCATCCGCTCTATGGCTACAGTCCAACGCCGCAACACCCGCCGGGTTCCTGAGAAGCCCATCAATCTCCAGATCGAGAACGATCCGATGGAGAAGACCCGGCAGTTCCTGGCGCTGAAGTTCCAGGAGACGCAGATCGTCACCCGCAAGAACAAGTTGCGCGACGAGATCTCCGTCTACGTCGACAACATCGGCGAGGTCGACGAAAAGGGATCCAAGTTCTGGACCCTGCCGTCCCCCATCGAGATCAACGGCCAGAAGTTCACCGAGGTCAAGCGAGAGCGCCGCGTCTCCATCGGCCTGGACGCGGAGGCCGCCGACGTGCTGCTCACCGCCAAGGGGCTGCGAGACCGCGTCTTCAAGCCGGTCACCACCGAGGTCCTGGACCAGCAGGAGTTGTACGTGCTCAACCAGGAGGGGCTCCTGTCCGACGAGGAACTGGACGGCCTGTTCACCGAGGACGTCGCCTTCGCCTTCAAGCCGATCAGGGGCTGACATGGGTTCCCACGCCTACGCGCGCCTCGGCTACGGCTACGACCTCGGCGGGGACGAGGGGGAGTACAAGATCCGTGAGGACATCGACGAACTCCCCTGGTACGACATGGACCTGGGCCTGAAGACGTCCGCCGAGCAGCACCTGGAGAACGTGCTCGGACTGCCCAACGTCCACTTCCAGACCTACGGCAATCTCAGCCGGGGCTACACCGGAGACCTTCTGCTCGCCGGAACGTCTCTGAGCAGGAACTGGGTCGCGGAGATCGAGATCCCGGAGATCACCGACAAGCACCGCGAGCACCTGGCCCTGGCCCTGAAGACCCTCGGTATCACTCCGGAGCAGGGAGAGCCCCGCTGGCTTCTCGCCACTCACTACGGATAGGACCCACCACATGACCGCCTCTGCAGACGCCCTGGATCAGGAGTTCGCGCAGATCGGGGAGCAGTTCTACCCCGGCTCCACCCGCCCCATCGTCCGTCACCCCAACCGGCTTCATACCGAGGCCGCCGATGGAGCGGCCGACAACACGGGAAGACCTTGGCTTAACCCCGGATACGCCAAGTCCCATCAGCCGGGAGGGTACTGGGGAGGCTGGGATGCCAAGCCCCGCAAGTACGTCGTGGCCGGTGTCGAGACCGAGTTCTACACCCTCGGCAACCTCGCCCAGGCACTCGGCCGCCAGTCGGTGACCATCCGCAAGTGGGAGCGCGAGGGGATCATCCCCAAGTCCACGTACCAGTCCCCGGGCCGGGACGACGACCCGCGTGGACGGCGGCGGCTGTACACCCGCGAGCAGATCGAGGGCATCGTCCGCATCGCGCAGGAGGAAGGCATCCTGGTGTCTCACCAGAAGCCGATCAAGTCGACCGCTTTCACCGCCCGCGTCGTCGACCTCTTCAAGAGGCTGGCCGAGCAGTGAAGATCATCCGCAGCGCCAAGCACCACGTGTCCATGGGGAACTTCGAGTGGGTGGAGTTCTCCGAGTCCGTGGAGATCGACAGCGACGACTTCCCCAACGCCAAGTCCCTGAAGGACCTGCACAAGATCGCGGTCGACTACATCCACGACTCGCTGGCGAACGACATCGAGGAGTCCCGGCTGAACACCGCCGAGGACGAGTCCTACATCCACCTCTACAAGCAGGAGAACAACTGATGGCCCGTACCCTCACCCGCCGTCGCGCCCCGCGCAGCACCGACGCGTACAGCCCGGCCGAGGAGCCGGAGGACGAGCGCTACGACGACGAGGAGGACGAGCGTCCCGCCAGGGGCTCGCGACGTGGCTCGCGCCGCGAGTCGCTTCATACCGAGGAGGCCCCCGCCTCCCGCCGCTCCCGCCGTCCGGCCAAGGACGAGGAGGAGGACGACGAGCCCTCACCGAGCGTCGGCGGCCGGGGATGGGGCTCGTACGAGAAGACCAAGCAGGCCACCTCCTCCTTCCCCGACGACTTCAAGGTCACCGGCGACGAGGTGCTGTTCAAGTTCCTCGACGACGAGCCGTTCTGGGTCTACCTGCAGCACTGGATCGAGCGCAAGGGCAAGCGATCCTGGACGTGCCTGGAGGTCCGCTGCCCCCTGTGCGACGACGCCGGTGACAAGCCCTCGCAGCAGGTCTGCTTCAACGTCGTGGACTTCACCGACCCCCAGGACCCCAAGGTCAAGGTGTGGAAGGTCGGCCCGATGGTCGCCGACATCCTCAAGAACTTCGCCAAGAGCGACAAGACCAAGCCCCTCAACCGGGACGACCTGTACTTCTCCGCCCGCAAGGAGACCAAGAACAACAAGACCAACTACTACATCATCCCGGTCAAGGAGCGGGACATCTACGACGACTGGGAGGTCGACCCCGACGACGTGGACCTGGACGCCCTGGAGGCCGACGCCTACGACGAGACGATCTTCAAGGTGAACTCGCGCAGCGAACTCAAGCAGATCGCCCGCGAGATCCTCAACGACTGACCGGCTCCGACGGGGAGGTTCCAGCACCGAGCTGGGGCCTCCCCTCAGCTTTCCCATCCGCCACCACCACAGGAGCCCGTCGTGGCCGTCACCACCCGCATCCACATCAACCAGCACCACATCAAGGCGAATCGAAAGGCCGGGCCGGGGGAGGAGCGCCTGCCGGTCATCACCGCCAAGGACTACAAGCAGAACCGCAAGGGCAACGACGTCACGGTACTCGACGCCGACGGCAAGGTCGTGGCCCGCGTCGTCTACCGCCCGGACCAGCCGCTCGACTGCGGCGCCCACGTCTGGATCGAGACCACCAGCGAGGTAGTCGTCGCATGATCATCCGCGACTCGGTCATCTTGACCCCCGACCGACTTCATACCGTGGTCGAGCGCTTCATGGAGCGTCCGGCCTTCTCCTTCGACATCGAGACGATCGGCAAGAACCGCAACGTCCCGACCCAGAACGTCGCCAACTGGATGTCGCTGGCCACTGACGGCATGGCCTACGCCATCCCCTTCGGCCACCCCAACGGCGACGTCCAGATCTCCAGGGCCACGAAGAAGAAGAACAAGGCCACCGGGAAGTTCGACCCCATCCCGGCCGTGTTCGACGCTCCGCCGCAGCAGATGCTGCCCAGCGAGGTGTTCAGCATCCTCAAGCCGCTGTTCTGGGCCGAGGACAAGATCAAGATCGCCCACAACGCGACCTTCGACCTGATCAGCACCGCGAAGTACTGGGGCGAGATCGCACCGCCGGACTACTCCGACACCATCGTGCTGCAGTGGCTGCTCGACGAGAACATGAAGCAGAAGGGCCTGAAGGAACTCGTCAAGCGGTACTACAAGGTCGACTACGACCAGGAGAACGTCGGCAAGAACGGCGTGGAGAAGTTCACGTTCTCCAAGGTCGCCCACTACGCCTACATGGACGCCAAGTACACCTGGCTGCTGTGGAAGCAGTTCCAACGCCGGATCGAGGAGCAGAACCTCACGCACGTCCGCCGCCTGGAGATGGATGTGCTCGGCGTGCTGCTCGACATGGGCATCACCGGCGCCCCGGTCGACGTCGAGGCGATGGAGGAGCTGGTCCGCGACATGTCCGCCCGGCTGGTGGACATCGAGGCCAACATCTACCGGGCCGCCGGTCAGCGCTTCAACCTCAACGCGCCCGCGCAGAAGGCCGCTGTCCTGTACGCCCCGAAGTCCGAGGGCGGCCAGGGCCTCAAGCCTCTCAAGCCCACCGACGGCGGGAAGAAGAAGAGGGACGCGGGGCAGACCCTCACCTTCGCCGACTACTCCACCGACTCCGACTCCCTGGAAGCGCACCCCAACAACCCGGTCGTCAAGGCCCTGGCCGACTACGCAGAAGTCGCCAAGCTGCTCGGGTACCCGCTGGCATACCTGGGTGTCGAGGGCGACCCCGATAAGCCCTGCCGGATATTCGACGGCCGCATTCACGCCGACTTCGTTCAGTACGGAACGGTGACCGGACGATTCTCCTGCCGGGAACCCAACCTGCAGAATATCCCACGACCTGACACCGAACTCGGTAAGCGGATCCGAGGACTGTTCATCGCACCGTCCGGCTACAAGCTGGTCGTCGCCGACTATGGGCAGATCGAACTGGTGGTGCTCGCGCACTTCATCGGAAAGGGTGCGCTGTACCGGGGATTCCACAACGGTGTGGACCCGCACTCGGCCACTGCCGCAGCCCTTATCGGCCAGGATCCGCAAGAATTCATGGCCCGCGTCAAGGCCGGTGACCGAGAGGCCATCAACCTTCGGCAGGTGGCAAAGGGAATCAACTTCGCCGTCGTATATGGAGCGGGCCCGGACAAGGTCGCTTCGATGGCTGGAATTTCCGTAAAGGAAGCAAAGCGCTTCCTGGAGATCCACCAGAAGATGTTCCCCGAGATCTACGCCTTCAAGAACGACGTCGTCCGTGTCTGCCGATCCCGCCGCCCTCCGCACATCCGCACTCTGCTAGGCCGCAAGCGGCGCCTGCCGCTCATCCTGTCGCAGAACAACGGTCTGCGTATGGGTGCCGAGCGCCAGGCCGTCAACAGCCTCATCCAGGGCTCGGCGGCCGACCTCATCAAGTTGGCGATGATCCGGCTGAGCAACCTCCTGCCGGACGACATCCGCCTGATCCTCTCCGTGCACGACGAGCTGGTCGTGCTCGCGCCGGAGGACCGGGCACAGGAAGCAGCCGCGCTGGTCAAGGAGGCCATGCTCGGCGAGGACATCCAGAAACTCCTGCGCGTCCCTCTCTCGTCGGACGTCAAGATCGTAGACCGTTGGTCGGAGGCGAAGTAGTGCGATTCTTCAACCGAAAGAATGACGACTCGGACAATCCCGAGGACATCGACTCGTTCGAGGGTTCGGGCGTGACCATGTACACCCCGGAGATGCTCACCAAGCGGCTGCTGTGGGATCTCGTGCCCTGCTCTGACGTCGAGGGGATGATGCCCCTCATGAACCTCTCTCCGGAAAGCCCGGACGTCCGCGACATGGAGCACCGATCCAGCCACGAAAGAATGGCTGCGGTGATACCCCTGGGGGAAATTCTCGCACTGCTCACGCCGCTTGTTTCAGGCATTACCGCCTCGGCTATGCTGATTAACTCGGGCGTCTCGGTGGACGAGGATTCTGCGGTGTCACTCCAGCGTCACCATTCCCTCGTCCTCCAAGCCGGGGTGGGCGCGATCCTCGCGAACCTCTTCGACATGGGCATCATCACGTACACGGAAGGAGCGCAGTTCGGTGAGTAACTTCTGGGCAAACAAGTTGGGGGCGGCGCCTCCGCAGGCTGCCCCCGCCCAGGCCCCTCAGCCTCAGCCGCAGCCGACCGGTGGCCCCTGGTGGGCATCCCCCGGCCAGCAACAGCAGGCATACCCCGCGCCCGAGCAGGTTCAGCAGACAGTGCCAGTTCCCCAGCCGGGGAAGGCCCCGGCTCGCGCCATGGTCGCCAAGCAGAACACCCACTGCCCCGACTGCGGCGGCGACGACTTCTTCAAGCCGCATGGCCAGCCGCAGGCCATGGCCCAGTGCTACACGTGCGGCTACAACTCCCGCTTCCAGCAGACCGCTGCCGGGCTCCCTTCCGGTGACAAGTCGACACCCTCGACGCCAGCCCGACAGATCGCCAGCGGGGGAGCGGGGGGCCGTAGCAACTACGACCCCAGCCACATCGTAGACGTCATTCGCTGACGTCCCCCTTACCTACCGCTACTGAATGGATCAACTGGTGACCTCCTTGCTCACCCTCTCCGGCGACATCGCCGACCCCTACCGTTCCTTCATCGCGAAGAGCCGCTACAGCCGGTGGCTGGAGGAGGAGAACCGTCGCGAGACCTGGACGGAAACCGTCGACCGCTACATGACGTTCATGAAGGTGCAGTTGCGGGACAAGCACCGATACGCCCCGGACGGCGACCTGTTCTTCGAGATCCGGCAGGCCATCCTCAACCACGACGTGATGCCGTCCATGCGCGCGGTGATGACGGCCGGTCCCGCCCTGGACCGATCGAACATCGCCGGGTTCAACTGCTCGTACCTCCCGTTGAAGGACCCGCTCGCCCTGGACGAACTGCTCTACATCCTCATGAACGGCACGGGTGTCGGCTACAGCGTCGAGAAGCGGTACGTCGACCAGTTGCCCAGCGTCGCTGAGCGGCTGGAGGAGGTCCCCACCGTGGTCATCAAGGTGGAGGACTCCAAGGAGGGCTGGGGCCTGGCCTACCGCGAGTTGCTGAAGCATCTGCGGGTCGGCGCGATCCCCACCTGGGACCTGTCCGAGATCCGTCCGGCCGGTAGCCGACTTCATACCTTCGGAGGGCGAGCCTCCGGCCCCGAACCACTCAACTCCCTCTTCGAGTTCACCGTGGAGAAGTTCAAGGCGGCGGCCGGTCGCAAGTTCCGGCCGATCGAGGTCCACGACATCGCGTGCAAGATCGCCTCCGTCGTGGTCGTCGGTGGCGTCCGCCGCTCCGCCATGATCAGCCTCTCCGACCTCGACGACCGCGAGATGGCCGAGGCGAAGTCGGGGGAGTGGTGGGTCGAGCACCCCTACCGCGCGCTGGCGAACATCTCGGCCGTCTACGACGACAGGACGACCGTCGAGGAGTTCGACCAGGAGTGGGACTCTCTGGTCGCCTCCGGCAGCGGCGAGCGGGGGATCTTCCACCGTGGTGCTGCCCAGCGGCAGGCCGCCAGGTTCGGCCGCCGGTCGCAGGACACCGACTACGGGACCAACCCCTGCAGCGAGATCATTCTGCGCCCGTTCTCGTTCTGCAACCTCTCCGAGGTCGTGGTCCGCCCGGACGACACCGTCGCCGACCTGACGCGCAAGGCCCGCCTGGCCACCATCCTCGGCACCTGGCAGGCCACCCTGACTGACTACCCGTACCTGCGGGAGGAGTGGCGCCAGAACGCGGAGGAGGAGCGGCTGCTGGGCGTCAGCCTGACCGGCGTGTTCGGAAACCCGCACCTGAACGGGAGCAAGGGGCAAGGGCTGACCGCCTTGGCGCTGGCCAACCTGCGCATCGTGGTGCGGGAAGCCAACAAGCAGGAAGCCCTCCGGCTCGGCATCCCTGAGAGCGCCGCGACCACCACCGTGAAGCCTTCGGGGACGGTGTCCCAGTTGGTTGACTGCGAGTCCGGGCTCCACCCGAAGCATGCCCGCTTCTACCGGCGCCGGGTCCGCGTGGACAAGAAGGACCCCGTGGCGTTCGTGCTGATCGACGCCGGGATCCCGTACGAGGAGGACGCCTACAACTCCGCCGCGTGGGTGTTCACCTTCGCCCAGCGGGCCGGGGAGGAGGCCCTGGTGCGTGACGACGTCTCGGCACTGCGGCACCTCGCGTTGTGGATGACGTACCAGACCTTCTGGTGCGAGCACAAACCGTCGGTGACGATCTCCGTCCGCGAGGAGGAGTGGAAGGACGTGGGCGCCTGGGTTCTGGACCGCCTCGACGAGATCTCCGGCGTCTCCTTCCTCCCCTACTCCGACCACACCTACGTGCAGGCCCCGTACGAGGAGTGCACGCAGGAGGAGTACGAGGAACTGGTGTCCAAGAACCAGCGGGTGGAGTGGTCGGACCTGGCGTTCTACGAGACGTACGACCAGACCAAGGGCAGCCAGTCACTGGCCTGCTCGGCGGCTGGCGGCTGCGAGGACGTCGACCTCGTGACCGCCTGACACTGATCAAAAGATCTTCGTCTGACTAGTTGATACATCGCTGGACCGGTAGTTCCCTGCCAGATATGGTATGGGGGCTACCGGTTCTGCGTTACGCGATCAGGAGAAACAACACCACATGACACTTCATACCTGCGGGGGCTGCCCGTGACCGTCAACAAGGAAGCCCTCGCACTCATCGCCAAGGTCAACAAGGAGATCCCCGGGGCCATCTGCTTCGCCTCGGAGATGAAGGTGGCCAAGCGCTTCACCTCCGGCTCCTTGTCCCTGGACATCGCCCTCGGTGGCGGCTGGCCAGGCAATCAGTGGGTCGAGGTGATCGGCCGGGAGTCTCACGGCAAGACGTTCATCGTCTACAAGACGCTGGCCGCCAACCAGGCACTCGACCCGAACTTCTGCGCCCTGTGGATCGCGGCCGAGCACTACGACGTCGACCAGGCCGAGGCCCTGGGCGTCGACAACAACCGCGTCCTGGTCGTCCCCACCCAGCAGATGGAGTTCGCCTACCAGACGATGCTGGACTTCGCCGCCTCCCGCTCCGTCGACATGATCGTGCTCGACTCCTACCCCGCACTCATCCCGGACGAGGAGTCCGCCAAGGACATGGACGAGGCGACCATGGCGCTCGGCGCCCGCCTCACCGGCAAGTTCTTCCGCAAGTCCGGCGCCGCGACCAAGCGCAGCATGACCGACCCCGACGACCGCCCGATGCTGGGCATCGTCATCAACCAGTACCGCGACGCCATCGGCAAGTTCAGCCCTCACGGCACGCCGACCACGACTCCCGGCGGAAACGCCAAGAACTACGCCTTCTACACCAGAGTCGAGGTCCGGCGCGACGAATGGATTCAGGAGGCCCGGCCCGGCAAGGGCAAGGTGAATGTCGGCCAGGTCGTCAAGGTGAAGACCATCAAGAACAAGTCGGCGGCCCCGCAGCAGATCGCCACCATCGACGCCTACTTCCGGGCGGCGCCCTACCTGAACTTCCCGCGCGGTGCGTACGACACCGCCAAGGAAATCCAGACCATGGGCATTCTCTTCGACGTCATCCAGCGCAAGGGCGCCTTCTTCGAGATCGACAACGGACAGTACGACGCCAAGGGCAAGCCGGTGCTGCGCTGGCAGGGCAAGGACGCCCTGCTGACCGGCCTGCGCGAGGACCCCGAACTGCTGGCCAGCATCTATCAGAAGGTCCTGGCCGCATCCACCCGTGCCGACGAGCGCAGCATCTCCGAGGAGGACCTGGAGACCGCCGAGAGCGCGGGCACCAAGAAGGTGTCGCGCAGGCCCAAGGCCGAGGAAGCCGACGGGCTTCATACCCAGGCCGCCTGATGGTGGCCCTGATCGCCTTGCTGCTCCTGCTGGTCGCGGCCGTTTACATCCTGTTCCTCGGCGTCCGGTATTCCCGGCGCCAGGGCAGGGCCCACGAGAAGTTCAATCTCCTCGCGAATCTCCTGGAGGCCGCATATGGCGGACATGTTGAAGAAGAGCCAGGCGCAGGAGAGGCGAGGAGCGAAACTTCTCGGCGGGACGGTGAACGCCGGTAGTGGAAATGGTTGGGTCCGGAAGAACGATGTCAGGACCCCCGACTACTCCATCGAGTACAAAGTCACCAGCAAGGGCTCGTACTCCCTGAAGGACAAAGAACTGATAACCGCAGAGAAGCAGGCCCTGATCGACGGCAGGGAAATGCTCTTCGGCACTCAGATGGCCAGTGGAAGGAACTGGATCACGATGTCCGAAGAGACATTTCTCGCGCTTCATACCTTGGCGCACCCGAGTGCGGAAGCCGAGGAGATCCTGCCGTGGTAATGCACCTGCGTATCAATGCACCGGAGTGGGATGGCGGAGGCAAGCCTGAAAAGGAGGCCTCCTGCCGGAAGTTCCGGCCGACCAGGGACCACGACGACTTCTTCGGAGACGGCACAGGAAGCCGGTCGCAGGCCAAGCACGTTTGCAACGGCACCTATACCGACCGGGTGTGCCCGCTGCGAGAACAGTGCCTGAAGTTCGCGCTCGTCAACAACGAGCACTACGGAATCTGGGGCGGTCTGAGCGTCCTGGAACGGGCCTACATCCGGAGGTTCGTACCCAAGAAGGACTGGAGATTCGCAAGTGCCCCGAGCCGGGAAGACCTCGAAGCCGTCTGGCCGGACCGCATCCCGTCGGACTACGACGACGACGAAGCCGACGGGGAGGATGGCGAGCCTGGCGGAGACGAAGAAGACCTCCTCGCTGCTGCTGGGTGACATCCACAAGCACCTGCTCTCCGAGCACGACAAGCCGACCGACCGGCGGCAGGACATCATCCACCCCTCCGAGATGGCCAAGAGCGACTGGTGCCCCCGTCAGACCTACTACAGGCTGGCGGGGGTTTCCCCCGAGAAGAGCCGGAACTTCTCCGCACAGTTGGAGGGGGTCTTTGCCGAGGGCCACATGATCCACGCGAAGTGGCAGAAGTGGCTGCAGGACATGGGGCGGCTGTATGGCAAGTGGGTGTGCCGTCTGTGCGGGCACGCCTGGCTCGGCACCGGCGGGCAGCCGACATGTGCCAACTGCTACAACGCGCTCGACGGCTACGGAGACGTGAGCAGGTTCGCTCTCGACTACCACGAGGTGCCCCTGGAGGCCGAGGAGAAGTACCTCATCGCGGGACACGAGGACGGGGCCGTAGAGGACCTGAACGCCCTTGTCGAGATCAAGTCCATAGGCAACGGCACCGTCCGCTTCGATGACCCCAAGCTGCTGCGGCAGTTCACCGTGAAGACCGAGGACGGCAAGACCGTCATCGACACCGACGGGCTGTGGAAGGCGCTTCGCCGTCCGTTCGGCAGCCACATCCGGCAGACCCAGATCTATCTCGCGCTGTGCAAGGAGATGGGCCTGCCGTTCGACCAGGTGATCTTCCTCTACGAGTACAAGGCGACTCAGGCGACCAAGGAGTTCGTCGTCAAGTACAACTCGGAGATCTCCGAGCCGCTGCTGGATTCCGCGCTCGACATCAAATACGCCCTGAAGAAGGGCAAGCCACCACCACGACCGGACTTCTGCGGCCAGGACAAGAAGACCTGCAAGGAATGTCCGTTCTTCAACGCCTGCTGGGAGACCACCACCAATGACACGAGCGGTAGTGCGCAAGGGCTGGGAAGCGGTACAGACGCCCAGCGAGAGAGCGACCCGGCAGTTGGCCAGGGAGGACCTGCCACTGCCCCCGAAGCCGGACGGCGACGTGCCCGAACTGCCGGAGGATCCCACCGCGCTAAGCGACAGCGAGTTGATGACGCTGTTCACCAGGACGACGGCGTGGGTGGAGTACACAGGCTCCCGGCTGGCGGCAGCGGAGGTGGACGAAAAGTCCACCGTCGACACACTCGAAAGGCATAAGGCCCTATCCGCCGTCAGGAACGCCTCCGAGAAGACAGTGACGGCCGCCCGCGCTCGGGCGTACGAGGACCCGGAGTACCTGGAGGCCCAGGAGGCCAAGACCCGGGCCTACGCGTACCGCAAACTCCTGCAGGCCGTCCATGACTCCGCCGAGCGGAAGAACACGCTCCTGAGCCGTGAACTGACCCGGCGGGTCGGCCGGGGGGACCGTGAGGCGCGCGCAGGACGGATGAGCGCGTGAAGCGCCCGACGCTTACGTCCGCAGACCCAGCACCCCCGGCGGGCTCGGTAGTACAGAGCACCTGTAACGGTGTCCAGTGGGCCAACCTCGGTTGCTACTGGGTGCGCATGGATGGTCATGGTGGCCCAAAGTCCTGGACGAAGGTCGCTGGAAACTACGGCCCCGTCGTCGTCCTTCTTCGTTCGGAGGGCTCATGAGGCTCGTACAGCGCAAGGTGACCCGTCTCATGCAGCCCCGCCCGCCATGGACGTGGCGCGAGGAGTGGTCCACCGGGGCTCCTCGCACCTGCCTGAGCAACCACAAGGTGCCGGTGTACGTCGACCGGCGCGGTCGCGGCTTCCTGGCGGGGCGGCTGGACTACATGCTGCGGCTCTACCAGCACACGGGCATCAGCGAGCAGTCGGCCGTCCAGGACGGGCTGGTGATGTACGACGCCTTCGAGTGGGAGGCCGTGGGTCACATTGCGGAGTGGTTCGAATACGTTGACAACCGCCGCGAGATAGTGTTTCGTATCGGTAAGAAAGAAGCGGTAACTACAGTACGACTCATCGAGACGGACGACGGCCCCCGCTACGGCATCCCACTCAGCGCATACTCGGCCCACGAAAGGGACTAACACCACATGACCGTCCTCAAGGCGAGCGACTACCCGAAGTTCCGGCCCATCCCGCGACTGCACCGCCGTGTGGTCATCACCGAGAAGATCAACGGCACCAACGGCCTGATCGAGGTCACCCGGCTCCCCGACGCCGTCCCCCTGATGGACCCCCAGTACCTGGAGGGTACGACCGGAGTCGGTGTCACGCTGTTCAACGAGACCGACAACCGCTACGAGCGCTTCATCGTCCGGGCGGGCAGCCGGAACCGCTGGCTCACCCCCGGCAACGACAACTTCCAGTTCGCTGCGTGGGTGTGGGAGAACGCCGTCGCTTTGGCCGGGCTCGGCGAGGGCAAGCACTACGGCGAGTGGTTCGGCCAGGGCATCCAGTCCGGCTACGGGCTCGACGAGAAGCGCTTCGCCCTGTTCAACACCCAGCGCTGGTACGACTCGAACGACCCGGAGATCACCGAGCACTACCTGCAGACCTTCCCCAAGGCCAAGCCCGCCCCGGATATCGTCACCGTGGTGCCGGTCATTTCCGTCATCGACGGCAAGTGGCTGAACGAAGCAGTCGACGAGGCGCTTCATACGTTGGAGTCCGAGGGCTCCCTGATCGCGCCGGGCTTCATGGACCCCGAGGGTGTCGTCGTCTACCACGACGCGGCCGGTACCTACTTCAAGGCCACCCTCAAGAACGACGAGTCGCCGAAGTCGGTGGTGAAGTCCAAGTGACCACCCTCCGCTCAGACCTCTCCGCGACGCTCGACCTGGACAACCTGGCCGGGTCCGACGCGAAGATCTGCCAGGCGGCTCGCGTGTCCACCCTCGGCTCCGCTGCGGCGGAGTCGGGGGAGGCCGGGGGCCTGATCAACTACCTCATGGAGAACCGGCACGGCAGCCCCTTCGAGCACGGCTCGCTGTCGTTCCTCATCGAGGCCCCGATCTTCGTGGCTCGGGAGTTCATGAGGCACAGGGCCGGGTGGTCTTACAACGAGACCTCCGGCAGGTACCGGGAACTGGAGCCTCACTTCTACGTCCCGACGCACGACCGCCCGCTGGTGCAGGAGGGCAAGCCAGGCCAGTACACGTTCGTCCCCGGCACCCACGAGCACTTCGGCATCACGCGCTGGGAGCACGAGAGCGTCTACCGCGCCGCGTGGTCCTCCTACCAACGCATGCTGAAGGCGGGCGTGGCCAAGGAGGTCGCACGCAACGTACTGCCGGTCGGCACCTACACCGCGTTCTACGCCACCTGCAACCCGCGCTCGCTGATGCACTTCCTGTCCCTGCGCACCAAGAACCCCGGCGCCCATTTCGCCTCTTTCCCGCAGTACGAGATCGAGAAGGTGGCGCTGGAGATGGAAGCCGCCTTCGCCGAGTACTTCCCGCTGACATACCAGGCCTTCGTGGGCTGGGGAAGGGTCGCCCCGTGAACCGCTTCCGCAGACTCCGCCGAGAACTGCCCTTCTACGTAACGTGTGCGCTGGTGGGCCTCGCGCTCGGTGCGCTCCTCGTGGGGGGCGTGTGGATACGCACCTCCGCCCCCTGCTCCTGGTGGTCCTGGCAGCCCGTCAAGGATGTGCCCGCGCGGTGCCTGATGCACCGATGAGCGCCGGAACCATCACCGCGCTGGTGATCGCCGCCGTATTCGTCGGGCTCCTCCTGTACACCGCCCACGCGCTGATCGCCGTGCGCGCCGAACTCGACCGCACCACCGACGAACTCATCGCCGAGCGGAAGCGGCGGTGGAGTACGGAGGACCAGGCCCGGAACCTCATCGACAAGGTCACCCCGCTGATCGCCCAGACGGACTGGATGACCGGCCGCTGGAAGGGCCAGTTCGAAACCCTGCAGCGCATGGAGAAGCGGCGCAACGAGCAGGTCGTCGCCGCCCGGCGGGCTCTGTGGACCATCCCCTTGATGGTCGAGTACATCAGGGACAACACCCTCGCAACCACCATCGAAGTAGAGGACCAGACCAAGTGAGCACCACGCTTTCCCCCACCGACAGGCTTCCCCAGGTCATCCTGGAGTGGCTGCCCGGCTTCATCGGCCTCCACGGATACCCCGGAACCGGCAAGGACGCCGTCGCCCGGATCCTGACCGAGTACGGGTACGAGCGAGTCGCCTTCGCCGATACCCTCCGCGAGGCCCTGTACGTCCTCAACCCCGTCATCCTGTCCGACTCCTACGGCCGGGACTTCCGGCTGCAGGAGATCGTGGACGAGATCGGCTGGGAGGACGCCAAGCGCACCTACGACGAGATCCGCCGCATGCTGCAGGTGCTGGGCACCGAGGTCGGCCGGGAGATGATCAGCCAGGACGTGTGGGTCGAGGCCGCATTTAAGGGCCTGGACAAGAGCAAGCGCTACGTCTTCACCGACCTGCGGTTCGAGAACGAGCACCAGGCCATCGACTCTCGCTTGGGCTTGCTAATCAAGATCACCCGGCCCGGCTACGGCGCCGTCAACGACCACAAGTCGGAGAAGGAACTGCCCGACAAGTGGTTCGACTCCCACCTGGTCAACGACGGGGACCTCCAGGACCTTCATACCAAGGTGCACGAGATCCTGGCCCAGGCCTGAGCGGTGGACGGATACATGACCGCGTACAAGGGCATCGCCAACGGCGGATCCACCAAGGGGTACGCAGTGGGTTGGGTCCACAAGGGCCACCCCGCTCCCGAGGAGAAGATCGCGGCGCTGAACGAGATGCTGGACCGGCACGGGAATGACACCACGGACTGGCTCATCCCGCCGACCATCCACTACCACCACGTCGACACCGTGGTGCTGCGCGATTTCCACAGCCGGACCTTCGCCCCGATGGACAACTGCTACTGGTCGGTGCGAGGGGTTCTGGTGGACAAGCCCGAGCACGGACTCATCCCCGAGGGTGTCCGCATGCCTCTCTACGGTGATCGGGAGTACGACCGGTGACGAACAAGTCCAAGCAGAAGGGCACCTCGTTCGAGACCAGCCTGCTCCCGGCCATCAAGGCCAAGCAGCCCCTGGCCGAGCGCCGGGTGCTGAACGGCGCGGCCGACAAGGGCGACTTCTACGTCCCCGGCGAGGGCCGCTTCGTCATCGAGGCGAAGAACGAGAAGGCCATGAGCCTGTCCGGCTGGTTGAAGGAGGCCACCGTCGAGGCCGAGAACGCGGGCGTGCCTCACGGGGTGGTCTTCCACAAGAAGCGCGGGGTCACAGACCCCCGCGAGCAGTACGCGACCATGAAGGTCGGCACGTTCCTCGACCTCGTATACCCCAAGGCTCCTGAAGAGTAACAACTAAATACGCAGCAGGCCCCGGGTGGGGATAGAGCCCCGGGGCCTGCTGTCATTAACACAAGAATCCTGCTGCTCCGTATTCTCGATTTGTGACGCAAATCGGAGCAACAGGAGACACCAATGGGAGTTCAGTTCGACGACGAGGTAGCCAGTAACGAGGCTATCCTCCGGGTGAAGAGTTCGTCGTCCGCCGCCAGCCTGGCCAGCGCCATCTCGCACGCCGTCTACGACGGTAAGCGGGTGACCCTGCGGGCCATCGGTGCAGGCGCGGTAAACCAGGCCATGAAGGCTATCGCCATCGCGAACAGTTTCGTGGCTCCGAGGGGAATCGTCCTCGACTGCCGACCCGGTTTCACCACGGTGACCACACCGGACGCGGGGGAAATCAGCGCCCTGCTTCTGCGGATCCTCGTCCACTGATCAGTTCCAATCCGCTGCGCTCCCGTCTTTACACTTGGAATGATCCTGTGGAGGGAAAATGAACGGCGTGTCGAGCGGACGAAATGGGTCCTTTTCTTCCGGAGCAATGGAAACGAAGTACCCGACGGCGCAGACCCACTTCACGCCGACCTCGGTTTTCGATGAGACGCAGGTGCGCGGATCCAGCAACGGTCTGTCGAGCGACGACTACGAACGCAAGCGCATCGGTGGCGGCTCCGCCCCTTCGCAGAACGGCTCCTCGTCGAACACCTACGACCAGCGGCTGTGGATCGACAAGAACCCGTACCGAACCATCGGCGGCTAAGGAGCCTGCAGTGGCGAAGAACAAGAACAGCAACGTGACGACGGACAACCCGTCGCTGCGTCCGACCATGGGCACCTCGGCGTCCAACGTCGGCAACGTGGCCAAGCCGATCAAGGGCCGGTCGGTGCCGAAGAAGAACCAGGCCAAGGGCGGCTTCCTGGAGTCGGCCACGGCCGCCCACCGCCCGAACATCCTGGAGCGCAACGGCGCCTCCCTGCACCCGACCGCCGTCCTGTACGAGGCGAACGCGGCCTGCGCGAACGACGTCCAGCGCAACACCGTGACCGTCCCCTCCGCCGTCGGCAACCGGGACTTCTGGCTCAAGCGCCAGTACGGCCAGGGCGCGTAACCCAGTAAGTAGGCAGCAGTGTCCAGCAACTGGCAGTACTTGGCCGATGGACAGCCGGGCTCCATAGTGCGCGCGAACGGCGGGGCGGGAACCGACGCCCTGAACTTCCGCGACTCACTGGACGCCCGGCGCGCTGGCATGGGGGCACGCGTCCCCTCGGCGGAGTACCCCGACGGCTACCTCGGAACGATCAACGACCGCAGGCAGGACCGAGTCCTGCAGGGCGTGCAAAAGCGCCTGACCGAGCGGAGTTACCAAAGGGGCGTCCACAAGGGCGACAAGATCGACAACTCGGACTACGAGTGGCCGGACGTCGGCGGGGTCAACCCACAGGCCGGGCTGGTCTACCAGGCCCGGGGCCTGAAGTGGACGCAGAAGGGTGACGTCACCGAGCGCCTGGCGCATATGGGCAAGAACGCAGCCCTGTCCCCGGCGGAGATGGGCGCCTTGCAGGAGAAGTACGGCGTGGCCGAGGTCATGGCGGACATCGACCCGGTGCGCTCCGAGCGGCTGAAGAAGCTGCTTCCTTCCGCCTCCCCTCGCAACTCACCGGACCAGTGGAGATAGCCGTGCGCACCCAGGAGTTCCGGGGCCAGCTCGACGCCATCAAGAAGGCCTCACCGAAGAACCCCGTGCAGTCCATGCAGGCTGCCAAGAAGACTCAGGGAGTGGGCGGCTGATGGCCAAGACCCCAGCGGAGAAGGCGGCCGAGACCCGCGTCTACAACAAGACGGTCAAGGACGCCACCGTCAAGCGCGTGTCCTTCGAGGGCGCGCACCCCGAGCGCTTCCAGACCATCCAGGACAAGCCGGGGGCCGCCGCCAGCCCACGGCAGTCGTACCGGCTCATGGGCAACACCGACAAGGCTCCCAACCTGCACGGCCAGATGGAACTGGCCGGGCCGGAGGGGTCGGACGTGTGGCACGGCCAGCACACCATGAACCCCACGCGCGACATGATGCCGGTCAATCGCCGGTGGGAGGACTTCGCGCCGCACGAGCAGGCCCGCGTGCTGCGCTCGGCCGCGAAGTTCGGCGTCACCCCCGAGTCGGCTCACCGCGCTCTGGGTGCCCAGGTCGACCGCGCGTACGACCACGAGGGCGGGCACCACGACTCCTTCTACAGCCCGGCCGAGGACCACACCCGCAACGGCTCCCTGAGCCCGCGTGCGCGGCTGAAGACGTCGGCGAAGAACAACGGCGTCCCGTTCGGTGTGCAGGCCGCCGCCAACGCCATCACGTCCCCGCAGAACGTGTTCGTGCGGCCGGACAAGGAGACGGGCAGGGCGGTCTACCCCAACGACGAGGCAGCCACCCACGCGATTCAGTGGGCGAAGTCGGGCCGCACCGGCGAGGAGTACCACTACCACCCCGACTACTACGTCCCGCGCGAGGACAAGGTCGAGAAGACCGTCACCGCCCGCAGCGGCAAGCAGTTCACGAAACTGGAGAAGAAGGAAGGGGACACCCGCGCGTACCCGGCCAACGGCTACCCGCGAAACCACGCGCTGGCCATCGACGTCACGCACAAGGTCCTGGGCGGCGAGAAGTTGTCCGACGCGTGGAAGCCGACAGCCGGTGAGAAGGTCTCCGCCTATCACAACTCGTGGGTCGACCCCCACGGCTCGTCGCAGTTCTGGGTATCCGACACGCACTCCGGCGGTGGCGCTTTCGCCCCGCACCTGGAGAGCAAGAAGGGTAGCGAGTCCCAGGAGGCCTACATGGGCATCAAGGGAATCCACGCCTTCCACGACCACGTCGCCCGCAAGGTGATGACGGAGCGCGGCCTCAATTCGCTGACCAACATGCAGTCCGCGCAGTGGAGCGAGGAAAAGCGCCGACGGGGAGACAACCACGACTCCTCCCTGAACTCCTACGGAAAGGGCAACGGGCTTCATACCGAGGTCCACCCGGGCCAGCAGAGGTTGTTCTGATCATGCAGCAGCCGGATTCCGTGTACGACCGCACGCGTCCGTGGGCCTCTCTTCCTGAGCGGATTCTCACGGACGCGCTCGGCATTGCAGATGTTCCAGGTGACGTGCTTGCACTCCAGAGCCCGCCACCCCAGGTTGTCCGCCCTCTGTTCCCTCCGAGGTTCGGATACAAGACCACGGCCCTGAGTATTCAGGCCGTGCTCAACATAAACCGTTACTACCCTGGGCCGACTAACGGAACAGGCAGCCTTGGAGGATATTCTGGAACCTCAAGGCCGACGATTGGGGGGTTCTGATGTCCAAGCACAAGAAGGCACGCCGCGCCGACGACAAGCGCGGTCCCGGATTCGGCGACAACGTCGTCCACGTTGCCCGGCACGGCTCCACCGGGTCGGCCAAGCCGCTGGCGATCTTCAACGACCGGCGCGTCGGGTCGAACGGTAGCGGAAAGCGAGCGAAGTAATGGCATACGCCCCATCCCGGAGCATGAACGCCGAATTGTCGGAGGGAATGACCGACGGCAAGTACAAGAAGATCATCGCCGAGCGCGGTGGTATCGGCGTGACCGACTCCCTGACCTCCCGGACCCGCGTCGACCTCAACGACGTCTGGTACGGGAGGCATGAGGAGGAGATCAAGGTTCGCCCCGACGGCAAGCCGGTGCACACCCCCAACTACGTCCCGACCCCTCCAGCGCAGGCAGGATTCTGAATCAGATGTCTCTCCACGGTGTCGACGTCGCGAACGTCAACGCTTCCAAGACGGTGCTCGCTGCGGTGGCCAGCAGCAGCAACGCCTTCGTCGTCGCCAAGGCGACCGAGGGCCTGACCTTCCACGACCCGGACCACGACACGTTCGTGGCTGCGGCGCGCAAGGCGAAGAAGGCGATCGGGCACTACCACTTCGCGCACCCCGCCAACGACCCGATCAAGGAAGCCGACTACTTCCTGTCCAAGGCCAAGGCCGTCATCGGCGATGTGCTGGTGCTGGACCTGGAGTGGGATCAGGGCTCGTGGACCCAGCGGGCGGAGTACGCACTGCGGTGGCTGGCGCACGTGAAGGCCAAGACCGGTGCCTCTCCCATCCTGTACGTCAACGAGTACTGGATGACCAACGTCTACGCCGCGTGCTCGGCGGCCAACAAGGCCGTCCTGACGTCCTACCCGCTGTGGATCGCCGACCCGGCCAACCCGGCGGGCCACCCCAGGATCGGGCCGTGGAAGGTGTGGACGCTGCACCAGTACGGCATCGTCGGCGGCCTGGACAACGACATGTTCAACGGTGACCTTCATACCTGGGCCGCCCTGGCCATTCCGGCTCCCAAGCCGAAGCCCGTCCCGGTCCCGGTCATCAACAAGCCGCCGGTGGTCATCCCCGTGACCCCCAAGCCCGTTCCCGCACCTACCCCTGCTCCCACGAAGGCGTACACCATGGTCATCTTCGGCGAGGCTGTCGACACCCTGACGGCAGCGGCGGCAACCGACGCCTTCCAGCCCAAGGGTGCCGTCTCGACCGGCCGTGTGGACGTGGCCAAGGCGGCTCTGGCTGCCGGTGACGTCGTCGTCGCGGTCGGCGGTCCGGCCAACGCCGCCCTGGGCTACACGCACGCCAAGGCGGGCCAGGTCGTCATCAACGGCAAGCAGGTCGCGATCCAGGGCGCGACGGGCGGGGACTCCTACGTCCTGCTCGGCCGCTACCTGGCCACCGGCAAGTAACCCTCATCCCTCAGTAAACGCATCCCTGTTACCGTTTCCAATGCGGTAACAGGGATGCTATGTTGTACGCCACCTGGCATTGATTCGGAAGGACACCATGGCCGAGCACGTACGACTGCTCCTCTGCAAGACCTGCGGGTCGCTGGAGGAACTGCCCGACTACGAGGGCAGGCCCGAGAACGACTTCCTCCTCGAAGCCCTGGTGCAAAAGCACCCCGAGCACATCGCCCACCCCCTGATGCGGGTGGAGAAGAAGCACTGGGACAGTGAGAGCACCCGCAAGTCGATCATCGCGCAGATACGCGAGAAGACGGGGCACACCGGCCTGGACCCGGCGTTCTACAACGCCAAGAACACCTTCCAGGAAGACGCGCACTCCTGCTGGAAGTCGCACAACCGCAACCCCGCCTGCTCGGACTACAAGACCGGCTCCAAGCGGCTCACCCCCGACACGGCCGCCGAGCGCAAGGCGGCAGGCCTGCCGAAGTACCGCAGCGCCCAGGACCGCTACCTGTGCGAGTTCTGCCCCGTCCACTCGCTGGTCGTGACCGCCGCCCGCGCGAAGGCCGGTCTCTACAAGTAACCCGGTACCACCCGAACCCAACCTGGAGCATCACATGACTGACATCCCGATCCTCGGCCAGACCACCAGCACCCCGCTTCATACCGACCTCACCGACGAGCAGAAGCAGGCCCTGGCCAAGATGGCCGAGGACAACCCGCCCACCGCCGAGGAGACGGGCACCCGCGTCACCACCGCGTTCCTCGTCGTCGTCGGCAAGGACGGCGCCGTCGTGGCGGACGCCAACCTCGCCATCGCCCTCGACCTGGTGCTGGACCGAGGCGCCACCTTCGACGACATCTACGGTGCGGCCTCCGTGGTGCAGAAGGACATCCAGGCCATGGAGACCGCCCAGCGCACCCAGCAGCAGATGATCATGGCGGGCGCCGCCATGCAGCGGCAGGCCGAGGAGGCCCGGCTCCGCGCCGCCCTCAAGATGTAAGAGAAATACCAACTAGAAATCCCCTCGATTCCCCACTCGGAATCGGGGGGATTACCATTTCCGGCTAGAATCGTTGTCATGGCCGGATACGAGTTCTATCTCAATCGCGCGGTGGCCCAGAGAGAGCAGCCCGACATTCATACGGGCGCCTCCGGGTATTTCAGCGCACCCCAGCACGGACTGGACCCGCACATCTTCAACGGGCAGCAGATCAAGCCCGACGTCCGCGACCACATACTCGGCGTGCTGAGCGGATTCCTCGACACCCGGTACAGAGCGCGCAATTCCTGGCTCGGAGTGTGGCTGGCCGGATCCGGCATCTCCTACCAGTGGGCCGGAGATCGCGGAAACGGTGATCTCGACGTTCTCTTCGGCGTCGACTACCCGAAGTTCTGCCAGGCCAATCCGGCCTACCAGGGGATGCCGGAGAGCGAATTCGCAGACCTGCTCAACTCCGACCTCAAGAAGAACCTCTGGCCCCACACCGCCCAAACAGACTTCCACGGCCAGACGTACGAGGTCACCTACTACCTCAACCCCGGCACCACGGCGTCCTCGATCGCGGCGATCCACCCCTATGCCGCCTACAACCTCACTGCCAACCGCTGGGACATCCGGCCGCCCGAGCTGCCGGACGACCCGCGCAGCCTGTACCCGAAGGAATGGCGGGACGCCATCGAGGCCGAACGCCTCGACGTGCGGCGCATGGTCGAGCGGTACAAGCGGCTGCGCTCCCAGGCGGCCACGTTCACCCACAACTCCCCGGGCTGGAAGAACGCCCTGTCCTCGCAGAAGATCGTCGTACAGCAGGCCAAGGCCATGTTCGACGACATACACCTCGGCCGACGCGCGGCGTTCACCGCCACCGGCGAGGGATACGGCGACTACGCCAACTTCCGGTGGCAGTCGCACAAGGAGGCCGGGACCGTACAGGCCCTGGACACGCTGGCCAGCATGGACGTCGAAGCCCGCAGCGCCCAGGAGATCGACCTGTACGGCGCTCCCCTGGAGGACGCAGCCACCGCCCTTGCCAAGGCCGCCCTGTGGAACACCCCCTACCGGGGTGGCCAGTGACCGCCACCGTCGCCATTGTCGTCGAGGGGGTACTGGCCAAGGAGGTCGGACAGGCCGTCATCCACCAGGGCCAGCGCCTGTACTGGGGCCTGATGGAGACCTACAAGGTCGCCCTGATCACCGACGACACCGACATCGAGCCGGTCAACTACTGGCTGCGGGTCAACGGCTTCAACAAGCACCCCTACATCACCCCTGCGAAACTCCGCGACCCCGAAGACCCCGGAGAGCGCCGGATGCAGCAGATCTCCCGTCTCCGCCAGGCCGGGTGCAGCGTCGAGCTGCTGATCGAGCCGGACCCCACCATCGCCGCGCACGTGATGGCCCACGGCGTAGCGGTCCTGAACTACCTCCACCCCAACTACGCATCCCCCAGGTTCCGGCCCGACTACAAGGAAACCGTCACCCCCTGGTCGGTACTGCGCGAGGAGGTGGAGCGTCAGCAAGCACTGCGCGAAGAAGACCAGCGCCCACACATGGAGATCCTTTGAGCACCTACGGATACCTCGTCGTCATCGCCATCGCACGCATCCTCGCCGTCCTGACCGGCGCGTCCTTCGCGGCACTGCTGCTGCGCGCGAACCTCCCCGTCTGGTACCGGCTGGGCCGGGCGGAGAAGTGGCTGGCCGCCACCTTGTTCGTCTACAGCGCCAACGTCGTCGCCTTCACGGCGGTCTTCCTGACCTCAGCCACCTCGGCGCGGTCACTGATCAACGTCGGTTTCCTCGCCTCCTTCCTGGCCGGACACCGCTACCTCTACTTCGTCCGGAGGGACACCCGACCATGAGCGCCTTCGCTTTCCACTCCATAGCCACCCAGTTCCGCGACCGCTACCTGCACCCGCTGCAGTTCCACGGCAAGCGCTCCGTCGAGGACCGCCTGAGCGCCCTGGAGAACCCTGCCAGGACCCCCAGCCGCCGACCGGGCCCGAAGGGTTCCCCGGCGCCCACCCAGGCCCCCTCCTCGACCCCCAGCGGCGACGTGCAGAAGGTCGGCAAGTCGTTCAGCCGCTCCGCCGACACCTGGCAGGCCAAGCACAGCGCCGCAGCCTCCGACCTCCTTCATACTTTCAACGCCCGGATGGACTCCATCCAGGCGCAGAGCAAGCCGTCGGGCGGCGCGTGGGAGGACTTCCACAACGCCTTCAACCGGCCGAGCACCCACACCAGCGCACCGATGGCCGCCCCGCACCCCTCGCAGGTGCAGGACCTGCGCGAGTTCGACAAGCCGTACTCCGCCCCCGCCAAGCCGTCGGCTCCGGCACCGGCTGCTCCCAAGGCGCCGCAGCGCGCCGTGCAGAAGGGTCTGTTCGGCCCGAGCCAGGTCCGCGCCCCACAGCAGTTCGGTCTGGCCGCCAGCGAGGGCCCCAAGGCGGTCAAGCCGAAGTCGACGGCCGCCCGCAAGCCGCGCGTCACCCAGCCCGGCCTGTTCCCCGCGAGCGCCGTCAAGCCGCTCAAGAAGTAATAGGCAAAGGCCTTGAATGGATAGGCTTGCCGGACCAACGAACAAGATTCGGAGAAACCAACCGTGCACCTCTTTCTGGGAGGCTCTGAGATTCCAGGCTGGCGGAAGATGCTGGCCGAGGAAGGCGTGGAGAACGTCTCCTTGTCGTACATGGGGCTGCGGCGACGCACCAAGTTCTCCAGGCCCTGGCTGATCCAGGACCACTACCTGCCCAACCAGAAGGTGTTCCTGGACTCCGGCGCCTACACGGTGAACAAGGCCGAGGACGACAAGTACTCCGTCGCTGAACTGAAGGAAATCGCCGCGCACTACATGGCGTTCGTCCAGCAGAACATCGACTCGCTTCATATGGTGTCCGAGTTCGACGCGGTCGTTCTCGGACGCGAATGGATAGCCGCAATGCGGGAGGACTTCTGGGAGGACATCCCGGAAGACAAATTCCTTCCCATATGGCACGCGGAATGGGGAGTCGAAGAACTCGACCGCCTCGCCCAGCGATACAAGCGCGTCGGAGTTACCCAGACGGATCTCGACGGACGGAATCTCACACCGGTCCTCAACGAGATCACCAGGAAATACGGCACGCTGCTCCACGGCGTCGCCATGACGAAGCCAGCGGAAATGGCAGCCGTCACCTGGGACAGCGTGGCGTCGACCTCCTGGCTTTCCCCCAGCCAATACGGGGACACCATTGTGTGGACCGGCCGGGAATTGAAGCGCTACCCGAAGAAGTACAAGGAGCAGGCACGAAAGAGGCACCGCACGCTATTCATAGAAGCGGGCTTCGACGCCGACAAGATCGAGGACGGCGACAACGACGAGGTCCTGCGCTTCACCATCTGGTCGTGGCAGCAGTTGGCGGCCTCCATCGAGCAGCACCGCCCGAACTCACCCGAAGCAGTTACTACCTCCCCCTCCGGGCTACTTTCCGGTTTCGCTCAATTGCAGGGGGGTGAAGTTGGTACGGCGGACTCCGAACCGCTCAACGGCGTATCAACTCCCATGCCCAGGAAGGACCGGCCGCGTACCAACTTGCCGGTCATCGGCCTGGTGCAGGAGAAGGAGACCTACACCGACCCCGAGGACGGGCTCAACAAGGAACGTGACGTCCCCCTGGTCACGGTGCGCAGCCAGTCCATGCGGCAGTGCTCCTCCTGCTTCCTGTCCTCGAAGTGCCCGGCGTACGACCAGCACAGCAACTGCGCGTACGACATCCCGGTACAGGTGAAGAGCAAGCAGCAGATGCAGTCGCTGCAGAACTCGCTCATCGAGATGCAGGCGCAGCGGGTGCTCTTCATGAAGATGGTCGAGGACATGACCGGCGGATACGCGGATCCGAACCTGTCCGGCGAGATCGACCGGCTTCAGAAACTGGTCAAGGTCAAGACCGAACTGGAGCAGGAGGGCTTCTCCGTGAAACTGGAAGCCAAGGGGAACGGCGCCCAGGCGGGGATGATCAGCCGGATCTTCGGGCGGGACGCGGGGGAGCAGATGACAACGCTCGACCGTCCGATGTCAGCGGACCGGATGATCGAGCAGTCGAGCGGATTCATCGACGCTGAGGTCGTCGATGTACCAACTTTCTTCAACGAACAGGGAGAGTAAGTACTTCTCATGAGCACGTACGTGAATGCAGTGTCTTCCGCCGACAGCGACGAGGACGCTGACGTCGAGGTCGAGTGCAAGCGGTGCCACGGCACGGGGGAGGACCGCGACAGGGCCGACTGCGTGCACTGCGACGGCTTCGGTACGGTGCTTCTCGGCGGGTAGAAAATACCGCAGGTACCTCTCACTCTTCCGCAGGATATTGGAGTCGGATTATGCCCATACCCCACGGCCTGAAGGCCGCAGCAGCCGCAGCAGTTCTCGTCGCCATTCCCGCAGTCGGAATCGCTAGCATTCCGAACCAGACTTCTGGCGGACTTCATATCGGAATTTCTGTACAGGAGACCACCAGATCCGTATCGGATTTCTCTTCGGACGTCTCGCCGGAACCTACGCGCACGGTCATCAAGTACGTAAAGGCACCTGCGACGCAGAATCCCGGCGGATTGTGCAAGGTGACTTTCGTGGTCGGTCCGTCCCCGGCGCCCACATCCACGGACACGCCTTACGCGGTCGTGAACGGACTCAAGTACACCCACTCCGCGCACGTGACCATTCCGTGCCCGAAGGACACGACGGACGTAACTCCGACCGCCACGAAGTAATTCCTGCAGCCTCCCCCAGGCCGTGAGTCGCATGTCAGCGGCTCGCGGCCTGTCTCTTTGGGATACGGCTTGACAGCTACCGATTCCTGAGTACCGTATCTCTCGTCACCAAGACCAGCCCCCACACCAGGAGGAGCACACCATGACCGATAACAGCGTCCGCGACTACCTTGCCCTTGAGAAGAAGTACGCGGCCGTCATCGAGCTGGTCGGCCAGGGAGCGGACCTGAACATTGACGACCTGCGCCGCGCCCTGGACGGCATCTACAACGCGGGCCGCGACAAGGGCCCCGTCATCGAGCACCCTCGCCGTCCACTGGAGTACGAGATCTCCGACAACATCGTCCTGATCATGGGTAGTGGCACCTCCGAGCGCGGCGCCCGCTCCCACACCGAGAACCTGGTCAACGCGGCCAAGGAGCAGGGCTTCAAGCTCGGTTACGCCGAGGCCAAGCGCAAGGTCATCTTTGCTCTCACTGGCAAGGAGTCCTGACGGTGCGCGACAACCAGAAGTCCAAGGTCTACGAGGCCGAGAAGATGGTCCGCCGCACGCTCGACTCCCTCGCCGGTGTCGACGTCCCCACCTTCGACTTCTACGGATCCAGCCTCCTCGTTCCCCGGGAGCGCAAGTTCGGCGACCTGGACAGCATCCAGCGCTACATCGACGCCGTGCTGGCCCTGAACTGGGTCCGCAGTACCTGGCCGGAGCGCACTGTCCTGCCTGTCCGCGTCCGCCAGCGCAAGGGCGACCGGTTCGCCCACTACGAGTCGCTGGGCCAGGTGTTCGCCATCCCCGACCACAAGCCGGGTGAGTCATCCTGGGCTATGCGGGAACTGGTAATCCTGCACGAGTTGAGCCACCACCTCGCGCCGCGCGGAGAGCATCACGACGCCGTGTTCGCCAGCACCTTCCTGCACATGGTGCGCGAGGTCATGGGGCCGGAGATCGGTCTGCTACTGACCGACTCCTTCACCCGCCACGGTGTCTCGTTCGGCGCCCTCGCCAACATATGAAAGGCCGCACCATGACCGCACCCATGGATCCGAACCGCGAGGCCCGGCTGCGCAACGCCGTCGCGCGCCTGATCAATGCGGGCCTGCGGGATAAGGCAGTCACCGACGATATGTTCCCCGTCGACCCCGACGACCTCTTCGTGTGGGAGGTCATCAAGACCATCCGAAACAGCGCGTTCAAGGACGCCCAGGCCGCCATGGACGCACTGAAGCACCACGGCTGACCGCAAGTACCGCTTACCACCCTCTGGACAGGAGAACACCCCATGCTCACCCTCAAGGTCGGCGGCGAAGGCATCATCTACCCCACCGATGAGTTCGGGCGCCTCGGGGCCATCTGGCGCGTCACTGCCGACCAGGTCGTCGAGAACCCCACCGAGGATGACATCACGGCCGAGGACGTCGGCTGGTACTTCGACCTGCACACCCCTCGGCTGACCGAGCGCACCGGCGGGCCGTTCACCACCATCAATGACGCCGTCAAGGCGGTGAACGAGATCTACGACGAGATCGCTGCCGACCGGGCCAAGGAGATGCGGTTCGACCACCGCCGGGGCAAGCGCGTGATCAGCATCCCCAGCGGTGGACAGCCCAGAAAGTAATTTGGCGATACCGCTTGACAATCGGTAAGAGTGACCCGTAGATTCGTCCTCATCAGCCAGCCCCCACACCAGGAGGAGCGGTCCCCGTGGACAGGAACTACCGCGAGACCACGATCCGCGTATGTGGCGAAGAGCGGGTCATCCGAACCGAGCAGGGCAAGCGCACGCAGCAGCAGCTCGGCAACGCCCACACGCGCGCAGTACGCAACGCCCTCAAGGACATGCAGACCGAGAAGGCCCCGGGCTACCGGGCTCGCGTGCAGGCCATGAACCGGGTGGACGTCATCGCCGAGCTGGCCCGCCACATGGACTACTACGAGGCCCAGAAACTCGTCAGTCGCAACGAGGGCGCGGCGGGCACCAAAGTCCTCCGCGAGCGCCTGGTGACCCTCTTCGAGCGCAGGTCGTTCTCCACCGCTTCCAGCAACTGGGACGACGCCAGGAAGGGTGCGCCGAGGGTGAAGTACACCGAGACCCTCCCGGAGAACCTGCTCGACATCCACGAGCACGTCGAAGCCTGATCCACTCACCACTAAGCCCCCACACCAGGAGGAGCACCCAATGAGCGACCGCATGCTCGACAAGCTGGCCAAGATCCTCAACCAGGCCGAGAACGCGGGCACCCCCGAGGAAGCCGACGCGGCCATGAGGAAGGCGCAGGCCCTCGCCACGCAGACCAGCATCGACCTGGCCGTTGCCCGGCGCCACACGGCGAAGAAGGAGCAGCGCGAGCAGCCTACCCACAAGACGATCACCATCGGGCAGGTCCGCAAGAACAACAACGCCCGGCTCGTCAACCTCTTCCACGCCGTCTCACGCAACAACGACCTGACGATCAACATCGCCCAGAACTCCACCTACGTCATCGCGTTCGGCATGCCCTCCGACATCGAGGTCGTCGAGGTGCTGTACGCCTCCCTGCTCTTCCAGATGACCGAGGCCGCCACCGCGTGGCTGAAGAAGGGCGAGTACAAGAAGGAGACGGTCAGCCGCGCGGTGAAGAAGCGCGACTACTGGGGCGACGTCTACACGGATTACGAGGAGCGGCCGGTGGACGGACGCACCGCCCGCGCCAACTTCTACGACTCCTTCACCCAGCGCATCGCCTACCGGCTGCGCGAGGCCCGCGAGGAGGCACTGAAGGCGGCCAAGAACTCCACCGTCACCATCCACGAGGAGGCGGCCGACGGCACCGCCCAGGAGGTCAAGGTGTCCGCCGAGCTGGTCCTGATGGACAAGAAGGCGGAGATCAACGGCTACTACACCGAGCACTCCACCGCCAGGGGTTCTTGGAAGGGCTACAAGCCGACGTCGTCGACCAGTTACAGCGCGCGCTCCGCCGGTGACGACGCTGCCCGCTCCGCCCGTCTGGGCAGCAACAAGGCCATCGGCGGCCAGCGCACGGGCATCGCCGCCTGACCCTTCCAGCACCCCCAGCGGGCCACCTGACCACTGCAACACGGTCAGGTGGCCCGTAGTACTCTCCACGCAAACGCACCCCACACCAGGAGGTAGATCATGGCCAGCGGTATGAACCGAGGCGACTACGAGACCTTGTCGGCAGCCATCGCCGACTCTGATGTGGACAGGGACGCCCGCCGCGCCCTCGCCTTCGACATCGCCGACGCACTCACCGGTACCAGCGAGCGATTCGACCCTGTGCTGTGGCTACGCCAGTGCGAGATCGGCGTAGTCGCTCCCGCCGAAGTGGCGGAGTGGACCAAGCGCCTGGAGTTGCGCGTGCAGGCCATCGCACGCAAGCGCCGCGTCTACGAGGAGCGCACGGGCAACCACCTGGAGAAGTACTGACAAGTGATTCTGTGAACTCGCTTGACATGGGAGACGTGAGCCCGTAACGTCTCCCATGTCAGCAAGACGCCCCACACCAGGAGGCAACGGATGGACTTCAGCACCGCCACCCCCGTCGAGATCGACACCAAGTTGGCCGACGCCTACGGCAAGATCGCCGAACTGACCAACCAGCAGCACCGCATCAACGCCAGGGTGTCCCACATCGACGAGGTCGAGCCCGGTTCCTACGCCTCCCTGCTCCCGGACAACTCGCCGGAGAACCGCGCCAAGCTGGTCGATGAGCACAAGGCGCTCCAGGAGCGCATCTGGGAAATCCTCGGTACCGAGGTCTACCCCCGCGAGGCGCAGTACAACGATCGCCGCTGGACCCGGTACTACCTCGTCGACAACACCAACGGACACGTCCACAAGGACCAGGACTGCACCACGTGCTTCCCCGACACCCGCTACGCGTGGCTCGTCGAGCAGTCCGGCCTCACGGCCGAGGAGTTGGTCGACCTCGCGGGCGAGAAGGCGTGCACGGTCTGCTTTTCGTGGGCCCCGGTCGACGTCCTCAAGCAGAAGACACGGCTGGAGGCGCCGGAGCGCAAGGCTGCCCGGCTGGAACGCGAGGCGAAGAAGGCTGAGCGCGAGGCGAAGAAGGCCGCCAAGGCCATCGCCAACCCTGACGGCAGCCCGCTGGAGGTCTTCGACTGGCACGTACCGGAGCGGCAAGTCCGGCGAGGCGGCCGGATGGTCACCCAGCCCGCACACGACACGTTCGAGACCATCAAGACCCTCGCAGCAGCCAGGAGCTGGCTCGCCGACCACTTCGAGCCGTGGCGCAACAGCGACAAGCGTGCCGAGGACGTCGAGCGTGTCGCCCTGGCCATTGCTCTGAAGGAGGGCAAGACCTGGGCGGATGTGATCGAAGAGGCGAAGAAGCGCGCGGCCAAGCGCAAGTAGTTGGTAACCGGTAGGGGAGATTCAATAACCTGGAATCTCCCCTACTGCGCCCAGGAGTGACCGTGAACGCCCAGCAGAACGTCCCCGAGTACGTCCGCGCCGTCCAGGAGCGTCGGCGCAGCGGAGCGGCCGGAGGACACGATTCCCGCCCCCGCAAGCAGCGCACCCGCAAGACCGTCAAGCACGCCGCGATACGAGACCAGGAGTAGTCACCATGGACCAGGAGACCGCCACAAGCAAGCACTTCACAGGGATCGCTTGACATGAGTCGAGCGGTCCCTGTAGTTTTTCTCTTGCAAGCAGCACCCCACACCAGGAGGAGCGCGAGATGGCTGTCAGCCCGTTCCGGTCGTACCAGAAGGACGAGCGCCAGGCCGCCGCCGACAAGCTCCTGATGCAGCGCGAGCGTGAGCTGTGCGCCCTGGAGAGGCGCTGGAAGGGGGAGCGGACAGTCAAGCGACAGCGGCTGGTCATGACCCGCATCCAGGCCACGCGAAACAACATTGTCAGTTGGCAGGACTACATTGCGCAGGGCTGCCCGCGCGTCGCCAACGCCACCACCCTCGTCTGATCAGGAGCCTCCGATGCCATTGCCTCCCCCCGGCCATCCGTACTGGACGCTGGCCTACGTGGACGAAGGTACGGACCTCGCGACCTGGCTACTCCTATTCGGCCAGGGACTCAAGGGCTTGCCTAAAGGCGCCAACAGCGAAATCTCTGCCGACGACCCGGATGGTGCGAAGGCTTGGGGCATGGGTGAGGTGCGTGGCTTCTACGGACTGCACGTCAGTGACTGGGAGCCCCATGATGCTGAGCCCGGGACCACACACACTTACTGGACGGCCACACCCATTCACACTCACTGATCAGGAGCACGACATGCCAACCGATGAAGAGATCATCAAGGAACTCGCCGACCACATGAACGACCTCGGGTGGAGCCGCCCCAAGGCGGACGTACAGGCGTCCTTGTGGTTCAACTTCCTGGCCCCGCGCATCCGCCAGCAGGCCGAGGATGCGAAGAAGCGGCCCGCACTCAAGCCGGGCGAGGTGCTGGTGAAGGATCTCGTCGTCGGCGACATCGTGGAGGAGCGATACGCCACCTGGAGTCGCCGCAAGATCGTCACCAAGGTCACCGACAAGTCGGCCGTGTTCCGCACCGACAACGGGCAGGACGGCCGCGCGGCACTCACCCTCAAGCGCAAGGGCAAGGTCGTCGACAATCGCATCGTCCGCCTCGGCCACTACGACATCACCCCCGAGCTGCTGGAGCTGTTGGGGAACTGGTACTCCCTGGGCGACATCATGCGCGAGCGGTGGAAGCGCGGCCTGGAGAAGGAGCTGCCGCCCTTCTACTCGATGTTCGGATACGCGCCTGGCGAGGAACCCGCCCGCGAGCACAAGGGTGAGGAGGTCGTCGAGACGCTGACCCTGAGCACCGGCGACCGCGTCCAGGTCATGCGCTACACCGAAGAGCGCACCTACGTCGAGGGCAAGGAAGTCCCGATCACCACCTGGGGTGCCCGCGTGATGGACCCCGACTATGACCACACCTTCGGCTCGTTGGGGTGGCGCTACCGCGATCAGGGTGTCGCCCGCAAGGCCGTCGAGATGTTCGAGGGTGCGCGGACGCAGGGGGTCGGTCTGGAGGACGCCACCTGGACCGTGTGCCGGTTGGCCAACGAGACCCTGCCCAAGGCCGACCGCTGGCGCGATAACCCGTGAGGAGCACCATGGAGAACTTGAGGGTCGTGTGGACAGAAGGCGGCCGACGCAAGGTGTCCGCCGTGGCGTACGACAGGGGCAGCGCCGAGCACCGTATGGCCAGGCTGCGGGCCGAGGGAGCCACCGACGTCGAGGCCGTCAGTGTCAAGCCGGGGGAGACCGTCGAGGTTGAGCAGCCTCCCCGGGGTCGTGTCGTCCAGCGCAAGTACACGACAAGCAAGTAGTTTGAACAGACCACTTGACAAGCGTTAAGGGCGCCACTAGGTTCGTCCCTGTAACCACTACGGCGCCCTGACAAGGAGCACACGATGAACCTCCTCGGCCTTCGCAAGCTGATCGGCGACATGCTGTCGAGCCCGGCCCGGCCGACCCTGCACACCGAGGACGTGCTGAACGTCGACTTCGTCAACCCCCTGGAGAAGCCGGGGCCGTGGGCTCTCGATGTGCTGGTCAACGACAGCACTGGCACCGACGCCACCCGCACCTTCCGCGTCACCGTGGAGGAGAAGCAGGAGGAGCCGACGTTCGACGTCCGACTCACCCGCGAGCAGGTTCTGGCCATCCTTCGCGACGGCCAGGAGGAGAGTTTCCCCAGCCTGGATAGCGCCGACGAGACGGCCACCTTCTTCGCCGACATGAACAACTGGTGGAAGGCCAACCGCGACAGCACCGCCCGCCAGTTCCTGGCCCAGACGCGGGGGAAGCACGAGGACAGCCCGTGGATCACGATGGGCCGGTCCGAGGAGAGCGCCCGCGACGCGGCCTGGGGGCAGCTCACCGATGAGATGCAGCGCAAGGGCCTGCGCTCCGGAGAGCTGGCTGAGCACATCAAGGACATGGAGAAGGGCGAGACGCTGACCGCCGAGGACGGCTCGCTCTTCCGTATCATCTCCCCGGGCCAGAAGGTGACCAAGTGAGCACCCCGCCCATGGTCTGCAAGGAGTGTCGGCGCCCCCTGGAGAAACTGGAGGAGCGCGGCACGGGAAACCTGTCGTGGGACCACCACGAGCAGGACCGTCTGCAAGGCCACAAGGCCGTCCCCGTGGTTGCTGATGACAACGAGGTTCGAGGCCGCTGCGACTTCTGTAACACCGACGCCCCCGCGTTCGTCCTGCCGGTCCACGACTTCATCGCCGGTAAGGATCCCCGCACCGGCAAGGATCAGGCGTTCGAGGGGGATTGGGCGGCCTGCGCGGCCTGCGCTGAGTTGATCGAGCGAAATGCCTGGACTGGTCTCCACCGCCGTGTTCAGGAGTGCTGGGAGGCCCGCCACGGGATCCCAGAGCCCGCGCTGAAGAAGGCCAGCCGCTCGCACCTGTGGCGCCTGCTGCGCCGGAACATCGCGGGCTCCCTCCGACCTCTCCAGTAGTCCATTGCAAGCAAATCCCCGGAACCATTTGACATACGGTTCCGGGGATTAGTAATGTCGGCACACCACACCATGCCCCACACCAGGAGGCCCGCATGAACACCGACGAGTACTGGATCGAGGACTACCGACCCGAGGGCGCCCGCCCGGTCGTCGCACACGCACTCAGGCCCGGAATGCTCGTCCACACCGGAACCGGACTTCGGGTGTTGGAGGGTGTCCATACCTGGCGTGGAAATACCTACCCGCACACCCACTGGACCCGCGTGGTCTACGCACCGGATTTTCCCCGGCAGGACATCCGGGAGCGCACCCAGGTTTCCGATCCGGAGTTCATCTGCTTCGCTGTGGAAGTACCGGCCGGAACTGACGCCGCGTACATCACGCCGGACACGGTGGATTCCGTGGTCAAGGAGGGTCGGTACGCCATCCAGAACGGCAAGGGACACGGCGTCTACGAACCGACTGGCAGCCCGGTAGCCCGGACGATCGTCACGGGAATCCTGCGATGGGTGCTGAGCGACAGGCACCCGCACGCCACCGCCTGGCGCGACAAGGACGGCAACGTCTACGCCCGCCTGCACCCGCTGGACCCCGGAGCCAGATATCTCCTGGTGCCCGCCGGGAAGATTCCGAAGCGGAAGCGGCACCTGTCGCTCGTCCGCCGTTGATCGGATTTTCTGGCCGATCGGAAGTCGGATTCTTCTCCAGGACGGAAGCGGATTTTATCCGCCGTCACAGTCGGATTTTTGAACCCTCGCGCGCGGGGAGATGCAACAGCCTCAACTCCCTCGCGCGCGGGCGGATCTCCCCTCCTCCCGCACCCTCTGGCCACCTGCCCCCTGCCGGTCGTCCCCGCCGGTTGTCCTACCCCTTCCCGGCGTTCGCCCCGTCTGGCCTGCTGGCGTGTCGCCTGCATCCCCCTCACCTCCCCTCCATTGACCCCGGACATGACTAAGGCCCCCGCCGAGTGCTGCTGGCCGGTGGGGGCCTAGGTGTGCCATGGAACCACGCCCGGCCCCGGGGCGCACGTCACGATTGCGTAACGTCCAGAAAGCCATCTGCGAAAACCCCTTGCCAAACGGTAATCAGCCGCTAGGCTCAGGGCTCCGCCCGCAAGACAGCGGGGACGGCGACCGAGGGAGACACCATGGCAAGCAAGACGATCACCCGCCCGCAGTACGAAGCGCTGCGCAACGCCGCACCGTTCGGGGAGGAACTGCTGTCCCCCGTAGACGCTCTGCGCGGCCGGTCCGTGGTCGACGCCCGCGCCAACACGTGCGCGGTGCTGGTACGGCTCGGCGTCGCCGAGGAGGTCCAGGGGCAGACCGTGCTGACCCGCGCGGGGGAGCTGGTGGCCGTGACGCTCACGCACGGCGGGGAGCTTGTTCCCCTGGACACCGTTGCCTACTACGTCGCCAACGCGGGGGAGGAGAACCGCCCGACCGATGGCACGTACTACCCGAGTGCGGAGCATGCCCGCACGTGGCGTGAGGCTTCCCCGCTTTGGCTGGACGGCCGCCGCGTCTCTGCTGTCGTGGCGAACGGTGGACGGGACCTTTACGTGTATCTCGGCACCGAGACGATTTACGACGGGGACATGCCTGGCGGGATCCAGGGCAACGGGGACGTACACACCTGGGTGCGTCAGTACGCCATCGGGTACGTGTGGGCCGCTGAGTACCGCACCCTTTGGTCGTACCGCGACCACGCCGGGCACGTGTGGGGACCGTACTCCGACAAGGAGTTTGCTCACACGGACGGGAACGCCGAACGGTACTGCCGGGGCATCGTCGACACGACCGGCGCCGGGGAGGTTATCCGCATCGACCGCCGCCCGTCGAACTTTCAGACGACCGGCCGCAACTGGACCGACGTGCGCACGGTCACGCACGTGGCCATTGACGGGGAGGGGTACGACGTCCGTGCGTCCGACGCGATCACGTACGACCACCCGAACGAGTGGGGCGTGCTACTGGTCCGCGTGAGCGACAGTCGCGCGTTCGGCATCGACTTCCCCAAGGGCGAGGAATGGCACTCCGCGCGCTTCTACAACGTCCGCACGGGTGCGGGGGACATCCTGCACCCCACCACCTACGCGGACGCCCTACGCGCCGTGCTGGCCCGCTAGGCCACCCGTACAGCCGCTCACCAAATCTCGGTAAAATATATCGGGGTTACCGTTTCACCGTTACCCACACGGGTAATGTTCTCTCTGTCAGCACACCAGCGCCCCACACCAGGAGGCCCCCGAAATGCGTACCGCCAACATCCCCGCACTGTCCGTCTCTCCCGTCCCCGCCGTGGTGGAAGGCGCCCGCCGCTACAACGCGCAGAACGGTCTCAACACCCGTGACCACTGGGACTACTCCCGCGTGATCGTCGCCCCGGAAGCGGTGGCCAAGATCGGCGCGGCGTACATGGCGCTGCCGTTCATCGACAACAACGCCCCCGCCGCATGGCGCGCGATGGCGGAAGAGACCAAGCGTCAGTTCGACCTGATCACCGCCCCCATGTCGCGCGGCGGTCTCGGCATCACGGTCTCGGTTGAGGACACCGACCCGTACGACACCACCGCCCCCGGCGGAACCCGGCTGTTCTTCGACGACGTCGCCAACGGCCGTATGCGCGTGATGTCGACCGCCGCGACCGGGTCTCACTTCTTCTTCTCCGACGACGTCAACGACATGTTCCGCGCCGCGCACGACATCTTCGGTCACGCGGGCACCGGTCGCGGTGTCGACCGCCACGGGGAGGAAGCGGCGTACCGCAAGCACTCCGGCATGTTCTCCCCGCTGGCCCGTAAGGCGCTGGCCACTGAGACTCGCGGCCAGAATCACGCGATGATCGCGGCCGGTGGAGTGTTCCAGGATCAGAAGGTCGCCATCCTTCCCCACTGGGCGCGCGACTTCCGCACGGTCGCCCCCACGTCCCTCGCCACCTTCCGCGCCGCGTTCAAGCAGGCCGCGAAGTTCCACACCGCGCAGGGTCTCGCCGTCTGACGCTCGCACACCCCGGGGCCGGGGGAGCGTCCTCCGGCCCCTTCCCCAGGAAGGACACACACCATGATCACAAGCACCCCCGCGCAGACCCTGCCTAAGCTCGGCTGTTTCTTCTCCGGTCCCTCGTACGCGCACGCAGAGCACGTGTGGTCGTCCCGTAGCGGTCACGTCTACTGCTACGGCATGACCGAGGAGGAGGCGCACGCCATGCGGGCCGCTAAGGCGCGCGACGCTCTCAAGTCCGCATGGCTGCGCGCCGGGGAGAACCCCCGCAGCGTGAGCACCACCGTTCAACTCGCCGTAGTCGCCTACTGCACCGCCGTGCCCGGTACGCCCGTGCCCACCCTGGACGACGTCTCCGCCGTCCGTGCGCTTGTGCTCCGCATCGGCTGACCAACCAACCCATCAGGAGGTACCCGTGTCCGGAATCATGATCACCCGCAATCAACTCAACGCGTGGGCCGGTTTCACCCTGACCGATGAGCAGGTCGCGCGTATCGCGGAATCCCTGCCCCACTCGACCATGCCGGAAGTGGTCGCAACCATTGCCGACGATTTCCGCCCCGACGACGACGACACGTGCGAGGAATGCGGGGAGGATATCCCGGGTGTCGACGGGGGCAGCCTGGCCAACAAGCACCACGCCCCCGGATGCTCCCTGTACGACTCCACCGCCAACTGACCCGTACACTCCCCAACAACCGACCCCACACCAGGAGGACACAGAACATGATCACCACCACCGCCCCGCAGTGCGTCAACACCGGTTGCACCCGTGAGTGCACGTACGACAGTGAGCCGCCCACCCCCGGGTACTTCTCCACCTGCGACCGTTGCGGCGTGCAGCCTTCCGCCGGACTGCACGCGCACCGACACAGCTACTCGGCCGCGCAGTGTGAGGCGAACGGCCTTGACCCTGCCCACACGTGGACGACGTCCACCGTTCTCCGGCCGGTGGTGGAGAACGACGAAATCACCTCATGGGAGTGCCGGGAGTCGCTTCCGGGCGACCGGGGATCCTGCGGCTACGTGATCAGCGCGGCCGATATGGAAGCGCACCGGGCACACGGACGCGGGGAGTCGTTCCTGTGCACCGTGGCGAACTCCGCCAGCTTCGGCCACGGGATCGGCCCGCAGACCAACGGGCACGAAGTGTGGGCCGCGTTCAAGGCCCTACGCGACGCGTACAACGCCGCGCACCCCGTAGACGTCCGGTAACGCCAGCACTCCCCTACAAAGCCTCTCACCGCCCATTCTCGGGCCGGTGAGGGGCTTTCTCGTGTTTGCCTCCCCCACGGGGATACAGAGACACCCATGCCGTCCCGTGGCGTGCGTGCCACACCTGGCCACGGCTCACCGCGTGCAGTCCCTCCGTGCACATGTCCACCCGCAGCACGTGAGCGGAGTACTTGAGAAGACAGCCTCGCTGCGAGGGATCCATCCGGCGATACGCACGCCGTACGGAGGCACATAGGGCACGCGCACACTCATCCACGGACGCGAACTCTGCCCACCCCTGCCCGTGCCCTAGCGCGCCCCACGACATGCCCACACCCATGCATCCAGCCTCCCACCCTGGTCACCATTTCGGGCCGGGGGAAGGCTCCCCACTGCTAGCCACTACACAGACAGACACACCACTGCCACGGGCACGCCAGCCATGCGACTGCACACACTCACCCTCATGTCAATACTGCGAATTGATCGGCCACCATCTGTCGAGTTGCTACAAAGCGTGCAACATCACCAAAGTCCGGGGCCTATTGTCAGGCTTTCAATTAGGCGAATTGGGCAGTGGCCTAACCGTGAATAAAGGCGAATTGGCTGCATAATATTCATGCGTGCATAGTGTTGACAGGGAGCGCCCGGTGTGCATCGCTGCTCAGTGTGGTGCAGCTCACACGCAGATCAAGGGTGCAGATACCGATGGGAAGTGCGCGGCTTGAAAGTCAAGGGCTAGAGGGGTTGACATGTGGTCTGTCAATAGTGTAAGCCCAATGAATAAATATACGGACCCCCCGACCCTTAAATGCGAATTGCCAGAGAATAGGGGCCTGGACAGCCGCGCAGCGCACCGGTTGTAGGAACCGGACAGTGTCACAGTGGCCGGGGGATTCGGGGAATTGGGGGATCGGGGGGTTGGGGGAGTGCGTAACCTGGGGGCAGGCAGGGCTCGCGAGCCTGTGCAAGTGGTGCTCATGAATCGCTTGACGAGTATGGGTAACCACGATACGGTTATCTCGTAATTGAGGACGGCGGAGGAGCTGGTCATGGCTAAGGGCATGGAGCAGGGCGAGGCGAGGAAGCGGGCCAAGGAACTGCGTGGCATCGCGGTCGAGGCACGCTGGTCGAAGGCGAAGCAGAAGTGGGTGACTGGCGGATGGGCCAGTCGGCCGGGTACGGCCTGGATCGTGACCAGCCTCGACGGCCAGACGGTCCTGGACGACGGGGAGCGCTAGCAGTGCCGGTCGACAAGAGGATCACCACCGGGTACACGGTCGAGTCGCGCGTCGGGGACGACGGCAAGCCGATCTATGCGGTGATAAGGGAGCACCGCTACCGGGGGAAGAGCGGCGCGCAAATGGTGACCACGTACAAGGACGTAGCCACCGCCGACAGCGTGGCCGCGACGCTGAACACCTTCAAGAGTCTGGAGTACTGAGATGGGCAATCTGGACGGCGTGAAAGCGGGCGACGAGCTGCTGCTCGTCACGAAGTACGGGGGCAGGCGCGAGAAGGAGCAGGAGCCCCGCACGGTGAAGGTGCACAAGGTCGGCCGCACGCTGGTTCATATCCTGCGGTGGGAGGAGATCCCGTCGCGTGGTACGGACGCCTACCGGATCGAGAGCGGCGTCTTCAACGACAACTACGGCCACTCCGAACTGTGGAAGCCGGAGGACTGGGCGGCCGAGCAGTCACGGGAAGGACTGGAGGCGGCTTTGCGGCTGCACGGTATCGAGGCGTGGCGCGGGGGCAAGAAGCCGATCGCGGTTCTGGAGGCCCTGCTCGACGTGATGGAGCGGGCCGTGCGCGGGGAGATCAAGTGAGCGAGGACCATCGGATCGTTGAGGCGGAGGACGTCACCGACGAGGTGCTGGAGGCTGTGCAGGACATCGTTGGGGGTTGGTATGACGACGGCCCGATCGACTGGGAGGACGTCTGGGACCGCCTGGAGAAGCGGGTCCTGGACGACGGCCGGGGCATCGACATGGGTGAGGACCTGGGCTCCCCGGCAATCAAGAAGATCAAGCGCGAGATCCGGAAATGGAGAACCCAGGGGTGAGCGAGAACCAGGAGGACGCGCGGAGCGCGCTCACCGCGCTGCTGGAGCAGGGGGAACCGTACGATCCTGCCCAACTGCGGACGATCGCCGAACTCACCGAGCTGCTGTACACAGTGGAGAAGGCGCAGCCATGGTGGGAGCGCGCGGCGGAGGCCGGTGACGAGGACGCCGCCGGGTACCTGGAATTGCTCCGTGAGGACGAGGCGGACCCGGTGAAAGCGAAAGCCGAGAGCGACGAACTGATGCGCACGCTGGGGATCGAGGAGCCGTGGGAGCAGGGATGATCGACTCGGTGAACTACACGCCCGCGCAGATCCGGCTGGCCTACAACGGCCTGCTCGGCATTGACGACCCGCAATGGCGGACGGCCCTGGAGAAGAGCGAGCGTGAGACGGAGGGTTTCGCGCTCGTGCTCTGCTCGTACCTGGAGTTCGAGAACAACGCCGATCGAGCGTGGTCGGCCGCCGAGTTCGAGCGGGCGCTGGACAACTTCAAGGGGTCGGCGTACAGCAGCCTCTTCGGGGTCTGCCGCGACCAGCTAGCCGACGAGATCGGCCAATCGCACATGGAGCATGTGGACCCGTTCATGGACTGGGGCGTGTACCACCGCGACCGCTTCAAGGGCGTACAGATCTACTACAACGACATGTGGTGGCACTTCGAGAAGGTGATGACGTGATGGAGATTGACTACCGCGAGGTCGAAGACAAGGTGCTGCGCCGGATGGCCAAGGCCGATTACTTCCGCGAGTTGTACGGCGGGGGAAGCGCGGAGCGCGCACCGGTGTTGCCAGTATCGGGCCGCCTGGTCGTGTGGCATCCGCCGATGCATTTCCCGAGGGTGGAGCGGGTCGAGCCGCGTATCCTGTAGGGACAGTTCACCAATAATGGGGTTTGGCGTGAGTGATAGTCCCGTCCCGGATCAGTGGGGCGCATACCTGCAGGCCGCCGTCGACATCCAGATGGGCGGGCGCACCCTTCGGGTGCTCCCCGACGAGGTCGGTCAGGTGAGCGGCGACTTCCCGGAGCCTTCCGGCCGGACCATCCACGTGATCACGGCCGCGAACCCCTACGGACGACCGGCGTCGGACGAGGACAACGAACGCACCCACCGCGCGCTGCTCCGGGAACTGCGGCTGCTGAACGTCGACCTCACGTTCCCCGCTGTCGGAGGAGATCCCGACGGGACGCACAGCGAGCGCAGCGTCGCCGTGGTCGGGCTGAGCGACGCGAAGGCGGTGGAGATCGGCCGTCGCTTCGAGCAGGATGCGGTGTTCGCGTGGACCCCGCTGTCGCTGAACCTGCTCTCGTGCGTGAGCGACGTCGAGGCCGTACGCGGCTGGTGCCAGCGCGAGGTACCTGCGGAGCACTAGCCAATTTCTGCGATTTAACTACGGCGGGGAGGCTTTGATGGCTGTCGAGATGGACGCAGAGATGCGTGAGGCGTTCGGGAGCGCGGTTCGAACGTCGTGGGGGTTCTTCCATGGCGTACCAGAGGCCGTGTTGGCGCGGCTCGTCGAGGCGGGCATCGCGTACCAGGAGGTCGATGAAGTCGCCTACCAACTTACGGATAAGGGGTGGGAGCTGGGCACGCAGGAGGCTCCTGTGTCACCCGGCGGTATCAGGTATCGGGTCTCCGGGAACGCTCGGTGGCAGATCCCTGTCGAGTTGGTCGACCCTGCTCCGGACGCCCAGGCCCGGGGGTATCCGATGGTGCGTCCGAAGTCCGTGACGATCGACCTCACGCCCAACAGGGCAGGCGTCTGGTGCGTGTCGAGCGCTGCTGTGTGGGGTCCGAAGGTCAAGGACGGGAAGGTAACCACGACCCGTGAGTACTCCACCCTGTTCTCGGACATGATGAACGAGGTCAACGCCGCCCCGGAGTGGTTGTTGGACATCTGCCAGGAGTGGGCCGACCGCGCCAACGGATGGGTCCTGCCTGAGCCGCCGAAGAAGGCGGACATGTCCCTGGAGGCTCGCGTAGCGCGGCTGGAGAAGCTGGCCGGAGTGGAGGGTTAGGTCATGGCACGGCTGAAGACGGACGGCGATTTCCAGGTCGAGGGCACAGTCCGCATGTGGCTCCCTCTGCAACCGGAGGAGGGCGAGCGCCTGCGTATCAACCTCGCGCAGGAGATCCTCCCCGAGCAGGTGTGGGTACACGTGAACCGCGTGGATGCCGAGTGGGTGGTGGACACGTTCTCCGTGAAGGGGCGCCTGTACCGCAAGGACGACAGGTTGGGCACGCGGTGGGCTGAGCGCCTGTACAGCGGCCCGGTCAACGACGAGGACTTCGAGGGCCCGGACTGGCTGGCTGAGGTACTGAACCGGGATGTCCCCTGGCAGTTGTTCGGGTTGGCGGCGGTGGACGCGCTGCTGACGACGGTGCGGATGCCTGACCAGTTCAAGGACTACGACCCCCAGGAGGGTCTGGCACGGATCCGCGCGAAGGCGGCCGAGCAGGCCGCGAGGGAGGACTGACGTGATCGAGCAGCAGGACCTGGAGGCCCGGCTGGCGGCCGTCCTGGAGCCGGAGGGGTACCCGTTCTCGCCGACTGGCAGCGGGCTGGCAGGATGGAAGGTCTTCCTGTTCCAGGGGCTCGGCGAGGCCGCGATTATGTGGGGTCGTCCGGACGACCGCGAGAACGCTGAGGCCGGTGTGCAGCGGGACATAGACGACCACCATCTGCGCATGGAGCGGCTGGAGGGGATCCAGTCCGTCCTGCAGACACGCGGATACACCTGCGAGGTGGCGTACAAGGTCGGCCAGCCTCGCGTCACCATCACGAGAGTCCCCGCCTGACAACGAAGGAGCACTGACATGATTTCTCTGCAGGACCTGGCCGTCGAGGTCAACAAGCCGACGGACGCCGTGCGTGTGCTGCTGGACGCCGCGTGCGGGGAGCTGGGCGAGGAGAAGGTGATCCTCGCGTACGGAGGGGGCGCGGCCGACACCGTGATGCTCTCCGACGAAGGTGCTCGGAGGATCCGTCGTAGCGCCTGATTGTCCACACCTACAAGCCCCTCACCTGCAGTTTCTGGTGGGGGGCATCTTCATGCCCCAGTCCAAGCTAGTCATCTCAACTAGGTGCTTGACATAAGTAGTTGCTACCCATAGAGTCTTACTTGTTCGAAGCGGTAACACTGAATGGGGAGGCTGAAATGGCGAACAAGTCGCCGCACAAGGTCGGGGACCGGATCGCGATCATGCCCAACGGCCACAGCCTGGTGCCGGGGATCATCCTCACGCTGACGCAGGCGCCCACCGGCAACTGGCGGGGAGACGTCCGGACCTCCGACGGCGTCCTGGAGAACTGCCTCCTGCACTCGGACTTCGTCCTGAAGGAGTCGGCGATGCAGGAGGTCAGTCTCACCGCCTGGGGCCCCGTCTGGGAGCGCCTGGAGAAGGCGACTGGCTGATGTACGAGAACGCGGTCGACCGAGGGGCACACGACGAGGGCCCACTGGAGGTCGGCGACCTGGGCGCCGGTATCGGTATCGACCCGAACCTCTGCGGGGATGGCTTCCCGCGCAAGGAATGCCCGAATGGCGCGCGGTGCGCCGACAAGATCAACTGACAGAAAGTGCGAGGGGTTATGTGTCTGCCTACGTTGTCGACGAGGCGCACATCCACTTCCTGGTAAATGCCGGGTTGTCGCTCACCAGCCGCTTGGACAGCAAGCTGCGCTGGTTCGTCCGTCCGCTGACGGATGAGGAGAAGGACGTCGCCTACCGCCCGGGTGAGGCATGGGGTCCGGGAGCGATGTCCGTCTACGGCGAGCTGCGCCGGGAGTTGACCGACAAGAACACCGGCTGGGTCGGCGCGATGCTGTGGGCCGAGAACGCCCGGTCGGTCAACCACCGCTACAACGAGGAGGAGTGGGAGCAGCCATACCTCTTCCGCCGCCTCCCCGGTGTCCCGAACCCCGTCGCGGTGCTGAAGGCGCTCGACGGCTTCGAGTACCAGTCCTGCGAGCACCCCGGCTGGGAGACGTCGGAGGCGCACAGTTTCTGCGCGTCTCTGCGCAAGACGGCGATTCGTCGGCTGAAGGGCTACGACGACGCCCCGTGGGAGGTCACGAACCTCGACCTGCTGCAGGTGATGAAGCACTAGCAGTCCCTCGCCTGGCCCGTGGGCTTATCGCCTGCGGGCCGGGCCTCCTAGCTCCCGGATCAACGGAGGAACCATGCCGAACCGTATGGCGGTCGTGAAGGTGCTGACCCAGGACGTTCTCGGGAACCAGCAGTGGAACGGCTTGACCGGCGAGACGGTGAACATGCCGACCGACGACTACGACCAGGTCGAGGACGCGATGATGGCGGTCCTGGAGCGCGTGGCAATGGCCGTCGACTGGGACCGCCTCCTGATGGAGGCCTACTGGCGGCACTCGGACCTCCACGAGGGTGTCGCGCCGAAGGACCGCTACCAGCCGACCACTGCCGACGTGTGCGGCGAGTGCCTTCGGGAGGCGCTGCTGTGCGAGCGGCGGGGAGCGCCGGACTGGGAGCGGGAGCCGAACACTCCGCTGACGCACCAGAAGACCGACTGGCCCACGATCGTGGCCAAGGAACTGGAACATCGGGATGCCTCGCACTGGCACCCGTACAAGGACTGAAAGGGAGGGCCGCATGAAGCGGCTTCATATCTACGCGGCTACGGCCGCGCTCGCGGGGGCACTTGTCCTCACCGGCTGCAGCGCCGAGCCGCCGCTTACGCACGGAACGGTCACCGGCAAGCACTACGACCCCGCCCACGACGACTCGTGGATGATGCCGATCTACACCTCGCAGTGCAGCGGGTCAGGTACCACGCAGGTCTGCATGCAGGTGGTCAGCGCGTACATCCCGGTCACCGACCACCACGACGCCTGCTGGCGGCTGGACCTGCGGGACGGCAAGAAGACCGGCAGCGTGTGCGTGTCCAAGTCGTCCTGGGAGACGGCCAAGAAGGGAGGGACCTGGTAATGGCTCGCATCGACCGCCAGAAGGAGCGCGACGACGCCCGCGAGCACCTGCACGGGGTCGGCAGCACCGACTTCGGAGTAGGTGGTGACGAGGTGCACGAAGCGATCGACGCCTTCGAACTGTCCGTCCTGCAACTGGTCGTGGCCAACGCCGGTATCGGCGGCAACTCCATCGAGTACACGCTGAATCGGATATCGGAGTTGAAGAAGCGATGAACGCTCCCGTCACGGAAGACCCGAGGTTCGAGCGCCTGCCGAAGTGGGTCAAGGACCGCCTGCGTGCGAGGGACGAGCGGATCCAGCGCCTGGAGGACGAGTTGGCCGCCGTCCGGGCCCTGCTCAACGAGGACGTCTCCGAGGACAGCCCGGTCGTCGTCGACCCGTTCAGCGTCAACCGTCGCCTTCTGGAAATCGACGCGTACACCCCGATCGAGTTCCGGTTCAAGGGCAAGAAGCACCCGGACTACTGGTCCTACTTCCACGTGACCCTCCGGGATCGGGAACTGACCGTCCACGCCAGCGGCGGCCTGGTCGTCAAGCCGCAGTCTGGCAACAGCATCGAGATCAGCCTGGAGGACAGGTAGATGGCAACGATCAAGGGAATCGAGTTCAACGACGCTGGAGAGCCTGAGTCGGTGACGCTGCGCATGTCGGTGGAGGAGGCCGCCTTCATCGCCAAGTTCACCGGCCAGCAGTCCAGCGTCACGGCCGAGAAGGTGATGCCCGCCGGTGGCGGGGTCGCCAGCAGCGCGCTGTACAACACGCTCACCGGCTACGTCTTCCAGCCCTACTGGGACGGCGGGGTTGACGAGTACCTGCAGTCGGCCAGGCTTCATACCTAGGAGAGGTATGCGGGCACCCGGCCGACTGGCAGGTCGACCGGGGCCCTGTCCCAACAACGGGAGGTTGTGCACACCTCATGGGACTCCCCAACCCTATCCGGAGCTGGCGCGAGCACCGCGCGAGCAAGTCTGAGACACAGCCTGTCTCACCCCCGTCTCGCCCGCTTGGCGGCCTGCACGCGACCGGTCTGGTCATCGGGTTCTCCACGATCCTGGTGGCGCTGGCGTTCGTGGCGCTGGTCGGCATGAGGGTGAGCTGGGTGCCCCTTCGAGACACCGCCGACGGGATCGGCCTGCACGAGGTCCGGGAGTTCTACCCCCTGGTCATCGACGGGCTGGACGGGCTGGCGGTGGTGGCCTCGCTGGCGCTGATCGGATCCCCGGGATACCGGTGGGCGATCGGCACGGTGGTCGGTCTCACGGCCATCTCGCTCGTGCTCAACGTCGCCCACGGCTCCGCGTACGCGGGAGTGACCGGGCAGTCGGACGCTACGACGTGGGGACACGTGATCCTCGCGTCGGCCGCGCCGACCGTCTGTATCGCCCTCGGCACGCACCTGGCCGCGCTGACCTTCCAGCGGCTGAGCGGAGTCCTGGCGGACCGGCGAGACAGCCCTGAGCCTGCCCTGCTCACCGCGAGACAGATGGCCGAGCTGCTTGAGGTGAGCCCGAGCACGATCAGCACATGGGTCGACCGGGGCAAGCTCACTCCGGCCGCCAAGGACGAGAAGGGGCGGAACCTGTTCCACCCCGAGTCGCTGTAGAAATCGCGGGGCCTGGGAGACCGGGCCCCGCCCCATCCCCGGAGGAAACATGCCCGACTCCATCGAGATCCCCACCCCGATCATCCGCGTTGTCACGACGGAGTCCTGGCGCAGTGCCGGATGGACCGGCTTCCGCGAGTTCACGTGCACCATCTCCGTCGGAGACGTCGTGCTCATGGAGCGCGCCACCAACGACGACGTCGACTACATGGCCACCGAGGAGCGGCTGCGGGAGAAGACCGTCAACGAGTTCGGCGAGCGCCTGAAGGCCCTGCTGGAGAGCGTCGAGCCGTCGTAGAGACCCCTTGACAACGGTAACTGTGAATAGGTAACTTCAAATCACTGTTAATCACCACCACGAGGAGCCTCAGTGACCGACAACGCCACGCTTCATACCCCGGAGGCCCCGCCCTCCCTTCCCGTCGAGATCACGCTGCAGGATGCCAAGGACCTGCTCGCGCGGACGGTGAAGGAGAAGGGCGAGAACTACACCTACACCACTGTCGATGGCGAGTGTGTGTACTTCGACCCGGCGACGGGTTGCCCGTCCTGCATGGTCGGCCACGTGCTCTCCTACAAGGGCATCACGCTGAAGGCCCTGGAACTCGGGGAGGTCAGCAACACCACCGACGTGGCCGATCTGGTGTCCGGACTGGTCATCGAGGTTGACGTGGAGACGCAGTATCTGCTGACCCTCGCGCAGTCCAATCAGGACGAGGGGAGCACCTGGGGCCGGGCACTCAAGACGGCGTTGGAGGGGTACGAGGAGGCCGCCGAGTACGCGGCGGAGGATGCTGAGGACTACGACCTCAGCCAGGACTACTACCTCTGATGGCTCTCGGACCGCGCGAACTCCAGCCGCGCAACATCCTGCTGACCGGTGTCGTGGGCAGTACTGCCTTCGGCCTCGCCCGGGAGGGGTCGGACGTCGACCGGCTGGGCATCTTCGCCCGCCCCACTGCGGACTTCTTCACCATCGGGGCCAAGCACACGGACTCGGTGGTCACCACGGCCCCCGACAGCACGATGCACGAGGTCGGCAAGTACATCGACCTGGCCCTGAAGTGCAACCCCACGATCATGGACCTGATGTACCTGGCGGAGTACGAGCAAACGTCCTGGGAGGGGGAGTGGTTGGTCGACATCCGCCAGGACTTCCTGTCCGAGCCGTACGTTCGCTCCGCCTACGGCGGCTACGCCATGGGCCAGATCAAGCGCATCAAGCAGGAGCTGGCCAACGAGGCCCGGCAGAAGAGGGTGGCCAAGCACGCCCGGCACTGCTTCCGGCTGCTGCGCCAGGGCCAGCAACTGCTGGAGTTCGGCACGCTGACGGTCAAGGTTCCGGACCCGGAGTTCTACTGGGCGTTCGACGAGATGACCGGCGAGCAGATCGAGAAGGAGTTCTGGAAGGCCTTCGACACCTTCAACGACCGCACAGGCATCCTTCCACCGCGCCCGCGCACCGACCGGCTGCAGGACTTCATCAACTACCTGCGGAAGGTCTGACGGGCACCTCTCTGCTCTGACCCCTCGAAGACCCCCACCGGGAAACCCCTCCTGGTGGGGGTCTTCTTGTGTGATCCACGCCATGCGGTAATCGCAAGAAGTCTTTCGGAAGCACTTGCGATTACCGTATCGAGGTTATAGATTCATGCGTGTCGGGAGGGCCGGGAAGCCGGTCCCCGGAGAGACCTCGCTAGGAGCACAGCACATATGAGCAACGAGCCCGCCGCCAGCGACGACCGCCGCCTGTACATCCGCGAGTTCCTGAACAACCCGGGCCACCACTCGCTGGGCGCGGTCCTCGCGGAGATCAACGACGGAGACGACAGCGACGACTACCTGGACTTCGGCGCAACGTTCGAGATCCAGGACTGCTCCCGAAAGGTGACGCTCGACTTCGGTGTCTTCGGCAAGACCGACACCCAGAAGGAGCGTGACACCCTGCGCGCCGACGCGCAGAACGCCCGCCACAAGGCGGAGGTTCTCAAGGGCGCGGTGTACCGCTTCGTCGAGCTGCTGGGGGAGGCGCTGGACGAGGTCGAGAACGACCTGGACGCCCGCGACCACCAGGCCCGCGTGAAGAAGGCCAAGAAGGCCGCCAAGAAGACGCAGCAGGAAGGCTGACCCATGAACACCATCCCCGCCGAGACGCGCGCCGGTAAGACGTGGACCAACCTCAGCCACGCGGCGCTCCCCAAGGACAGCGTCGGGGGCACCTGGCTGAAGCGGCAGGCCGACGACCGCGAGAAGGCCCAGAAGATCGTCGAGGAGACCGCTCGGGCGTGGCTCGGCGGCGACTTCTCCCACCTCCCCGACCTGTTCTTCGAGATGTTCGCCGACCGGGTCGTCACGGCCCTCGACCAGCGCCTGTAACCCACCACCAGGAGAACTGCATGACCAACCTGTATGACGTCATCGACAAGTCCGCGCTCTACGACAACGTCAACGCCGGATACGTGCGCATCCAGAACCATCCCACCGAACCGCTGGTGATCCTCAACTACACCAACAAGGCGCAGTACGACAGCGCGTGGAACGAGGTCACCAAGAAGACCCGGGGGCTGATCGTCAACGCGGTCACCGACGAGATCGTCTCGCGGCCGTTCGAGAAGTTCTTCAACTGGTCGCAGATCCCCTCCGACGAGCAGGCGCGGCTGATGAGCGTGCCGGTGGAGGCAGCGATCAAGTGGGACGGGTCACTCGGCGTCCTGTACTCGCTTCATACCGGGGAGTCCGCGATAGCCACGCGTGGCTCCTTCACCTCCCCGCAGGCGCTACACGCCACGGAAGTGCTGCGCACCCGGTACCCCGAGTTCGAGCCGATCGGCGGACTGACGTACCTCTTCGAGATCGTCTATCCGGGCAACCGCATCGTCGTCGACTACAAGGACATGGACGACCTGGTCCTGATCGCCGTCCTCGACACCGAGACCGGCCGGACGCTGCCCTTCGTGGACGACCACTTCGGCATCTTCAACACCTATGACTTCCCCGGCCCGGTCAACACCCACATCCGGCGGTTCGAGACCCTCGCCGACGTGCTGGCCGCCGCCCAGCAGGCCAACGAGGAGGGGTTCGTCGTCCGCTTCCTCGGCAGCGACATGCGGGTGAAGATCAAGTTCGACGAGTACGTGCGGCTGCACCGCATCCTGACCAACGTCAGCAGCATCTCGGTGTGGGACGCCCTGGCTCACGGACAGGGCATCGCGGCGTTCATCGACCACGTGCCGGACGAGTTCTACGACTGGGTGCACAAGCAGGCCCAGGCCCTGGAGCGCGCCTTCGAGGACAGGAAGAACGAGGCGAACGAAGCGTTCGAGTGGATCATGCGGCGTGTCCGGCGCCCGGAGGAGGACGCAGCCAAGCGGCGCAAGGAGTTCGCGCTGCTGGCCCTGCACTCGCCGTACAAGGACGTGCTGTTCGGGATGTACGACGGCAAGGACGTCTCCGAGCGGCTGTGGAAGGCAGTTCGGCCGGACTACGACAAGCCGTTCTCGAACGCCAACGAGGACACCGCCTGATGCGGACCGAAACCAAGGACGCTGTGGGACGGATCGTGCGGGTCGGAGACACCGTAGGCGGAGCGGTGTTCGGCAGGTATCCGGACACCGTGTGGGGCTTCGTCGAGAGGATCACTCCCACCGGGTCGGCCAGGGTGCGCCTTCGCCACGGCTCTGGAGGATTCCGGCCGAAGGAGGGAGACGAAGTTCTACTCCCGCCCAGCCGGATCTTCCGGCTAGAGCCGGTGATCACCTGATGGGACACCGCATGAGGAGGCCCGCCTTTCGAGTGCACGAAGTCGTGCTGTTCGGCAAGCCCTACCTGTGGTTGCGCGGGGGTGGCCAGTTGCGCCTGCAACCGGACTACTCCGCCCCGATCATCATGCCCCGGTACACCAAGCGCGTCCACGACGCCTACCTGAAAGGCAACGCATGACCGAGACCGTCAAGTGCGTGTGCTGCCGACCCAAGCCCACACCTCCCCCGGAGAAGCCCGTGAAGACGCTGACGATGACCAAGGGCCTGCCGGGCTCGGGTAAGTCCACCTGGGCCAAGGAGACCGTCCGCAAGGCCCAGCCGGGCACCATGGTGCGCGTCAACAAGGACGACCTGCGGGCGATGCTGAACGACGGCGTGTTCAAGGGGCCCAACGAGCGACGCACTGTCCAGGCCCGTGACTTCCTGGCGGCCGGGTACCTGTCCAAGGGTGTCTCGGTGATCGTGGACGACACCAACTTCAACCCGGCCCACGAGCAGCGGCTGCGTGCGATGGCCAAGGAGCACGACGCCGAGTTCGTCGTGAAGGACTTCACCGACGTCCCGCTTCATACCTGCATCAACCGCGACCTGAAGCGGGCGAGAAGCGTCGGAGAGGCCGTCATCCGCAAGATGTACGACCAGTACCTGGCGCCCAAGCCCGCACCGGCTCCGGAGTACGTGGAGGGCCTTCCGGACGCGGTCCTGGTGGACCTGGACGGCACGCTGGCCAAGATGGCCGACCGCAGCCCGTTCGACTGGGCCCGCGTCGGCGAGGACGACGTGCACCACGACATCGTCGACCTCGTGAACACCCTGCGGGATGCCGGGTCGGAGATCATCTTCGTCTCCGGCCGTGACCGGCGGGCCTACGAACCTACGCGGGAGTGGCTGGACATCCACGTCGGGTCCTGGACGAGGTCGGCGCCGTTGCTGACCCGCATGACCATGGACGCGCGCAAGGACTCGATCGTGAAGACGGAGATCTACCGCCGGGACATCCTCGGCAAGTACAACGTCTGGCTGGTCCTCGACGACCGCAACCAGGTCGTGGACGCGTGGCGGCTGCTCGGCCTGCGGTGCCTGCAGGTAGCGCCCGGCAACTTCTAGACCTGAATCGAAAAGCCCCCATTGCGGATAATCCGTGGTGGGGGCTTTTCGCTGTTTAGTCCAGGACCCGATCCGGGCACGTTGCCCACCAGTACGTCATTTGCGGCACCGAATGAAGGTGAGGCACCTTCATACGCAGAGCCGTGAGGTGCTTTTGCAGTGTCCGGGTGCTCAGGCCGAGGTCGCGGGCCGTCTGCTCCTGGGTCCGGCCGGAGGACAGTTGCCGGAGGATGGAGCGCTGCATCCTGGTGGTGACACCACCCACAGGCTCCTCCGTCTCCGAGCCGTGCCAGTAGTCGGCACGGTTCCAGTCCCGGTCGAAGATCTCCGCGAGGAAGGCGCAGACGGCCGGATCCTTGATCAGGTGAGCCCAGGCGTTGTCCGGCTCGTCGCTGTCGCGGTCCAGGCAGTCCTGGATGAAGGCCGACTTGCGGTCGACGAGTATCAGGCGCAGGAAGGGGGCGTCCAGGGTCCTGACCTCGCCGCCCTTCTCCGCCATCACCCGTGCCCACTCCTGCGTGAGGGGGCTGTGGCGGGCGGTCGCGTGGTACAGGGTGCGCATCTTCACCCCGCGCTCCAGCGCCTCGGAGTCGCGGCCGATGGATCTCTCCAGCACCTGCCTGGTTCGAGGCCCGCCGGGCTGAGCGGTGATCAGCTCCTGCTGGGCCTGGCCGATGGTCTCCTCGATCCGTTCGTTGATCAGATCGTTGCCGTGCAGGTGCTCCACCGCTCCAGACCGAACGGGTGTTCGGGTCTCGCGGTAGATTTCTGTCAGCGCCTCGCGCATCGCCGGGAGGGTGGCGATGAAGTCGCTGATCTCCACCAACTTGTGCGTGGCGTCGCCGATCAGCCGCGCGATGACCTGTCCGGGCTCGGCCGGACGGAACCCACCGTCGCCGTTGGCGTCGGGGACCAACACCCCCAGGTGCACTGCCTGATCGAGTCCGGGAGCGCTCATGTCGACTTGTTGGCGGAGAAGTGCCTTGCGGTACAGGTCTCTGGCCTGCGGTGGAAGCTCGTGGTTACAGGGATGTGACGGTTGTGTGTGGGACATGTGAGGGGCCTGCGTATTCCGGAAGGTGCGTGATTCTGAAGGCCACTCCGCTTGCTGTGGGGGTGCGGAGACGGTCAATGTATCAACCACTGGACCCCAGTAGACAACGCCAGCGTCTAGGGGAAACCACTTGTCATCCGCTTCTCGACTGCATCTCCCCAATGAAGGAAGTCTTGTGAAGATCACTCGCCGCATCACCATCACGGTCATCACACTCGCCGCGTCGGTCGTTCTGGCCGTGGGCGCCGCGTCTGCCAGCTCGACCACCGACCACCCCGCCAGCAGCTCCGTGACAGTGGCCGACTCCACCTGGGCGGTACAGGAGCCGGTTCAGATCACCACCATGGACTCCACCTGGTAGGCGGAATCGCGCCACCCGAAGAACTAGCCCGGCGGTAGTCGATGTTTACGCCACCGCCAGGCCGTACCAAATGACACAGGCGGTCCGCCAGGTCAGCGGACCGAACGAGGGAGGGGTACCACGCACATGGCAAACAGGCTGTTTCGCGAAGACGCGGAAGACACGGGGGAGACGGACGTCCGTGAGTTGCGGGCCCGATTCGGAGCGATGCAGCCCGAGCGCGAAGAGCAGCACGACATCACCGAAGCAGAGATCGAGCACGAGCTGCTGGTGATGGTAGAGGCCGGGGAGCTGATCTTCGGCTGGATCGAGGACCGGCAGGAGTTCGGCTTCTGGTTCCCCGAGGAGCCCGCCAAGCACCCGCTGCAGGTACCCCAGAGACCCGCGAGTCACCGCCGCAAGCGCACAATGGCCCTCCAGCGCATGATCGTCGGCATCGCGGCCGTGGTAGCAACGCCGCTACTGGCGGGCGTGCTTGGCGCGAGGGCGGTGGAGGACAGCCACACAAGTTCCCACGTCGTAACTCCAGAGACGAACACCGATGCGTCGGTGTTCAGCGATGTGGTCCGTCCGAAGCAGGTGGACTGGTACGCACGCAGCACCGAGCGTCACACTCCGTGATCCATCTCACGTGGCGTAACAGACACCTCAGAATTGCTTGACAGAATCGGTAACGTACTTGCAGTATGAGGATGTCGTTGGAAGCACGCCGGACGGCCCCACACCGTTGGGTGCTAAGGAGGATCATGGACAAGGTAAGCAAGTTCTGCGACCTGAAGGTGACACGCAGGCGCGACAAAGTAGCTTGCGGACAGCCTGTTCCTGACGACCAGCCGACATACGTCACCTTCGGCACCACGCGCTACGGGATTGACCTGTGCGCAGAGCACCAGGAGACCCTGACCAAGTCTCTGCAGCCGTATCTGGACGTTGCCAGCGATGCCCAGATGCGCACCGGTACTCATGTTCGCAAGGCCCTTCAGGGGCGTGGGGGTAAGCCCTTCACCACCAAGGACGTGCGTGAGTGGCTGGCCAGCGAGGGCCGCGAGGTGCCCGCCCGGGGACGTCTCCCCGAGGACATCCTGCGCGAGTACGAGCAGGCGCACAGCTAAAGATCACCCACTCAAGGGGCCGAGGGAGAACATCCCCCGGCCCCTTTTCGCTGCCCTGGAACAGTGTCCTACCCCGCCGCGAGCCCGAGGGATCCAGGCAGTGGCCGCCATTACAAACCCGTATCCCCGATACGGTACAAAAGATCTATGAAGACGACGAGCGAGCGACGGCAGGGCACCGGGTCTACCCCGGCCGCCAGCATGCCCGCGCACGTCAACCCGGCCTCGAAGGCGCCTCGCCTCGGCCGCTTCCCGTTCCCCGCCGCCTGACAGGGCTGCCGACGCCATCTGAGTGCGTCTGCGCGTAAGTCCCGGGCGGGGAACCCAGCATCCCCCTTGCAAGCGATCCGCAGATTTGCTTGACAAGGGCACCTAGGGATACGGTAACGTCAATATCACGCCGACGGGGCGCCAGCCGAGAGGCCGGAGCGCCGGACGGATCGTTCCTTCACACCTGAACAGAGTTCGAGCAACAACTTCTGGACGTAGCGCAGCCTGGTAGCGCGCCTGATTTGGATTCAGGGGGTCGCAGGTTCAAATCCTGCCGTCCAGACTCACGGCCCTTTGGCAGAGGCAGTTAATGCGCCCGCCTGAAAAGCGGGAGATTCTGGTGCGATTCCAGAGGGGGCCACTTTGTCCAGACGCTTAACCCTGTTCCTGGACGAACACTGTACTCAACCTCTGAACAGGGGCGGGAGACCGAAACGCTTCACTGGGGCGAATCCGCAATCTCATTTGTGGTAGGGAAAGGCACTTATCCCGAGTCCGTCACCTAATCTCGCAGGCGTACGGAGTGCTGTTATGAAGAAGACGATCACCGGACTTCTGATCGCCGCAACACTGGTGCTTTCCCCGCTCGCGACGTCCAGCGCGCAGGCGCAAGTACCCCAGTCCACGTACGTCACCGTTCACGCCGAGGACACCCTCGGTGGCATCGCCTACAGGCACCACACCTCCTGGCAGCACCTGGCTGCCCTCAACCACCTGGCCAACCCCAACCGCATCTACCCGGGCGAGCGGATCTACATAACCCGCTCCGCCCCGACCAAGACCGTGCCCAAGCCGGTAACCAAGCACAAGCCGGTCACCAAGCCCAAGCACAGGCAGACCTCCGGCCAGAAGATCGTGGCCAGGGGCGAGGCCTACCGGGGCGTTCGCTATGTGTGGGGCGGCACCTCGCCGTCCAGGGGCTTCGACTGCTCGGGATTCACCCAGTACACGCTCGCGCGTCTGGGGAAGTCCGTCTCCCGCGTCGCCGAGGACCAGTACCGGCACAGCCAGCACGTGAGGACCCCGCAGCCCGGGGACCTCTTCTTCGTCCACGACGCGCGTGGGTACGTCTACCACGTCGGGATCTACGTCAATTCCCACACCTGGCTTGAGGCAGAAAAGCCGGGCAGGGGAGTCAACCTCTACAAGCCCTGGACCCACTCCGTTTACTACGGGCGCTACACGGTGAAGTAGGATTCACGAAGGAAACGCCGCGCGGATCGACCCGATCCGACCGAGGGGTTCGCGCGGCCCCGCCCGAGTAGACGAATTGGCACAGTCAGCCGCCTCAAAAGCGGCGCCGAAAGGCGTGTGGGTTCAAGTCCCACCTTGGGTACGCAATCCCCGATAGCTCAACTGGCAGAGCAACGGACTGTTAATCCGTAGGTTCCTGGTTCGAACCCAGGTCGGGGAGCAAGGTCTAAATGGCGGTTGTAGACCTTCGTCTAAACTCATCCCGCCCGCATTTTCCGGTGTTGCGTGAACAACCGGAAATCTACTCGTAGTCGTCCTCGCCTGAACTCTTGTGGGTGAGGATCCATGCCAGCAGTGCTGCGAAGGGGACCACCCCCGACAGCACCGGCCAGTGAGCAGACAGTAGCCCCAGCAGAGCCGTGATACCCCAAGCCAGGTATTTGGCGTCCAGGACAGTGTCCTCGGAATCCACGGACTCCTGCTGGGGCTCTGTCGTCTCTACGTCCAGGACCTCGGCGGCCTCGCGGTGTGTGGCGGTGTGGTTGATCCGCTCCACGGCCGCCTCCACCTCGGTCTCGGCGCTGCCCCAGTGGTTGCAGTGGTCGCAGGACCAGTACATCTCGTGCGCTCCGTAGGTAGCACAAAGCCCCCGAACCACCGATCAGGTGATCCGGGGGCTTTGCTATGGGGATCAGAGGGTGTTGAAGACCAGGACGATGCCGGGGTTGGCCGCCGAGGTGCCGAGCGCGGTCGACAGCGAGACCGTGTCACCGGCCGCGTAGGTGCCGAGCGCCGCGACGTTGTTCACGCCGCCGGTCGAGTTCGGGTACGGAGCCACGACACCGCCCACCGGCTGGTCGGTCCAGGCACCGGCCGCAGCGTTGACGCCGACGTACGGGTTGGTGACGGTCTTGTTGCCCTTGGTCGCGGCAGCCGCGAGGGTGACCAGGGCGCCGGAGACGGCCGAACCGTTCTTGTTGACCTGCACCGTGGACGCGGTCGAGCCCGCCGTGCCCAGGTTGACGTATACCGCGACCAGTTCCGCAGCCGCCGGGATGGGCAGCGCGTTCGCCAGGTCGGCGTTGGTGAGCACGAACGTGCCGCCACCGAGACCACTCATGGGGTAACTCCTTGGTATTGGATCGGATCCAGTAACCAGTGTAGCTATCCCTGATACGGTAGCCGTATTGTCCGTCCTCACTCCTGGGGTGACGGTATCTCACTACAGAAGTGAGGGTTGCGCAAGATACGGTAACCCTGATAGCGTACCCAAGGTCGGGCCGGAGACGGCCTGCCTGTCACAGCCCCACCCGAGAGGAACACCCCTTGACCACACTCCCCGAGGTAGCCGCGAACAAGGATTGGGTGCGCGAGATCCTGATGGGATTCGCTCCCCACTCCCTGGCGGCCTCCGAACTGGTCCGCCTCGGTGTGACCACCACCGAGACCTCCGTCCGCCGCTGGCGCAACGCCAACGGGTGGGACAAGAGGGTCCAGCCGCTTCATACCCAGCCCGAAGAGGGCGAGCGTGAGGCAGTGGCCGACGGCCAGGACGACGACCCCCAGGAGCGCATCGCCGCCCTGGAGGCCGACAACCGCCGCTTGTTCACCGCCTACAAGAAGGCCAAGGCGCGGGGCGACGAGTACATCGACGCCGTCTACCGCGCGGCCACCGATGCGGCCCGCTATGTCGGCGAGACCCCCTACGAGGGGCCTCCGGTACTGCTCGACCGACCCAAGAACTCTGAGGTTGCCCTGTGGCACCTGACGGACTGGCAGGGCGGTAAGCAGACCGAGACCTACGACCGGCAGATCATGCGGCGCCGGGTGGAGAAGTACATCGACAAGGCGCACTCGATCACCGAGATCCAGCGCGCCGACCACCCTGTCGACAAGGCTGTCCTGCTGTTCACCGGTGACATGGTCGAGGGCGTGTCCATCTTCCCCGGCCAGGTGTGGGAACTCGACGGCACGCTCTACGAGCAGATGTTCGACGTCGCCGACCTGATGCTGTACACCATCCGTCGGGCCCTTGCGATGTACGAGGAGGTCGAGGTCGTCGCCGAGTACGGCAACCACGGCCGCCTCGGACGTAAGGGCGACGGCATCAAGGCCTCCGACAACGTCGACCGCATGGTCTACAACATCGTGCGCGAGCGGCTGGCCGACGAGCCCCGGCTGACGAAGTTCCAGACCTCCGGCGACTGGTACCAGCACTTCACCATCGGCAACTACAAGGCGATGGCCATCCACGGCGACGAGATCAAGTCCTTCGGCGGCAACATCCCCGCGTACGGCATCCTGCGCAAGGCCAACCAGTGGGCCTCCGGCGTGCTCCCCGAATTCCGCGATCTGTACATCGGCCACTACCACCAGGCCATGCAACTGCAGTTGGCCAACGGTGGTTCCGTCTTCATGACCGGCAGCCCGGAGTCGGACAACATCTACGCCCACGAGTTCGTGGCTGCCACCGGCGACCCTTCCCAGCGTCTGCACTTCGTCAACCCGGACAAGGGACGCGTCACCTCCGAGTACCGCGTCTGGCTCTGACCCCAGGAGAACTGCATGACCACCGAAGCGCTGCGCTACTTCCAAGGCCCCGACGGAGAGCACTACGTCAACGTCCGGGACCTGACCTCACTGTTCATCGCCACCCACGACCAGTTGACCGAGGAGGGCGAGGACAGCATCTACGGCGGCATCGCCACCGCTCTGGCCACACCGTTCATGGAGATCGAGCAGTACGTCCCCAGCGGCCTTCATACCGAGCCCGGCGGTGCCGGTGAAGACCGCTAGGGACAACCACCTGTGGAAGGTCCGGGTGCTGATCAACAAGGACGGCACCTGGACCGCGAAGACCTTCTTCTACTCCCGGGAGGTCTTCGCCAAGAGGTGGCTCGACCGCGCGGAGAACAACGACAACCTGCACATCGACTTCTACGGCAAATACAACCTGGAGGAAGACAGTGGCGCGTAAGACGACCACCACCACCGTGGTTCACAGCGAGAAGGACAGCAACGGGGACTGGCAGGAGACAGACAAGTCGGTCACCACCGTCGTCGAGCGTGACGACGACGGCTACCCCTACGGCCCGATCAACCCGTTCGCCACCTGGAACAGCCGCCCGTACGGCAAGAACCGGTACAGCGGCTTCCTCGGCGGCCAGATCGGCGACTACTTCCGCCTGTACGACGCCATGGGCGCCCGCCCGGCCGTCAAGGTCGACGAGCCGGTCGAGCCGGAGGAGAAGGACGGCCAGGATGGTTGCTGACTACCCTCCCATCGGCTCCTTCGGCGTCACCGCCACCAAGGGGATCATCCCCTGGGCCATCCGGCTGCTGACATTCAGCCGCTACAACCACGCCTTCATCGTCGGCCCGCGCGGAATCATCGTCGAGGCCCAGCCCGGTGGCGCCCGCTTCAGCCATGTCTCGCGGTACCCGAAGGCCAAGTACAACCTTCATACCGTCCTCCCGCTCAGCACGCGGGAGAAGATCTGGGACGTAGCGGTCGGCTTCACCCAGGCCAACGGCGGCAAGGGCGTGCCCTACAACTGGGTCGACGACGCCGCGCTGGGCCTGCGGTTCTTCGGCCTGTGGTTCCCCACCATCAACAAGCGAATCAGCCGGGCGGACCGCCTGCAGTGCGCCCAACTGGTCGACCGCGCCTACACCCTGGCCGGGATCACCCTCTTCGACGACGGCCGCCTGCCCATGGCGGTCGACCCCGGCGACCTCGGCGACATCCTCGCCGACTGAACCATCGGTCCACGGGGGCTCCGGCTCCCGTGGACCGTGCACCACCCCCGACACCACTGATGAGCGGAGAGACAGTGACAGACCTGGAGCAGCTCCTCGGGTACGACGCCCTGGCCGACGCCGAACGACGGACCGGCAAGGACTACAAGACCGACCCCGAGACCCTCGAATTCGGCCTGGCCCTGGCGGTCATGGGCAACAAGGCCAAGGCGGACGCCCTGAAGGCGGCCGGAGACACCCACTACGGTGTCGGCTTCCAGCAGACGGTGGAGATCTACGAGGACCTGGGCTTCCAGGCGGTCCACCGCCGCCACTTCCAGTCCCGCCCACGCGACGGTGAGAGGGTCACCGAGCAGTACCTGCTGCTGTGGCACCCCGACGGGATCCTGGCGACGCTGGAGTCCTACCAGGGCCGCTCGGTCAACAACAGCAAGATCATGTACAACATCGAGTTCCACCAAGACACCGACACCTGGCGGATCGTAAGCAGCGGGTCCTTCCACGGCCCGTCCTACGACGCCGGGAACCGTGTGTGGGTCGGCGACCACGACGCGCGCGAGGGACTACGCCACACGGTCGCGAAACTTCGGGCGGCGGGAACGTTCCTTCCGCAGTGGAAGAAGCGCCCCTTCCTGTGGTTCCTGGAATACACCCAGAGCGACAGCACCTCGGCCCCCTACAAGGCCCACGCCGAGCAGGTCATCAGCGAACTGCCCGAGCACGTCCGCCGCGCCATCACTCCCCAGGAGAGCAAGTGACCATCCGCACCCTGCTTCATATCCAGCCCCACCGCCCCATGAAGGCGCTGCGCGAGTGGCACCGGGCGGTGGGAGAGAAGCGCTTCGTCGAACGGTCCGGCAAGGAGAGGGACGCCCTCATCGCCCTGCGCGCGGGCCTGATCCAGGAGGAGTGGAACGAGGTGGTCGCCGAACTCCTCGCCTACGGCATCGGCAACATCGTCGATGAGTCGCTGGACGGGGGGAAGTCGAGCAGCCTGGAGGCGCTGGCCAAGGAACTGGCCGACCTGCTGTACGTCATCTACGGCACCGCCGACCTCCTCGACATCCCCCTGGAGGCGGTTTTCGCCGAGGTCCACCGCTCCAACATGAGCAAGATCGGCCCGGACGGGGAGGTGCTCCGGCGTGCGGACGGCAAGATCCTCAAGTCCGCCACCTACCGGGAGGCCGACGTCCACGGCGCGATGACAGGATCGTGGCGATGAGATTCCGCGAGGACGCCGCCAAGCAGATCGCCTCCGCCATCGCCTTCATCGCGGTCGCCGCCTTCGTCCTCGGAGCCCTGACCGGCGCCGTGGTGGCCCGGCTGTGAGGCGGTTCCTGGAGGCCGTACGGGACATCCTGTACGCGGCCTTCTTCGCCGAGCGACTGTAGGCACGCAGAAGCCCCCGACCTCAATGCGAGGCCGGGGGCTTCTCTATGCGCTAGCTCAGTTGTCGAACTCTCCGGCCTGCGCGGCCTTGATGAACGCGGACCACTCGCCCTCCGTGAAGTCGAGCGTCGCACCCTTGGGGTTCTTGGAGTCGCGGACGACACGGCCGCCATCGGCCTTCTTGGCGACCTCGACACACTCGGCCGTTCCGTTGCTGAAGCTGCTCTTGACGAATACGAGGTCGGGCTTACCCTGCATGGCTGAATTCCTCTGCGATGTTTCTGATCATGGTGATGGACTTCTCGGGCCGCTCGGACGCGGCGACCAGCCGCTGGAACATATCCTCGTGACGGCTCAGGTCGGATGGCTTGTCGAAGTACGTGCCGCTCGTGATCCCTTCCGAGTAGACGATGGAGCCGGGTACATCCTCGAAGGACAGGTAGGAGAAGCTGTAGCCCATCGAGACATGGGCCCCGGCGTCGAATGGCAGCACCTGGACCGTGACGTTCGGGAGCGAGTACGCCACGTCCGCCAGGGCATTCAACTGCTCCTGCATGATGACAGGTGAGCCAACAACCCGACGGATCACCGCCTCGTTGAGGACCGCCCAGAGTTTGGGAGCGTTGTCGGAGGTCAGGATGTCCTGGCGCTGTACGCGTGCACTTGCGCGAGTCTCCACCTCTTCGGAGGAGAAGCTCACCTCTGTCGAACGGATAACCGCCTGGGCGTACCTCTCGGTCTGCAGCAGGCCAGGCACCAGCTCGTTCTGATACGTCCAGATCGACGCCGCGTCCGTCTCGAACCCTAGGTAGGGCTTGAACCACTCGGGCAGGGCATCCCCGAAGGAGTGCCACCAACCGTTCTGTCGGCTCTTGCGCACCAGAGAGATGAACTGCCGTACTTCCTCGGCTTTCTCAACCCCGTACTGCGCAAGCAGAAGTTTGGCATCCTGGTCAGACAGCGGAGACTTGCCCGTCTCGATGCGGCTGACCTTGGACTCGGACCAGCCCAGCGCCTTCGAAACCTGCGCGGTGGTCAGGTTCTGGGCACGGCGCATCTTGCGCAGCTCGGCGCCGAGCCGTCGCTTCAGCACGGTCGGACTGTCCGCCAAGGCGACCTCCCTGGTTGCGGGTACTTCCCCACAGTCTGCCACCACCTCATAGTCCGGGACAGCCTTCACTCGATCGCGCACTTGCCTAGCGCGTGCACTTGCATGACGGGCCGTTAGGGGGCATCCTACCTAGCGGAGAGTGGTGACGCTGTCACTCACCTTTCCAACCGCTGTTCGTTGCGCGGCTGTTGGTATCTGGCCGCGAGCTGGGCGAAGGAGAAACCGTGGTGGGTACGAGAACGTTGTCGGGGACAACCCCCGATCCCCGCAGGTGGTCCGTTGCCGACGCGGATGTCGCGGTCAAGGCCCTGAAGGACGCACTTGCACGGGTCGAGATCGTGCTTCCCTCCGTCGACCGAGAGTCTGCGGCCATCGAGAACCCTCTGATCCAGTTGGGCCGCTGCCGCCCGGACGTCGCCATAGACCTGGCGGCGTGCCTCGACGAACTGGCCGAACTTCGCGCGGAGAACTCCCGGAAGGAGGCTCCGGAATGCTCAACACCGACGAGGACCAGTACGCAGACGGAGCAGCAGCACTGATCGGACACATCGTCGAGGACAAGGTGGCTTCCGCCTTCGCGGAAGTGACGAGTGTGGACGGGGAGGTACTGCACGTGGTCGGCTTGTCGTCCCGAAAGCTCTGGGACACAACCGTGGGCAACGTGGAGCCCGTCAGCGCCCGCAGAGAACTGCGGTTGCGCGTGTCCATGGCCAACCAACGCTCCACAGGGACCGGCTCGTGTTAGTCGGAGCCGAGCCGGACATGGTCCAGCACGCGCTCGCCTGGCCCACCAGGACCGCCGGTACCGACGACGGGAATCACTGGGAGACCGGCAGGTGCTGGCTGTACTGCGGCCGGACGCGGACCCGAGTGACCTGGATAGGACCCGCGACGTGTGCGGGGCACTCCGTCCCGATGTACGCCTGCGAGGGCTGCATGCGCGACCTCGGCGACCAGGTGCTGGAGACGGTGATCTCCGGTGACCTCAACGAAGTTCCTGCCCCCTTCGAGCGACCCCGTGGCAGGCACCGCCGCCTCATATGACCACCCGCCCGGCCGTGACCAGAAGGACAGCGGCGGTCGGGCGGGTCAGCAGATGCACACAACCGACCTAGGAGAGTGCTGCAGTGATCAATTCGACGAATACCATGCCCGCCGTCGAGGACGTGGCGGTCCGGGCCAAGGAGATCCTGGCGTCCATCAAGGCCGACAAGGAGTTCCCCGCCTTCGTCGTGGCCACGCTCCGGTACGACGCCGACTGGACCTGCTTCTCGGGCACGCCGATCATCAGCCGGTACGACCAGGACACCGACAAGGCCCCGCTGTTGGAGGAGGGCCTGCGTGCCCTCGCCCTCAAGGCGGCCGTCTACGAGATGACCGGCGACGAGAAGCTGTCCGAGGTACCGGTAGCGATCCCGGTGGACGAGATGACCCACGCCATGATCGCGCAGCCGCAGCTCCTGGACCGGATCACGGACCGGGTCGGCGTCCACGTGATCCACCAGACCGACCAGGAGCACACCGACTGGCGCCAGGGCGACTACACCCACCAGGCGTATACCGTGGCCTGGGGCGAGCCGCCGGAGCGTTACTGGGTCGGGCACGAGGAGGCGCAGCGGCGCCTGGCGATCCTGAAGGAGAAGTACGAGCAGGCGGGGTTTTTGAACATGGGGCTCTCCCACGTCATCGACTTCGCCGTCGCCGCGTAACAGCTAGTTGAAGGCGCTGCGCAGGACCGTCGCCGGGTCGAGGTGCGGGAACACTCGCCGGATCTCACTGGAGGCCCGAGAGATGATCTCTTCGAGCAGGACCGGCGCAGCGCCATACAGCAAGTCATGCAGGTAGGGAACGAGGTCGGACTCCTCGGTGGGGAGATCCACCTCGGCCGTCACAGGTACGCCCTCGCTCTTGTACCGCTTGGCCGGGAGTCCGACCTTCTCCGGGTGCACACACACCGGCGTTCCGTCGGCGGTGTAACGGTGGCCGTCGGTCGGGTTGAACGGACAGTCCTTCGACGGACGTTCAAATACGTCGAATCCACCAACTGGATAGGACCGGGAGGGGCAGACGCCACATGCAAGGTGATGGACGTCGTCCCCAACGAAAGCCTCTGCCATGAACCAAGCCTAGTCCGCAAGGACTTCCATAGATGCCCATTCCGACCGTCCCCACCCTGGACAGGTCGAGCGGTCGGAATGGGTGCCCAACCCCCTCTCGCAGTCCCGGGGACGTGCTTGAGGGGAAGAGGAGGTTCACTCCCTCCTAGGAGCCCCGTCTGTGCGTCTCCCCGTGGCGCGTGGGCGGGGCTCCCTTATTTCCCGAAAACATAAGCAAGTTATTCGTAAAAACCACTTGCGTGAGAGTAGTCACAGCGGTAGCCTCCCGGCTGTAGGATCTGGCACGTCCGGGAGGAACCGATGGCATCACGCAAGACCACCAGCGGGGTACGCGCGCACCGCTTCGCCACGCGCCACGTGGACATGCTCACCGAGGCGGGAAACGAGCTGCGGAGCGTGCCCAACATCGCCCGCAAGCTCAACAGCCTGTCCCGGGGGATCTCCTTCACCTGGGACTACGAGGACGCGGTCAGTTACGACCTGGAGACGCGCGTCAAGGTCGGCGATCTGATGGGCGAGATCGCCGTCTGCGACATGTGGAAGCGCAACGGCCGCGTGGCCTACGACCTCGACGAGGAGCTGGCCGCCGCGCTCTACCGCAGCAAGATGGACAAGGTGCCCGGCCGCATCTTCGACCGTCTCCCGCACATCAACCCCATGGTCGTACTCCCCGACCCCTGGCCAGTGAAGGAGAAGCGCGGAGTAACTCCCACCAGCTACGTGCGCGGGTTCTTCATCTTCGGCTGGGTCGGAAGCGCACTGTGCAACACCAACGACCCGCAGCGCGAAGGCCTGGGGGTGCTGTTCTTCTACGACCATGTGGACGAGGAGACCGGCGAGCTGGTCCCCGGCGGTCAGAGGGACCTGATCCCCCTGCCGACTGGCCGGGATGCCTTCACGGTCAAGGAGGCCGTCACGCACCTGCTGTCGTGGCACGGAGACCCGCAGGACGGCAGGGACCGCAGCGATGCCATCAAGACGTTCGGCCCGCTGTTGCAGGCAGCCTTCTCCGTCATCACCTACCTGTGCTGCGACAACCGCGACGTTCAGGAGCCACCGGTCAACGTCACCGGCCGCAGGAAGACCGGCAAGGGACGCAAGCCCCGCGACCGCGACCCCTTCTGGGTGCGGGTGGGCTGGTACGTAGGCCCGGCGCTACACGAAGCGCGACGCCGGGCGAACAGCGCCGACCGGTCGGCGATCTCCATCCCCTCCGGCGTCGAGTACGGCCCGCAGCACCGCGCCGGTCACTTCAAGACCGTGTGGTTCGGGCCGGGAAAGACCAACGAGCGCACCCAGTCCACGACGAAATGGGTCGAGCCCTACTGGACCAAACTGGAGGAGCTGCCGGAGAACGTCGACCCGCCGACCCAGGTCGTTCCGGTCGGCGCGCAGCGCCACGACCCCCTGCGCAGGCGCCACCTGCCCAAATGACCGAGCCCCGGCTACCACACCAGGTAGCCGGGGCTCATTCGTATGCTCAGGGGGTGTCGAAAACGAACACGGCGTACCCCTGTCCCCACTTGTCTACCGCGACAGAACGCGGGAGCTTGAGGTCATGGAACATGTCTCGTAGCTCATGCAGGCGTTTCGCGGCGTCGTCATAGGAGAGACACCCGGTAGCCCTGCGACCCTCGGTACGTCTAGCCATGGGTCCAGTGTATGAATCCAGCCACCTGGCGAAAGGGGGCCTACGCGGAAGTTGAACGTCGAACCTGTCAAGAGGCTACCGGCGGTAGGTGTCCCGGGTCACAGCAAGTGGTCCGCCGGAACCCCTTGCGAACTGATAGCTCGTCACCATATTCTGTAGCTACAACGAGTTGCTACCTACCCCACAGGAAGGCGACACCCGATGTCCCAGAGACTGGGCGCGGACAAGGAAATCGAGAAGGTGGCCAAGGCCGCCCGGAAGCAGAAGTGGACGGTGGAGATCACTGGCGGCAACCACATCAAGTGGACGACCCCTGACGGCAAGGTCGCTTCGGTCTGCGGTCTGACCGGGGCAACGCCCGGCTGGATCAAGACCAAGAATCAGCTCAAGAAGGCTGGCCTTCATATCTAAAACTGAATACCGCATCCCGGGTACCATTAAGTCGCAAGCATAAATCAGCGACGGGCGGTACCCGGGATGTTTGTTTTCCTCGCATCGGCCTCCGGGTCGGGCGGCCTGTCCGTAGACAGTCCACTCGTCCTGGGGCCGATTGCTGCATTCATATTCGCCGTCTTCGTCACAGAAGTCGTCGTCTCCGGCAAGGCCTACCGCCGGGAAGTAGCCGAAAACAGACGCCTGCGCGCACTGACCGAACGCGTCGTACCCCTGGCCGAGCAGATGGTCACCACCGCCCGCGACCTCGTCCAGGCCACCCGCGACAGCATCACCGTCCAGGCCACCGTCACCGAGGTGCTCGAAGACGTCCTCGACCTCTTCCAGAGCGAGGGAACCCCCCGGCCGCGCAGACGGAGGAGTTCGTGATGCCGCTGCTTCCCCAGACGCGCGACCACGACGACATCGCTGACATCGAAGACCTCCTCGACCGATGCGTCACCGAAGTCGGCCAACTCGTCGAGGCCGCCTGCGAGCACATGGCCAAACTCCGCACGTACCAGACCAGGCTCACCCGCCTGCGCTCCGGCTTCGACGCCGCCCGAGGAGGTAACCGTGCCCCAGACGCCTGAACCTATCCCCGCCACCGGAGACGCCTACGCAGGCGGCTACGCCTTCACCATCAACGGCGCACCCTTGCGCACCTCAATGCTCTCCGCCGACCAGTTCGCCGGAATGCAGCCATGGGAAACCCCAGGCGGAATGCCGCTAGGCTCGAATACCGAGGCAGGCAGTTCCCTGTAGGAGACCCACATGTACACATCCCGTTGCGTATTCGAAGACGGCCAGCATGTCTATTCAGGGCCTGACTGCCCGCATAATCGTGTAGAGGACGAAGAGGGTCCGGTGCAAGAGCCGGGCTGGACAGTCCAGCAAAACCGGTAACCCACAGAAGAGGAAGCACAGTGGCTGCTGCAAAGAACACCGAGGCCCCGGTCGGCGAGACCCCGGCCGCCATCCCCGCCGTCGTCCCCGGCCGCTCGTCCGACTGGGACCACCCCAACCTTGGCTGGACCGTCCAGCACGGCACCAAGTACGAGAACGTGGACGGCATCCCCGGCCAGGTCTTCGTCCACGCCCAGTTGCCCGACCCCGCCGCCCAGCGCGCCATCGGCATCGACCCGGCCACCTCCAACGCCGGACTGGTCGTACTGACCCCGGAGGAGGCAGCCGCGCACCCCGGCGGCCCCGAGGCTGACGACCGCCTGAACGGCACCGCCGTCTACGAGGGCACACGCAACGCGGGCACGGCGACCGCTCCCGGCCTCGCCAACGTCCCGGCCATCGCCTCCACCGTGGCGAACGTCCCCGCCTGACGCGAGAACGACAACAGCCCCACTCCCGTCGACATCGGGATGGGGCTGTTCGCGTATATAGCTATCCCCCGGGGCGCTTGCTAGGCAGAGGCACTTCCCGGGGGCTACGAGAAGGACTGTAGCAGACAGGAACACGGCATGTCCCCTTCACGCCGCCGAGGCGGCCCCGAGATCCCCAGGATCGACACGTCAGGCTCCAACGGCCGCGCGGGCAACGCCTACGACCGCATCATGCTCGGAGGCGCCACAGCACGCCCCCAGCCGCCCGCCAGCACCCCGGCCCGAGCAGGCTCCCGCCGCGTCATGTCCCAGGAAACGGCCAGCGCCATCCAACTGGCCAAGGACGGCGACGACTTCGACCTGCTTCCCTACCAGCCGACACCCTCGATCAACCCACCGCGCCCGCGCACCCTCGCCGCAGGCTACGACAGGGAATCCCAGACGCTTCGGGTCCGCTTCCGCAACGGCCAGGTGTACGGCTACTACGACGTCCCCCCGAATGTGTGGCGGAACTTCAAGCGCGTAAAGAGCCCAGGTAGGGCCATCAACCGCACGCTCAACAATTTCCCCTACGCCCCAGAGCACGACCTCGACGAACCCACCGGCGTGAACTGACTTACCAATACGCGCTGCCCAACGAATAGGCTCCTGTCATGCCGAACACTCATGACATCGGGGCCTTTTTCGTGCACCCGATAAACCTCCAACCCGGGACGCCCTTCATGCATAGGGCCCCCACCGACGAGATCGAGCCGCCCTACCGCTGTTCCAATTCCCGGATCATCAAGATCTGGCCCGGAAAGGGGCTCGTCTTCGGACGCTGGCGCCATACCGGGCGAACGGAAAACGCAGCGCTCCTCGTGGCCGTCCAGGGCTACGGGAACGCTCTGTCCACCGAAGTCATCCGGGACACCAAGCGCTTCGACGAGGTACCGGACTCGGTGCTCGATGCCTACCTCTGAGAACACCGAGGAAGAGAAGGACGCGGCCCGTCGGGTCGTGGCGGACAAGACGAACGACATGGAAGAGGAGTACGAGGTCCTGTGCGCGCTTGGGCTTTTCTGAAGGGACTCTGGCAGGGCGCCGACGGCGTAGTGGACGTGGTCGACCCCACCCGCGCCAAGGCGGCCAAGCGCCTGGACCGGCTGCCCACGGTCGACGTACTCGACTGGGCCGACAGCGTCGGCAGCGGCCTGGCCAAGGCCCTGGACGACTACCGTAAGCAAGCGACCCCCGAGAGCCTGCTGGAAGCACGCCAGGGCGCGCAGAGCCTGCTCGGGGTGCTCGACGTCCTCATCCGCCGCGAGGCCTGAAACAACATTGCGCCTTCCCTCCCGTATGCAGGAGAGAAGGCGCAATCGGTGCCCAGCGTGTGTGCGGGAGGCGGCTACTCCTCGCACTTGATCTTGTTCAGCAGCTCTCGAAGACGCTCGTCGGGGATGGCGGGAGCTTTCGACGCCCAGTGCTTCAACCACTCTTCTTCGGTCATCATCGCAGGTCAGGCCTCCGGTCGAGAACTAACATTCTCAACCTACCGCGTGGGCGGTGGGTTGAACTTGATGGTATCGTCCTAACACGGCGGTATCAACCGCCAACGCCGTGGTTAGGGGGGTATTCTCGCATGGAACTGCTACCAGTTGGCGGCTACCTGCGCATCTCGGACGCAGACCTCACGGAGATCCGCCGCGCGGTCAAGCTGGGCTTGATGACCTTGGAGGAGGCGGAGGAGCGGGAGCGTAAGGGCGTCCTGAAGCAGCGCGAGGACATCCTTGGACTCGCTGAGCGGCATGGCATCGTCCCCGAGAGGGTCGTCTTCTACGAGGACAACAACCTCTCGGCCTTCCAGCGGACCGTGAAGCGCAAGGACTTCGAGCGCATGGTCGGAGACCTCAAGGCCAAGCGGCTGGGGGGAATACTCGGTTACGACATCGACCGCATCTTCCGCCAGCCACGGGACCTTGAGCGCGTCATCGACGTGTACGAGACCACCAAGATTCCGCTGGTCTTCGACACGCTGTCCGGCCAGAACTTCGACCTCACCACCGCTGACGGCCGCTTCTCTGCGCGCCTGTTCGTGAACATCGCGAACAAGTCCTCGGAGGACACCTCTCGCCGTATCAAGCGGGAGAACAAGCGCAAGGCCGAGCACGGGGAGTTCCACGGAGGAACGCCTGCATACGGTTGGGATCCTGACGACCGCAAGAAGGTGGATCCGAAAGCCGCCAAGGTGCTCAACGACGGGGCCGATGCCTTCATCGCTGGCGACAAGATGGGCACCATTCAGATCCGCTGGCAAGAGGCGGGGGTAGTCAGCCCGAACAACGGCAAGCCCTTCTCCCAGCAGAACGTGCGCAAGCTCCTCATGCGCGCCCGCAACGCGGGTATTCGCGTCTACCAGGGGGAGCCCCTGAAAGACGACGACGGCAACTACGTCATGGGTGACTGGCCCGCAATCATGACCGTCGAGAAGTGGGAAGCCGTCATGGCCACCATCGCAAAGCGGCAGCGCAAGGAATCCCGGGACACGACGACGAAGTACCTGCTGTCCGGGATCGCGCGCTGCGGGCGCTGCGGGTACAAGCTGCGGGGCATTCCTGTGTGGGACAAGAAGAGGGGCAAGCAGAGGTCGTACGCCTATGTGTGCGAGAAGCGATTCGCCGACCAGTGCGGTGCGCTGTCCATCTCTGGCGGCCCGACGGACGAGCTTGTCCGCAAGCTCGTGTGGGGTTCGCTGCAGCGGTCGTTGGCCGCGCGGGACGTCAAGAAGACGGTCTCCTGGGGGCGTGACAACGAGCTGACGCTGGTGGAGAAGGACATTGCGGAGCTGAAGGCGAAGTGGTCCAAGCGCGAGATCCGTGCGGCCATTTACGCCACCACGCTGGAGTCCTTGGAGCAGGAGCGCGACGCTCTGCGGGCGGACAAGGCTCTGTTCATCACGTCGGCCGAGCAGCCTATCGAGAAGGCGGTGCTGGAGAGCGGCTGGACGGGGTTGTCGCTGGAGCGGCAGCGTGACGTGGTGCGTACGGTGCTGGTGACCGCCCTCATGCATCCGGCCAAGTCCCGTGGTGCGAGGTTCGACCCCAGCAGGATCGAGCCGGTGTTCACAGCGGCGTGATCGGAACACAGGAGTGGACCCGCCCCATGCAGAGAGGCGGGTCCACTCCTTACCTATACACGCTCCAGTTGGTAGATGGCGAGGACGTGGTCCACGGCCTCGTCGGGTAGGTAGGGGGCCTGGCTGAGGTAGTGGTCCAGCCACTCTTGTTCGGTCATGGGCCCGGGGGCCTGGGTATGAAGCGCCCGAGGGGCGGTTGCTGCTGTCATGTCCGGCATCGTAATACCGATTCGCGGATACCGCTACATCTCTTCATGCAAGCTAGTTGCGGGGATCGCTTGTCGTGAGTAGTGTGATGCCATCAGCCCCACTCCAGGAGGACGCGTGACCATCGCACTGAGCAGCGCTGTCGCCGAGTACCTGGCCATCCGCCAGCGCTCGGGCAAGGCCGACAACACCATGCGGGTGGACCGCACCCTGCTGCCCCGGTTCACCGCGCACCTGGGGGATCCCAGCTTCGAGCAGCTCTCGGCCCAGAACGTGCGCGACTTCTTCTATGGCCCCGGCGGTCTGATGGACACCCACTCCACCCGTATCAAGGGGCAGCCGGTGCGTGAGCCGGTCGGGCCGGGCACGCACAACGCGTACCGCAAGCGGCTGAAATGCTTCTTCGGCTTCTGCAAGGCCGAGGGATACACCCACCTGGAGAACTACCTCAGCGGTGTCGAGGCGCTGCCGGAACCCCGGCGCAAGCGGCAGCAGCCCGCGCCGTCCATCCTGCTGATGCTGCTGGACCAGGCGCAGTGCCAGATGCACCGGGCCTACCTGGCGACCGCGATCAACACCGCCTGCCGTGCCAGCGAGATCACCGGCATGAAGGTCGGGGACGTCGACTTCGCCCGCTCGGAGCTGTTCGTCACGGTGATCAAGACGCGGGAGGAGGACGAGATGCCGCTGACCGCTGACCTGGAGAGGGAGCTGCGCGCGTGGATGGTCGAGTACCAGCAGCTCCTGGGCCGACCGCTGCGCGACGAGGACCACCTGTTCCCGGCGCGGTCGGGGAACCTGATCGCGCGCAACTACCTGGACGAGACCACGGGGCGCCGCGTGCTGGAGCGCACCCCGTATGTGTGGCACCCCGACCGGCCGGTGCAGCGCACGGAGAAGATCGTGAAGGCCGCGCTGGAGGCGCTGGGGCTGCCGACGCGCTACGAGGGGACGCACACCCTGCGCCGTGCGGTCGCTCGCGCGTACTTCGACTCGATGTCCACCGAGCTGGGGTACGACGCGGCGCTGCGGACGGTATCGGCACTGCTGCATCACTCGAACATGGCCACCACCGAGAGGTACCTGGGGCTGTCCAGTGAGCGCAAGCGCCGGGATCTGACGATGAAGGGCAAGCCGTTCCTGACAGCGATGGTGTCGCAGGACAACGTCGTCCCGCTGCGCCGGGCGCAGTGAGGTAACAGCAGAGTTAGTTACCTCCAGGCGTAACTAACTCTGCTGTCAGCCGATGCCGAGCACGTATTTGACGAACAGCCCGAGGACGAGCACGAGAAGCACCCCTGCGGCGGCCTCCTTGAGGCCCGCCCAGCCGCCGATGCCATGGGACTCGGGTGCATTGGCGTTTTGGTAGAACCGCATCTGCTCGGACCGCAACTCCCGCTGCTGCAGGGCGTCCAGTTCCTCGGAGCCGGTTGCGCGCTGCACGCCGTTTTGCAGGTTCCAGTCATCCATCACTCTCTCCGTCCACGTAGCTGTGCCAGTCCACACACCCTACGCTCGACAAGCGTTCTCGACAAGTCGCTTGCGTGGGAGTAGGGTAGAGGGTAGTTGACTTGGAGGAGTTATGGACAGTCTGGCGGAGCAGCGAAAGATCCACGCACGGGTCCAGTACGTGGCGGACAAGGAGATCCACGTCTCGACGGTGCAGAGTCCGCAGGACGGGCTGTTCATCGACCTGCGGGAGTACGTGCCGTCCCTGGACGACTACGGGCGGGGGATGACCTTCCCGCTCGGCCTGCTGCACGAGGTCTTGCAGGGTGTGGAGAGCGCCTGGCACGAGAACGGTGGCGGGGCGGAGGCGTTGCGCGATGAGCAGTGACCTGGTCGACATCCGCTGCAGGGGCTGCCGCAGGATCCTGGGCGTGGCCAAGCGGGATACCCAGGTGTACTGCGACGGCATGTGCGCCACCGACTACCCGGCGGTGTCCACGGAGGCCCGGGACGCACTGATCGAGGCGGTGTACCTGTCCAAGAGGGGCGCGTACACCCACGAGATGGTGGGCGGGATGTTCCAGATGACCCGGCAGCGGGTCCAGCAGATCCTGGTCCTCCGGAACATCAGAAAGACGCCGAAGAAACGGTAATTATAAACACGTAGCAAATAACACCTAACCTCGATTCCGGAGAAGAAAACCGGGATCGGGGTTAGTTCATGTCTGCAGCGGAGGACGTCGAGTACGACGATTTCATCAGCGACGAAACCGACGAGGAGCGTCAGGCGCGGCTCGACACCGAAGTGGTGCTCGACCAGACCAGCCAGGCATTCGTCGACCAGATCGTCTCGAAGATGCTGCTCATCGTCGATGAAGTCTCCGGCCACCCGCTGTACGGATACCAGCGCCCCTTCGCGGCCCGCCTGATCGAGTCGCTGATCATCAACGACGGCGCCACGCTCACCGCGCTGTTCGCCCGCCAGTCCGGCAAGTCCGAGACCGTGGCCAACACCGTCGCCGCCTGCATGATCATGTTCCCCCGGCTGGCGAAGATCTTCCCCGACCTGCTGGGCAAGTACAAGGAAGGCCTGTGGGTCGGCGCCTTCGCTCCCGTCGAGGAGCAGGCCGACAACCTCTACGGCCGCATCGTGGCCCGCCTGACCAGTGAACACGCCCTGGAAATCATGGCCGACCCCGAGATCGACGACACCGTGCAGGGCAAGGGCCGCTCCATCTCCCTCAAGCGCAGCGGCTCCCTGGTCCGCAAGCAGACCTGCCACCCCCGCGCCACCATCGAAGGCCGCACCTACCACCTGATCCTCATCGACGAGTGCCAGGGCGCCGACGAGAAGATGGTCAACAAGTCGATCGGGCCGATGGGCGCCTCGACGAACGCGACCATGGTCTTCACCGGCACCCCGACCTACGAGAAGGGTGTCTTCTACAACCAGATCCAACTCAACAAGCGCGCAGCGACCCGGCGCGGCTCGCGGCAGAACCACTTCGACGCGGACTGGAAGGAAGTCTCGAAGTGGAACGAGAACTACGCCAAGTTCGTCAAGAAGGAACTGCTGCGCATCGGTGAGGACTCCGACGAGTTCAAACTGAGTTACCGCTTGATATGGCTGCTCGACAAGGGCATGTTCACCACCAGCGAGCGCCTGGACGAGCTGGGCGATGTGTCCATGCAGGCCGTCCACGCCTACCACGCCACGCCTGTCGTCATCGGTATCGACCCTGCCCGCAAGCAGGACTCGACGATCGTCACGGCGGTGTGGGTGCGCTGGGACCGGCCGGACGAGTACGGCTTCATGGAGCACCGCATCCTGAACTGGCTCGACCTCGGCGGACTGGATTGGGAAGCCCAGTACTTCCGCATCGTGGAGTTCGTGCGGAACTACAACGTGATGGCCATCGCGGTCGACGAGGGCGGCGTCGGTGACGTCGTCATATCCCGCCTGAAGGTCCTGCTGCCCGACCTCACCATCGTGCCCCTGTCCTCCCAGCGCCCCGAGCAGTCCAAGCGCTGGAAGCACCTGATGGAACTGATGGACCGGGGCCTGCTGACCTGGCCCGCGCACGCGTACACCCGCCGCCTGAAGTCCTACAAGCGCTTCCGCCAGCAGATGGAAGACCTGGAGAAGAACTTCGAGGGCCCCTACGTGCTGGCCCAGGCGCCCCGCGCGGCCGACGCACACGACGACTACGCCGACTCGCTGGCGCTGGCGTGCGTCCTGACCAAGGAGTTCACCATGCCCGAGGTCGAAGTCAGCAACTCCCAATTCCATCGGTAAGGAACGACATGGCCAACGACTGGTACGGCGACGAATGGGCCTCGATCGGGTGGACGGCCCAGCAGCCCTCCACCGTGGCGGGCGACACCACCGCGCCGGTGACGGTGCCTCCCGGATTCACCTCGGTGGACATCACCGCCAAGTACGTGGACGACCAGAACGACGCCCTGAACGGGTCGATGGTCCGCTTCACCCCCTCCGTGCGCCGCGTGGCCGACGGGGACACCGTGGTGTGGCTCCATGAGATCAACTCGCGCATCGACAAGGGCCTGCTGACCGTGTCCCTGCTGGCCACCGATGTGGCCGGAGTGACCCCGGCATTCACCTGGCACGTCAAGGAATGCTTCCCCGGCGGCAGCGAGTGGGACATCACCGTCCCGGCCGCCACGGTATCTCCGGTCAGCCTTTTCGCGCTGCCCGTGGCTATCGCTAGTTAACAATCAATTCTTGCTTCCTCCTACGCTTATACCGTTACCCGGTTACCGGAAGAGGATTCAGGAATGGCAAATCTCGCACCCGACCCGCAGGCACAGGAGCGCGTCGGCACGGTCTATGAGCGCAAGTTCGCCGAGAACTCCGTCCGGCGCGGGCCGCTGCGGTTCGAGGAGGGCGTGGCCACCGACACCGACGTCCCCAACGAGTTCACCAAGGGCGCGATGCAGGGCTACCTGACCGCGCCCGGCCGCCCCAACCACAACGCGAACGTCTACGAGAAGTCCCCGGCCGAGACCATGGCCGAGCGCGTCCACGTCGGCTCCGCATCCTGGGTCGAGGCACCGACCTACCTCAACGAGTTCGCCCAGGGCTCCTTCGCCGACTACGCGGAGGTCTCCTACGAGCAGGTCAACCGCAACGGCCGCCGGTACGAGCGCATCTCTCCGGCCGTCGTCGAGGACTGATCCCCTTGGTCGCCTTCAACGACCGCCGCAGGTCTCCGCGCGCCTCCCTCGATGAGGTCCTTTCCCGCCTTCCCCTCGAAAAGGGCGACACGGTAGGGAAGGCCCTCATCGACGGCCGCTACCTCGTACGCGGAATTCCCGTGGAAACCGAGGAAGGCGACCGCAAGCGGCAATACGTCCTTCACGAGGTCCTGCCCAGCGGGAACGTCGTGCCGCGCGGAGAGCCTTTCGAGACCCGCGCCAAGGCCAAGCGTGAGACACGGCAGATGAAGCCGACTCGCGTCATCGAGATCTGAGTCGGAGTACTTCAGTCATGAGCGGTGCCATTTCGTTCGCAAGCCCCAGCATGCGGGCTTCGGGATCTGACCTCACTGTGTCGATCTCGCCTCTCGGCCTGGTCGAATTGGCCGACGAGGAGTTCGAAGTACACGGCCCGCGCCTCAACCGGTACAGCCAGAACTTTGCATACTACCTGGGACACCACTGGGGGTACCGGCGCGAGGCAGGCGAAGCGCAGATCACGTTCAACTACGTGAAGGCGTTCGCCGACTACATCAACAACTTCACGTTCGGACGAGGCGTCCACTTCAAGAGCGTGAAGCAGTACGAGCACATCATCCCGGCGCTTTTGAAGCGTGCCTGGGAGGTGGACAACCGCAAGGAGCAGTTGCTCTGGGAGATGGGCCAGCAAGGCGGCGTCTCCG